ACAGTGACACGAATCTTGACAGTAATGTCGAATTGTTTCATTCTCCAACTCCGAAGTGTCGTTTGATGTTGTAACGTATTGCTTCACAGGCTGCCTCGCCCTCTGCGTACATATTCTTGTCAATAAAAACGTCTGATGCCAAGCGTTGGCCGAAGTACACCGCTCTTCGCTCGTCACACAACGACATACACTCCTGCACAATCAACTCGGCGAGATATTCTATCCCGAACTCTTCATTGATCGAATCAGATATACCAGCCTGTCCAAATAGTTCAGCCATTCGTTCGTTCATAATCCTACCTGCTTTCCAAACAAACAATACACCTCGAACCACTTGGTCGGAGGGTTCTCAATAAAATACGGATTGACGCGGAAAGACACTTCCCAGTCCCTTGAGAACTGAAAGTGTCTTACACCAAATCGAATGTTGAACCAAAGATTACTCATGGGTTCATCCCAAATCCAGAATCATCCAACGCATCCATCTCTTTCGTCCAACGCTCAAGGAGTGCACGGAATTGCTTGCGGTTACCCTCATCATGGAAAGTATCACCGCTGAACACAGCAGCATCAACTGCATCAAGGTGGTCATCGTCTAGTTGTTTGTATGCTTGATCGTATGTCATTCTTTATACTGCCGAACAGATTAGTTGCTGAGGTTCGGCCAATGCATCCTGTAGACGCTCGACCTCTTGCTTGGACGACTCATACATGCTGATCAACCATTCGATTCGCTCAACAGTATTACCTTCACGCCAGTCCTTGCTACCTTCATACAATTCAGTCGGCAACAAGTCTCGGATACGCTTCATTTCAGCTTGCAATTGTGTTTTCATTTCACTCTCCTCGAATCTGAATGATGATCTTGCCAGCCATCGTAGGATATTTGGCACGATCATCGATGCCAGTGTAGTCAAACATTTCGCAAGCCTCGAAGTCGACGGGCTTCATCGTCATGTAGGACTCATAGTTGACAGTTCGTTCAACACCACAATGAACTTCAGCGTCTTGCGGGAGTGTCTTCATCCACTCGATCATTTGTGCAACAGTTATCATCATCATTCCCCTATTCGATCACCAAGTATACACTCAGTTGACCAAACGTGCAACATGGTCAGCAACCAACTCCGAAGTGTTTCCAGATCTTATCGCGGTAGTCCAACCAACCATGATAATATTGAGCTTCATCGATTTGCATTGGGTCTAGGGTCAGCGTTGCACATTCCCGAATAATCAGCTCAGCGAACTTCTCGTTGTATGTCTCAATCCACTTATCAACACTGATTCCATGTGGAACCTGTGTCTTAGCTTGATCGGACAGCTGCTTGATTATCGTCTTGTTCATCTCTTTGTCTCATCTCGTCCATGTATCGTGAATACACTTCACACAGATCCTTGTTGCCAGAATACACAATCAGCTCACGCAAATCCGCAGCCAAACGCTCAAGCGCAACGTCAGTCGCAATCTTTGCCAGCAATTCACCATCAATCATCGGTCAACTCGAAGTGTTCTTTTAACTTATCGATGCATTCCTGACGTTTCAGGACCATGCAGCACTCCTGGACAACCAACTCTGCAAACTGTTGCAGCCTTGGCTCACTGACCATCTGGATCTTTGCTTCGACTGCCAATTCTTTAAATCGCTCATTCATAATCAATTCCTTTACTTCATGCCCAACGCAGCTTTACCTGCCTTCAATGCTTCCAGTGCTGTGGGACCAGACCACCTGCGAGTACCTTCCTCGTCACAGTACGGAGCAAGCGTTCGCTCTACCGACCACGCATGCTTGATGTTTGCCTCATCAGTAAAGCATGTCTGTGGTGGATGGCGCATGATTGCCCACTCCAACGAGTCAAGTGCACGAATCACTTCAAGTGCATCAACATGATCACTGGTCAATGGATGAGCGTACACAGGAACATACCCAGCTGGCAACAACTGCTTCGTGAGTGAGTCTTCGGTGTGCACTAGTGCGTTCTCGGCCCACACACTCATCCCGTTACAGTGGCTGAGCTCTTCCAACTCATCCACATGCACGTATGCTATAGGATCAAATCGGTTCATTCGCACTCTTCCAAGTACTTGTAGTAGTCTTCGTTCGTGTTGTATGTGTATTCAGTGCCGTCAGCGAGGATACAATGTGGCCCAGGAGACTTTCCAGGTGTAAACTCATATAAAAACCACGTGACATCCTCAGCCATATCGCCAAATAACGCATTGGTCAACAGATCATTCTGGGCGTATAGCAAGTTGACGTATGTGTTATCGAAGAATGCTGCATTGATATCTTGCGGAATCGTTGCAAAGTACTCATCTCGCTCCGCGCCCATCTCTTTCATCTTGCGGACAACTTCTATCAATTCTGGTTTCATTGCTTTGCTCCAAACTTTTGTGAGAGACGCTCAAACTCAGCCTTCTCTGCTTCTTCACGTTTACGGATATGCTCTGCCTGCTCAAGCATACGCACCTTCAGTTCATCATCAGTCTCTTCACGCTCAATGGACAATTCATAACGAGGTGTTGGTTCGTTATCGTAATCATAATAAAAACGAGAATTGTAATAGCAGTGAGCATCTGGCCCATGTTGCTCGATTAGGTCTTGCACGCGTTGCAGAATCAACGACAATGGGCCTTCGAATTCCCATGTAGAGATATCATCTACACGAGTTTTAATCTTTAATCGTTTCGGCGTCATGCGTCCACCTCAATATATCCACGTGGGAAGTAGATCATCTTATCGTCTTCCCAGTACTGTTCAGGATACTCAAAACAGAACTTAGGACCAAACAGCTCAAACACACGTTCACGGTCGCCCTCGACTACAGCAACACAGTCCTTATCGAACACCTTGCCGTTGACCTCATGGAAGTGGCCATGTCCAAATGTCACATACGTTTTCATACATTAGCTCCGAAGTGTTGTTTGATAGTCTTGGCACAGTCTCTAGGACCACTACTAGAGTCGGGTTCATCATCCCAACGCCACGTGTCATGGCAGCTTAAACACACCACCATGCACTCCTGCACGATTAGCTTAGCGAACACGTCCTTCGCCTTTAACGCCTGTTCTACACTCAAATTGGTGTATGTTTCAGGCACAGCAATGTCTAGAGCCTTAGCCCACAATCTTTGATACTGATCAGTCATATTGTAGTCTCATCTTCTTCAGATCAGCAACAGACTCGATAGGGGCCTTGCCATGGTAGAACTCGGACCTCAACTTAGCCCATTCCTCGGTCGTGGGGTGACTGATCTTCTCCCACCCACATACAACACCTACCCACTCAGCCCACAACCCACATTCAACCTGTGGATTCTCCTGCAGATACTGCGCGTTCTGTTGCTCTTCAGTTAGTTCGTCCCACATTACATCACCTCTAATGCACGAAACACAGCAACGTCTCTTTCTGTTGCCTGGCGGACATACACCTCGTCTATGCTTCCGTGGCGGTGATGTGGATCGTCCATCCAGACTTGCACTACGCCATTATTAGTCCTCAAGTACTCACCAGGAGCAACGAGGGAAAGCAGATATGCCTTCGTTATCCGCTTTGTTTCTTCTTCAGATATCCGAACAACCTCGGACACTGTCTTGTGTATTGTGATATCCATCTCTATACCATCTCGAATCGTTTCTTGATCTTCAGCACAGCAGCTTCCAACAGCTCGAGCCCTTCAAAACTACCAATGAAGTCGTCTGGAAATGCCTTATGATATTCGGTCGGCTCCACAGCCGCAATACAGTCTCTGATGATCAGCTCAGCAAACTTATCCAGATTCACTGATTTGGAATGCTTCGTCACTTCGCCACCATCGGGACTAAAATCTTTGTATGTGTATGTTTCTTCGGCCTGATCAGCAAGCTCTTTGATGCGTCTATTCATTGCTTCATCACCTTACTTCCTCAAGCATACTAATCACAAAGTCTATTGCCGCCTGTTCGTTTGGCCCTAGCATCTTCTCTTCATTCTTGAATCTGCGCATGAAGTAACTGGCGCGCGATGCGTCCATGTTAGATGGTTTGGTTGATTGTGCAGGAACGGCAAAGTACACAGGAACGGCAAAGTACACAGGAACTGTGCATTCACCATATGGAGTCTTGCTGAACTCTTGCTTGCCGTGGATTGCATTATGACATAGAATCGTATTCTTTGCCAACTCGCTGATGTAGAATCCTGGTACTGGTTCGTTCCATTCGATCATGTTAGTGCTTTCATTGTGATTGTGAAGGGTGCGTGCTCGAGCAACATTACCCAAGAGCCATACAACACAGCACCAAGGATCAATGTTCCGATCTTTGTTAGAAGTGAGTTAGGCACACCACCGATATTATACTTGCCTAGGTTATTGATCGCTACCATCATATACGCAACAGTAGCATATGACAATACAATCACCAATGCAGCAAATCCGATTGCAGCTAAAATCATTCGTGTACCTCAGGTTGGCTTATCGTCGAATGGAGGAATTGTTGACCACTCTCCGTCTAAGTCCGATTCTAGCATAGCACATACCTTGTTGGCAACATCCTCGAGTGCTGGCAAGTCTTTGGCGAGCTGCTCATAGTTCCAAGAGAACCTGATGTTGACTACACCAGACTCTTCCAGTCTCTTTTGCACGGAAGCAATCCTTGCTCGTGTCTCTTCTGATAATGATGTGTCCGATACCAGACGTTTGTCCATAAAATTCATTTCGTCTCTTTCAATTGTTTCAAACGCTTCTCTAACCGCTCAATCTCGCGAGCAGTCGCAGCCTGGTATCGTTCCAGATCAGTTTCTTCACTGACCCAACGTCTGATATTCTTCTGGCATGACGTAGTAACCATCAGTGCCCTGATCGGGAAGATGCCAAACGATTCCATATCGTGATCCGAGCATGCCTGGATGCACTCTTCCACAATCAGCTCAGCAAACTTATCCATATACAGTTTGTTGAATTCTTTCAGTCCACCATCATTCATCGCCACCTCGAGTGCAGCGAAGTCGGCAGCCTTGGTAGCCAGTTGATCGATTCTTTTATTCATATGATGGTTGATTCTTCGTGTACTCAATCATCTGAAAGCAGGCCATCACGCCGTCGACTGTCTGACAGTCAGCAACGAACGTGCCCTTTTCGTTACGGATGTAGAATCCATTTTGCATCACTTCTACGCCGTACTTGTAGTTCTCAAGAGCTCGTCGTGCACTGAGAAACTTCTTGATCAAATCACATTCGCTCATAACAACCCCTTATGGATACAACACAGCGTGCTTGTTAGCACCAGTACGTTTCAACTCTTCCCACTCTTCTTCGTCCATGTCTGCTTCATCAGCATCCCATTCTGTCGAATACACAGTGGTGTCCCAACCTCCGCTGACGTGGATCACATCATAGTCTATGCCGCGCAATGGACTATACCCATTGCCCTCAGAGTCTCTCTGAAGGATCAATTCAACGTCTGGTTTTGATAACAGTAGTTGTGCTAGTTCATGTGATGTCATTCTGAGGCCTTCGGATAACGGATATCGCTTAGTAAGCGAGCATTGATATTTCCTTGTGCATCACGGACACGGACGAATACACGGCAATCGCCTTTGTGGTCGTGATAAATTGAGTCCCACACATAGTATCCAACAACTGTATGTGTGACCCATGTCTCTAGGCTGTTCAGATAGATCTGCACTCGGCTGCCAATCTGAGGTAGCAAGTCGCCCTCCACTGGTGGTAGAGCTGGAGGCACCTCATCATGCTTGGCCATCAATTTAGCATCATACATGCCAGCATCATATCCAGCGATGAAGTCTGGACGCAGCTTCTGGATAGGCTCATACGGAACACTTCCGCCACCTCCCTCTAACACATCGAGGAACAGTTTCAGATAGCCGATCGCTTCTCCGATCGCTGATCTGCCATCTTGCGACGTGCTTATGTTGTTGATGTGCCCGATCACATACGGGATCGATTCTTTCACATTCTTATATTTCATGGTTTGCCTTTAGAATGGGATATCATCATCCCAGATCGAGGGATAGACAACTGGCTTTGGTAGTGGGGCGACGTAGTTCTCATTGTCAAAGTTGTAGAATGCTTCCCGCCACTCGCCAACCTTATGACGCAATCGGTCTTGGTTGTCAGTTAGGATCTCCATCTTGTCCAGAGTTGTATAGCTACCGCTCGGAGGATCCCATACTGTTATGTGTCCATTGAAGAACGTCCCGTCCCATGCACCATTAACTACACGGAAGTCGAAGTCTGATAGACTACGCTCCTGCTCAACTACAACTAGCAATTCGGGCCTGACACGAGTACCCAACATCAGCATCATAGCTCTCTCCAATCATGCAACTCACACATACCATGCTCAAAGTCAAACAACACAACTCGTTCCATGTCAGGAACAGTACATGCATACGCAACCATTGTGCTGATTGGTTTCTTCAACCACTGGCGAGTGTTCCATGGATGGCCGACAGCCGGGCGTTGCCACTTGCAATTGCAGCAGCATCGTCCGGACGAATTGCCATCCTTCATCTCCCATCCTTTAAAGCACAGGTCGGGAGTCACGCCACTCATTTTGTTGGGATGCACTGCATTTGAAAACCACCTTGACCGCCGCCACTGTAGACAGCAATACAAGCCATGCCATTGTCGGTTGTGAACTCATATGCACGAGCATCATAACCATACATCTCGATCTTGTACTTCTTTACTTGCTTGGTTGGCCAGCCGGAGGTAGCAACAGAGTCAACTAGGCCAGCCGGAGCTGCACTAGCAAACAACATCAAACCAATTGCGATAATCTTTTTCATTGTGCGTTTCTCCAAACTGCTTTCTCTACTAACTCTTCAAGTGTCGTGCCTTCGTGGATCATCACGGCATCCAACATCATCTGCAACGTGCTGACGACAAACCCACTCGCTGCTCCCCAATAGATTGCCTTGTCCAGTACTTCTAGGATCTGGATTGCTGTTGGATGTTCATCCCACTTTGCAACCAACTCACGTAGGATTGGATCCATCTGAGTGTCAGGTGCTTCCAAGAACAACTGCTTTAATCCACTCAGGTCGTTCTTATTGTCTGTATTATTCATTGTGTCTTTCTTGACAGGGTTCTTTAACCTAATGATGTAGTGACCAAACTTGTCTGGTGCTTTGTAGAATGGGATCTTGCGAAATGTGTAGTATCGCTCCAACCACCACGCTTGTGCCTTGCCGTAGTAGATGATCAGATAGAACAACCCGATCAGCGGCCACGCTATCAACCAATCACCGATGTTTTTAATGCGTGTCTTCAACTTTGCCATACTCGGTTCCGAAGTGTTCGTTAATCCTGTCTCGCTTCTGATAGAAGTTCAGCCACTGATACTGGATCACTGCATCACCTTCTCTTGGTGTGATTATACGTAAGGCCTCTGCTAGGATCAACTTGGCAAACTTTTCTTTATCGAACGTGTGGGTCTTGTTATCCCACGTGCCGTAGTCTTCACACCGATCGATGAGATCTTTAATCTTTTCGTTCATCTTTTGTTCTCGCAAACAGAGCATTGTATCTCGCTTGAGACTCCAGAAACTGCGGAGACTTCAAGCTGGCCTCTTGGTATCCACCATCGCCCGCCATCGCATCAGCACCGGCCATGATGTTAGCAATTTGTGATTCGTATGCTGATGGAGGCAATGGCAACGCAATGCCGTACGCATCCGCAATGTTGTTGATGTGGATTTTAGATTGTAGATTCTCTGGTGATCTGACACCGTTGCGGGGCATGTGCAACTGAATCATTGCAATGCAGTCCTGTGCAACGAGCGTTGCGAATCGATCAAACACAGCAACTAGGTCTTCTCTGGATGCAGGATCGCTGCTCCACCAATCATCCAACCCAGATTGTGTTGCTAAGTCAATAGTTCGTTCGTTCATCATTTGATCTCGGCATACACGATCTGCACAATCCTGTACATATTGAACTTGTAGCTGTCGGGCTCTTCGAACACAATACTGACCTGCGGATAGTCAGGATCATCGTCGTATATAATCCAGGCTAGTTTCATTTGTTAAACCACAACACATGAGTTGCCCACTCTGGGCACTCGACCCAACATGAGACGTGTGCGTACTGTGTCTTCGTTGCCCAGTATCCTGAGCCATCATCTGAATTGAACCATCCAGCGTCCAACGCCTTTTCCCATTCATCCAAAGAGAACAGATCGCCATACTCCGGGTGGTCCATCATTGTGGGTTTGTAATCAAGACCATACAACTCACACAATTGCTCACGTTCCCACTCATCCAGGTCTTGAGTTCCCATCACGTCGCGGAGCAACAACTCAGCGAACTTGTTTGAATTAAACCAGGGAGGACCATACTGTCTAGCTTCCCAGCATTGTGATTCGAGTTCTTTAATTCGGTTATTCATCACGTACCCTTAGTATGAGATTCCGCCAATGCGGTCAAATGTGCTGATGCCACGCAGCTTCGCAGTGAGGATCACAATCTTCTTGCGTTTGTATCGCTTGGATTTGATGTCCTCATCAGTAACATACTCATTCATTTCCCAGTTGTGGTACTTCTTGTAGCATGCACGGGAATGTTCATCGTCGAATGAACTCATTTGGTATGTCTTGGGATCGCCCTCAACATCACGGCAATCCTCCAGACGGACCATCTCCATGAAGTATGGAAGATTCATCTTGACCAGGTCAGTCTGAATCAATCCGCCAACATCCATGTAGTCGCCAACATAGCCGTTCCACAGCTTGATCTCAGGATCGCCCTCGATCGTATTGAGCATCTCGATTAGTTTAGATTTTTTCATCGCGTACCAGACATGCGCGCAACATTGCATGCGCAACTGCTTCCATTTCTTCAACGGAACCGAAGCTGAGGAATATCTCTTGGCCAGTATACTCTTTGTATGTGACGGAAAGCACTTCGCCAGCGCATACCTCATACTTGTAGTCATCATCGGATGATACTGTGAACGTCACTTCTGTTGTAATCATAACCCAAACTCCTTCATAATGTCATCGGCTACATCTTTTCAGTATACTCACTATACCACCGAGCCACGATTGCTCCTACACTTGGTCACGTTTTTGTACACAAGCGATGGCAGACTGCCACTCAATCTCTTCGACGATCTCGCACTCACTGATTGGCGTTTGTGTAATTACCTGAGTGCGGTCCCAACTAGGTTCCATGCTGACTGTGGCATAGCAATCATCTTCGGTTGTCCAGTGTGGAAAGGTGTACAGAGTCCTGTTAGTAGGTCTGTGAATGAGTTTGTAGTATACGTTGGTCATCTTCTGCCCTTAATCACAACGAAGTCGAGCTTCTCGTCCAGCCAGCTCCAATCAATGATCCACAACATGACAATGAGATTCAACACAGGAATCAACGAACACAACGTCATTGTGGCGAACTCGGGAAATCTGATATCATATCCTCGTACCCACGCATGCTGATACATAAACGTCGGTAAGGTCACGACAACACTGACCACATATAAAATTAAATATTCCATCACTTCATTCCATTCTTAGGATAGACAATCACGATCGGCTTCAGTTGCTTTTCAGCATAGTCGTGAGTATACCATGTTCCACCTTTTGGTTGCCACTTATCATGAAGGGGCACCACAATTAGAAGATGAGTGTCGTCGACGATGTTGCGATCTCGTTGAAGGTATCCAAGGGGACGGCGGGACTCATCGCTTGGAAAGAATCCACGTAGATTGTCTGATGTTGGGGGATGACATATGATCCTGAACCCCAGCTCACGAGCAATTGCTGCTGCTTCTACATCAACGCCTTCGCAATCGCCGTGATGGAATTCAGCAGGACCCTTCTCGATCACCAGTGTCAGGATACGACGAACACGACGCGCTTGGTGCTCGTTCATCCCTTCACGGGTACCTGTGATTCCTATCTTCATGGTCGCTCTTTCAGTAGTCGGTACCGGTACATTCCAACCTTAATGACATATGTGCGCATCAGTCTGACTTTTTCTTTGTCGACATCAGACCAATTCTTGTCGCCAATGTTGTGCATACGAATAAAGAACTCTTTCGAGTCCTCTATCATCCGTTCGCTGTTTCGCCATTTGGCTTCCCAGCTATCCATCAATATACTTTCTTGGCCACCATTGCAGCTAGCTTGCCATCATACTGACCAGCATAGCGTTCTTTCAATGCCTTCATAAACTCTGGCATACTCTTAAAGTAACCAGCAATGATGGTCAACTGAACTTCATCGAGTTGTTGAGGAAGGAACTCTTCCAAGATCATTCGCTCGATCACATACAACTCGGCATTCTGACCACGTGTAGTCAGTGCGTCGATCGTTTCGTTTGTGTTCTTGATGAACTTCTTAACCACAGCAACGACTTCTGCGTCTGTAGTCTCACGGTCACCAGCATTCTTGCCAATCATTGCAGCTTCGCCGAGCAATGTGGTATACAGGCTAGCGATTGGCAAGCCTTCTTTACGAGCAGCAAGTTGCTTCTCTTTAATTTGCGCAATCAACGACATCATTTCACCTCAAAGTGTTCTTTCAGCATCGCCGCAAAGTAATCTCTACGATAGCGGTCGCTGCTGGTCATAATATGATCGACACACTCTTGAATGATCATCTTAGCAAAGACTTCTTCAAATTCAGGAGCGATCGAGAAAGGGTGATTATCTTCGTTTGGAGCGTTCCTGACAACATCCCAAGCCCTGTACTTTAGTTCAGTTATCTTTGAGCTCATATTCAATTCCATCACTCATCGTGGTCACTGAAGCGGAATCCGCACGCCTCGAGATCGAGGTCGTCTGGAAACGTCAGTACCTCAGAAAAACAACCTTCGTTTGCCCCGTACATCTCAAGGTCGACTCCGTCATCGCTATCGAGCAAACGTTGAGCAACTGCCTCATCACGGAACCATTGAATGTGGCAGGACCCATCGCCACTGTCTACTGTCAGTCCAAATACTACTTGTGCCATATGTTACTTACAAATTTGTGTGATCAATTCAGCAGGAGCGCTCGATGTATTCAAAGCCTGAGCTACTGCCACACAGCAATCGTTCCTGCTTTTCTGGTCGATAGTTCCAGCAACAATAGCAGTTCCCATCACTGCTACCACCATTAAACAAACCCATCCAGTATCGCTCATTTTACTGCTCCTACGTATTGCGCAATCATATACCAATCAGGGGCACCTTCACCAGGCTTGATTGGATTATATTTTTCGTTGTAGTCGTTGACGTACTTGCGAGCTTCTGCCTCATTATCGAAGTAGATGCTCTCATCAATCTTACTACCCCAACCACGCTCACTCTCAATGATGTCAACGCGGTATGTCGTCACGTGTTCAACTCTCGCCATACAACTTCTCCTTAACAGCAACAATCAATTCATCCATCGTCTCTACAACCTGGATACCCCAACGCTTGCAGAGGATGTCTACGTTGCCTTTGCGCCAGAATCCCATAGGACAGCACACAACGACATTGTATGGATTGCGGAACCCAGCAACGAACCCCAATTCGAGCAACGTGATAGGAGACTTCGTGTCTGGATCAAAGTAGAACAACACCATATTGGATTGCTCGAGTCCGTCCAGCTCCCATGTCACTTGTTGATTGAACTGCGTATTGTGGATGCTCTGCACCCAGCTCGAGTCCCAATCATCACGACGAGGGTTGAGGAACGTCAGATTCGGTTCATCATCAAAGGCATTGACCAAACGGGTCTGCCAGTTTTCAGCAACACCCATCTCGATCGATCCAGCCATGAAGACTGTATTGTCAGTTCCTGGTGGAACGTCGTGCGGTGCTTGTATTTGAATTGCCATTATCTGTTACCACTAAGTTTACTTGAACACACGACCTGTGTTGTACACCTGGCCCAATATGCTTTGCCATTCGAGCACAGTCCTCATATGTCTGCACAGGAGGACTGTACATCACAACTGATCCTGATGTTGTAATCAGGAACCATACCAAGACCGAGTTCACTTGAATTCCAATCGGACACAAGTCTTGTTCTTGAACTTGCGGTATGCAAGCTTGACGAAGCCTGGTTCGACTGGTGGCTTCTCTGGGCGGCTATTATACCAATCCGCAAGAACAGCGACACCGATGAAGAATCCAATTATGCCCATCACGAACAAGAACAGCGCCGTGTGCAGCTCAAGCATGGCCGCCCCTACCGCCACTTCGTATAAGTTGAACAACGACAACCCTACCCACACTGTAGCAAGTGCGCCCGCGATAACTGCAAGCAATAACAGGAACGACCCTGCAAACACAGCACGAGTGTATTCACAGATGTCAGAGCCGTCTTCAACCCAGATACGCGTTGCACCGTAGTTTGCCAAGCGGAAGTGCCAGGCTGTGTTGCTTAATGTAAATGCTTTCATTTTGATTCCTTGTTATTGATTTTCACGATTTGTTCTAGCTGTGTCGAGCTCAACAATAAACCACACCAACAGACACGCCACGACGATAACGATGGATGTAACTAAAGTGTACTCCACCATGCAGTAGATGATAGATCCGAAGAACGCAAAGGCGCATGCGATCACTGCCAACACGACGCCCAACGACTTTAGCCATTCCCAGGCCACGGTTCGCATCGAATCAATTGCGTTCATCACATCTTCACGTGCTGGGAGATTGATCTTCATCATAGTATTCTTTCAAAATTGATCGGATGTCCTCGGCATACAGACGAGCAACGCCGTCCGACACACCTGCAGATTCCATCCTATTGGCAAGGAATCTTAACATACCTTCCGGAGTGGTTGCAACAGGAATATTACAACCACAATCACAACCTGGTTTAACGATTGCCATATTATTCAGTCACCTTTACCCACCACCGTGTATCATATTTGCTTGGACGGCCATATAAGCCTGGCTCGAACGACAGAGTAGACAAACAAACCTGCAGTGCTGTACCTGTTTGTCGGTGAAGCACCATAAAGCGTTCAACTTCCTCTTCTAGCATATCGTCGTCATCGAAGTCGACTGTCTCGCCAAGGATCTCAGCGACATCGCCAGCAACAAACGAGTTGCCATATGGACGCTTGATGTCGATTACGGGAGCACCGTCGTATGCATCGTCATTAAACCTTGCATACATGGCCTGCAGTAGTTTGACGTGTTGTTCAGTCAGTTCAAATGTTTCGTGGTATGTTGTCATAATTTAATCCGCGACCGCCCATGCTACCCATGTGCCATCATGTTGTTTAGATGTTTCCCAGTATACACGACGATTGCCACAATCACAACGGCGGTCAACGCCGTCCCATCCAGCACAGTTCTCACCTTCGTCCCACGCATCCGCACAGTTCTGGCCGTCAAAGTCAACGTACCCCTGTTCTTCAGCATCCTTCATTGCGGCATCGATTGCTTCTTGTTGAGTGGCGTACATCTTAGTTCCAATCTCGCTTGGCACACACGAAGCTCACCGCCTTGGTTAGCTGTACGCGCTGGCGTGCAATGTCCTTCTCGCATGCTGGGATTGATTTGTATTCAGCCACAGTTTCAACTTCATACACACCTTGGTTAGGTTGTGCTTTGGATTCGATTAGAGCAACAAGGACATATTCAAGCATTACAAAATCTCCGAATCAACTTCATCAGTTTCGAGAACGAACATCGCCTCGACGCCATCTTCCCAGCCTTGGCCATGATCATACTCCACTCGGCCAATGCCTTCGCAGAAGTGTGAGCCATAGCGTGCCACTTGCTCAGCAGTGAACTTAACCAAGTCCTCAATGTAATCGACACGGAAGATCGAATCGGAGAACTCTTTGATCATTTCCTCTTCGTCGATTCCTGGACGGAATTGGACTTTCACTGTGTGTACTGTTCTAACTTCGACTTCGTATGTCATTCTGATTCTCCAACCTTTGTAAATGTACGGACAATGACCAGCTTCTCTTCCTCAACGACATCGAGGTCGTATGCTTCGCTGATCCACTCAACTGCTTCTGGTTCAGCATGCTTGCCGCCACCATACCAATATGTCCAACCGACCCATGTGCCGTCTGGTGCCTGAGCTGCCACGCTCTTTGATTCGAGGTGACGTGAGTATGGACTCGGGATGTCAGTTTCTACTTCACCTTCACGAATCTCATACATTGCATCATACAGACAATCTTCGAGTTCGTCAAATACCTCATCGACATTGTCAGCCGTGACTTCTTCAATTACTTGATCGTCACCCCACGTACGGTAGAGCTCGATCGCCATCCATCTGATTTTTTGTTCTGGTGTCATGCTCGGTCTACGCTTTGTACAAAGTCCATTGCCCACTTACCGTCACGGAAGTCGCCGCGTGGATCAGAAGATCCTTCCGTACCGAACCCATCCATGCTATGGTACTCGTCCAACAAGCCGTCCATACTTTCGACGAGATAGTCAGCGAAACCTTCGTCGTTGATCACTTCATCAGTCATGCGTTGCAATACCATCAACACACGTTGTTGGTTCATTGACAAATCTTCTTCATCCATTGCGTTTCTCCTCTGTAATTCCAAGCTCACCCTTAATGATGTTCAGTGCTTCCTGCCATTCAAATCGACAACCTTCACACTCCATACACTTAGGCACCTCAGGACCTAGTACGTTGTACAGATCCCGTAACACGTTGCGATAGTACTCATCCTTTTGCATTCTTAGCTTCCCACATCTTGCCCTTCATACCACAAGCAGCAAAGAATCGAATCTCGCGCTCAGTACGGCAATCCGACCCGTTGAACACAGATGCAGCCAATGCCCAAGCGTCTTTCTTATTCACTTCATCGTTGATACATCGCAACTGCCAATGCGAAGACTTGTCTGGCACAGACCACTTACACCGGTTACATAATTTGACTGTCAATATAGATTCTCCGAGTAAAGACGGTGGCCATCGCCACCAACACGACGAAAGATTTGATTCGCCGCTTCAGCAATCGGCCACGCCTCTTCACGAGTGTAGAATGTACCGAACTGATCAACAAACCCTTGCTCTTCTTTGTATGAGTCGCAACGAGTACGCTCATCGATGGCGTTCAATGTTTGATGCATCGTCATATCGTAGTGTCGTGGACTACAGACGATCAGGAATTCGTTATTGGGCAGATAGAACTTGTTAGCTGCGCACACAATACGTTTAGTCACCACTTGGTTGTTCTTTCAAGTTGTTGTTATACATGAAGATCTTTGCATAGTGTGCAAACTCCTTCGGGCAATGGTCTGGATCTGGAAGCATGTCGCCGTAGTGCTCAACCATCGCATTGCCAATCATTTCAAGCTGCTCGTCTGTCATTCTCTGTTCCGATCTTCAAACTTACGCAGGTCGTTGCTCAACAACATAGTGATAATGCCACCAACGACAAACACAACAGCAATTATTACCTTGCCGACAGGATCATATCCACGTTCTTTGGGAACAATCCATTCTACTGGTGTGATCCCTTGACCAAAGATGACCCATGTCCACAGGTCAACGATCCACAACATGCACGGAATGCACATGATCACACCAATACCGAATAACAAGGTTGAAAATCGAAACATTATAAACTTTCAGGTTTAACTTCTATCCATGTATGATCTCCTAACCACTTAACGGCGGCAACATACTGGTACTCTGCTGGAGGTGCTGTTGACCAATCGTTTGGTCCGAGTATGGTGAGGATGGTTTTACCTTTCCTGGTATCCATTGCCAACCAATACACACCACCTGGATACAGTTTAAAACTATACTCAGCTGCATGCACAGCATCTGTGATCTCTAGTCTGCGCTTGATGCCATCAGCCTGACTCTGCAACACTTTGACCAGATCCATGATCCTGTCATACTCTTGCTGGGCGAACATACGCGCAGCGTTGAGCATCAAGTCCTTCTGTTGTGTTACATCAACCAACTCAAACTTAGGAGCACTCAGTTCCATTGGATACGGAAGTGAGTTCCTCTTGGCCATGTCTTCTGGAGTTATATCCATTACACCACCAACCAGACTAGACCAATGTACGTCAATGCGTGTAAGAATTGATCCAATCCAAGCAGCCACCAGAACTGCTCATGTGTATTCGGTCCCCAGCCCATCTTCGAATTGAGGTTCATCTTAACCCAATCGATGTGGTAGTGAATGATTGCGTCCATAACACCAATGTAGACGCAAGCTAACGGCGCATACCACCAGAAACACAACATGGTAGTAAGTCCGTGCAGGGAAGCGTGTAGAACGCCTCCTAGGTGCAAATAAGTGCCTTTGTTGCTCCATTGATACTTCGTCTGTAGAGGGAAGTCGACAATGAAGTGCTTCGTGAAAAGAAACAAGATCAACAGCAGCGCAACATTATCCATATCGTCCATTCTTTCCGTCAAATTCAAACATCTGTTTGTTACACATTGTACACCACACTTTGTACAATGTGTATGAATTGTCGTAGTAGTCACCAGGAACGTACTGCGTGGTGACTACCTTATCTTCGTGCGGACACATAGTTGAGAAGACAGCGGCCATTCCGTGTGCCTTCTTTCTCATTTCGTCTGCCTCTCGCTTAGCATCAATCGCGATTTGTTTCATACGCTGCAACCCCTCTGGGTCACTCACAACGTACGGAGCAGATTCGTATTCTTCGAGGAACTCCCGTACCTCTTTAGGTAACTTAGCCATCACATGAACTGCAGAGCAATCCAACCGAAGAACAATGTGACCAACGGTGCAATCATTGCATTAGACAAAGATTCAATCACCAATTCAGCCTTGCTCTTTTGTGGGTCAGGAGTCTTGGTCTGCAAGTGTTGTGTGAACATGCCAACGATCAACGAGATGCCAATGGCAACAGGCAGTGTGATCACAGGAGCACCAATGAACACTGGTACAATGAACCATTCCCACAGAGTAACAAGGACCCAAGCGCGAACAAGGACCGCACCAACAATCAAACCAATCCCGCCCAATACAGCGAGCAATCCGATAGACAATTCAAACATAATCAATCCTTCTTCAATTTTGGATACTCGCCAGTGCGAGTGTTACCATCACCACCATAAGGGATGCACTCGTCATCCCAACTCTCAGCATTTGTGCCATCATATTCGTCAATGTCAAGGTCAACATCGTGCCCTGATATATCACTCAATGCATCGCGGACATAGTACGGTGCACGTGCATATGCGTCGCCAAGTGAATCAGCGACGATTACAAATTCATACCCGACACGTACCGCATACAGCTTACTCATTGAACAGCTCCGTAACATCATATTCAAATCGTTCCGACATCGCATCATACACATCTTGTGGAACATCGTGGATCGATCCGAATGCATTCTGACACAGAATCACTGTCGGGACAACATCAAACTTCTTTGCAAGTTCAAAGTAAGGACGCAATTCTCTGAGCGTAGTGAATGTGTTGGACACTACAGGACTGAACCCACGCTTCAACAAACGCTCAGCCTCATCCAAGCACCACTGATGTGCTTCCTTGAGACGCTCACGCTCGAATGTGTATACGCCATCCTTCATCCAGAACTGATCTGTTTCCAGATGCCAGTACCAGCCAATCAGATTCTTTGCAAGCGTTGATTTGCCACTACCTGGCAACCCACGGACCAATAACAATTTCATAATTCGTAACGCCTTCCGTTATCAATTCCTTCACTATACACGAACCCCTCTACAGCGACACCCCATAACGCAAAGTCTTCCATCGTCCATTCACGGTTGAGGATGAGCAAGTACACTTGATCGTAGGTCAGCTCCAGCAGTTGATTTGTAGTCATGCTGCTTGCACTATTGGGATTGACTGTAGTCAGCGCTTCGATCTTCTTGCGAAGCAGTTCATTGATATTTGTGTTGTTCGTGTTGGCAGGCATGTACTTTTCCTCTGATTTTCTTGTCGTAAGATTGACCGTAAATTAAACGCCACCGCTCACCGATGCCGCGGTACCATATGAGGTCGTGTGCGTAACATGACTTGCAGTAGGTCGTGGAAGGCCCAGTGCGCCGACTGGGGTATTCATCAATACCATCGCCATCCATTAGTTCCCAGATGACTTGGTCGGGCATGCTGAATAAGCTCATGGGTTTAAGTGTAGTCCTACATCAATGTAAAGAATCTTCAAATTGGACACACGGCCATGTTCGTCGACCTCGCCCGTTGCACGCAAGCGCAACTGCATTTCCATGTCGTCGAGAATCGTCCGCAGCGAGAACCCACGTGGTGTGTCTAAGATCCGTACATCACATAATGCAATGTTTCCGTCCATACGGAAGTTCTCACAAATGTGCGATACTTTCTCAAGGTCGATCTCAAGCGAATCGTCGCTGTCGTCTTGGATCTTACCTAAGATGGGACGATCGATGTTGAAGATTGCAAGTGCAAGCTCTGCGTATGGATAGATGCGACCCGAACCCTGATATTGTTCGGCGACCGCAAATGCCATGTTCGGAATCAACATCAGAATGCTACCTTGAGACCGAGGAGTGCGTTGTTGCGCACGACAAGGAACTGCACACCAACGATACCTGTCAGATATGCAGTACGGTACTTGTCACCTGCATAGTCTGCAATCAAGTAGTTGCCAACCATCCAGCTCGCAAAGTACATATTGACTTTACCCATAGACGGATGCTCACCGAGAATCCGGTTGGTCTCGTGATACTTGTCGGGGTTCTTTACGATCTGGCGTGTCTGCATCCAGTCGGCGAGCAACAAGGCTTCGCTAGCTACAAACAAACGCTTATCAGTTGTATCCCATTCATCAAACGCATGCGCTTGAAAGGAACACAACAACAGGATGGTGGCTAGGAGCTTTTTCATAGGTAGCCGAGGATAGCGCCGAGTGGGCCAACGAAGATACCAACAATACGCAAGATCAACATGCCTGTCAGCACATCAAAGCTCGAGTGAGCGATCGTAATGATATTCATCACCCATCCCACGATTGCAGCAACAACAATACCAACTTGTGCTACGACCAACGAGACCACAATCAAATCATCTTTTCTCATAATAAATTCCCTTTTCAATAAACCAATTATAAGGATGACCAACTATACGGTCAACCAAATTCTAGCATGTAGCACGTAGCCATGCACGTCTCGTCTCCGCTAGACCGGAAGAAGAAAGACCGACAGCGAAAGGTGTCGGTCTGCATGGTATACGGGAACACGAGGTTCCCATAATCATCCACGAAAGGCAGGAGTGCCATTAGTCGTGCTCGTACTCTTCAACATCGAAGCCGTCACGAGTAGCGGTCACAGAGACATGATCGTCGAACATCGCTTTCAAGATCTCTTCCAATTCATTCGATTGAATCATCTTAGAAAATGCAGAGATTGATTCTGTATCGACACCAGTGAGGTCAATGTTTTTGCGGCGGTCGATGCAATATTGGCTATCGCCTGTCAAAATCCAATTCTCTTCTGCCCACACGTCTTCATCTTCGCCATCATACTCGCCATAGCGTGTAAGGTCTTCGATCTGTTCGCCCTTGGCGTTGCTGTAGTAGGGCTCATTTACGCTAAATTCACACGTATCGCCGTCGTTGAAGAACGGAGTGTACTGTGTCCAACGGATTACGTTGATACCAGGGTTCTTATCAAAGAACTCCTTAGTCACGCCCTTGAACAACTCCTGTGCCTTTTCACGGAACACAGCGCGCAATGCTCGTTGCTCGTCCAACAGCTTATCAAATTCAATTTGTAGATTGCTCATAATTTACCTTTCATTTCATTTTACTTTCATCAAACTCTTCGAATGTAATCTTTGCTTGGCACATCTGTGCTTTGCCGTCCTTAAAGTATGCTTCCCAAATGTCGCCAGACTCTTCGCCTTCGCCATGGAGCTTGAACGTCACACTAGGAAGTTTCTTAGATATGATCCTCATATCCTCCTCCCATGCATACCACTTGACGTCACTCAGACTCAAGTCGCTGTTCCATTCATACCCAGTATCCTCATTGAGCATATCGATCAACTCATCATCAACTACATGATGAAGCATTGTCAGTTTGAAATCTGTATAGTATCCCATATCACACCCATTTAAAAATTCGTTTGTACCACGGCAACGAGTTGTATTCGTAGATCCTGGTCTCGTAGTGAATAACGTCGGAGGTCAGGCGCTTGTGCAACTTGCGCAACGGCTCATACTTTGCTTCCATCCGTGCTTCAATGATTTCTTCCACTTCTGGATCAATAGCAATGAAATGATCGGTCTTAACACCGTGCAATACCTTGTAGACGTGGTGCACCGGTAGGCGCTGAGTCTCATCCATAAGAGCAATCATCTCATTGGAGTCCGTAAGCATGATGCTACTGAGTGGCAGAGTCATTCTGCGCATCTCAATGAAGTCACCAGTAGCCAGCACTTCCTGTTCGTTCAATGTGTATAGTTTAACACGTCTCATCTTAGTCCACCAACGGAATGTGTTTGCTGGTCGTGCGGTTCTTCTTCTCAGTGCCAGACATCCATGGCTGGATAGTCATGTTGCCCAAGTACATCTCCATCGTAGGAATGAATCCTAGGTCTTGCTGGATGTGGTCTTCAGCCACATCTCGGGGGCTGTACTCTTTTCCAGCAGAATTGTACCTAGTACGGCCGAACACCCTCTCGACGAGATGGCATCCAAATGCCGAGTGTAGAATCGCTCGATGTCGGACGTCAGCGACGGCTTGTTTGGTTGAGTCAATGAAGTCGTCGATGTCTGCATAGTCATCTGGGACTCCGCCGTACTTCTTAGCATGAATTTTGCCATGGAGATATGGTTTCATTTTTAATCGTTACTGTCGCAGGCATTGACCCACAGAATCACATTATAAAAGATACATCCGATTGTGGTAACAGAGAGTGGTATACCAACATTGGGTGGCATGTCTACGGAGAACAGCTGTGGCCAGAACCAGACCTGTGTAACCAGGAGCGCCGCTAGCTTGTGCTTACGCTGGACTGACTCCCACTTTGCAATGATTTTGTCTTTCATCCGTTCACCCTTCTTGCCGAAAACGTCGGCTCATATTCAAGAGATACCATATACTTTGCAATCAACGCTTTGTTCTCATCATACAACCAGAACTCCATTGCACTGCTTGGCCAGCTTCTATGTTCCCATCCATCGTGGTTATAGAGGTAGTCGTCGGCCATCGCCTCGACCAACATCTCGAATTCCCATTCGTCGATTGCATCTACTTTCCTGTACTCAAACTCAAACAGATGCTCATCGCCAGTAGGCTCCAGCTGTTCCCAACTATTGCAGTAGTAATGGTAGATCACTTTACCACCGCATCGTTCAGAATAAACCAAGGCATGTCATCGATCCAGATATCAATCGAAGTCATCTGCGCCTGAAGATAATCCATCTTGCCCTTACGTGAAGTGTAGATGATTCGGTCCACCTGGTGTCCAAGGTATTTTTCAACCTCCGCACCTTCGCTTGGATATCGCATCGTGACAACATACACTGAGTGGCCACATCGCTTCACAATGCCGATGATCGTATCCCACATCACCGGATCACGGGTGTATGTGTTATCATAATCTAATGAGATGTTCATTCGGCAGCTTTCTTAGCCTTCTTTGTTGTCTTCTCGGCAACTTCTTCGACTTGCTTAGTACCTTCTTCGATGTACGTGTCCAGCTTCTGGTTAATCAAGTCGATCACCTTCTTGCCAGTCTCTTGAACCTTCTCGTTCTGCGCGACCGTCTGTGCAGTATAAGCACCGACCATCATATAAGCTGTACGCTCTGAGGGGATTGCGATGTTGATCGCCCCTATAATCAACGCAATGATACCAAATCGCTTCATCCACTTTTCAGCGAATGGCTGATTCTTTTCTTTTTCTTTGCGTGTACCTTCGCCGTCCCACGAATGGATCGGAAGCTCTGCCACACGGTACAAAGTGAATCCGGCGCACAAGGCACCAGTACCGACGGTCAGTGCAAGGAGAAAGCCACTGATCTTTGGCAACAAAGAGATGACGTATACGAGTAACGCGAGTTCCATTTTTTAGTCTTTCATAAAATTAGAGATGATGCCAACAACTTCAGCATCTACTATCACTGTGGCGTCGTTGCCACGATTCTTACCAAACTGCATTGCCTTATCACAGAGCACTGCTAGCTCTTCAACCTCGTGGGCTCCCCAGCCACCCCTACAAGAAGCATAGAACCACTCATCGTCTTTCTGCGCCGCGGCCAATGCTTGTTCTTCTGTTCGGGTGAACAAACCGAAGAAGTATGGCTGCTTGTACTTTTCTACCAACTCTGCACGTTCTTTGTCGATTCGGGCTTTGCGCTTGTTGAGGTATTTGGCACATGCCAAAGATACATCACTAGCTCGCAGCTCCGCTGTCTTAATCGTCATACCACTTTTCCGATCATGCTGTATATCAATGAGTCCAATTCTCTTTGGTAATCTCGACCAAGTCTACGGTTGTACCAAATCTTGGTCATCATCTCTTTGGTGCCATCTTCTACAAAGCAATCAATGTTGCGGGATTCCAACTCATCGATCAGCTCAGCATCACCGTAGTCTTCGATAGTGGTGATATAATCTTCAACCGCAAATCCACGGTCGCGCAATTCATCGGCTAACTCATAGTCGCCGAAATCTGATAAATTCTTACTCACAGTAGCATTCCTATAAGAAACCCAATAAGGAAAGACGCCAGTCCTACTATCACCAATGCAAGGCAATAGTACAAGTGGTCGTCAATAATTGTTTCGATTGTTGAATTCATCTTCAGTCACCTCAACAATTTCAGCGTCCTTCAAGTGGACGATATTCTTGTAGCCTGCTGGCTCCAAGCTCATATAACAGTCGCTGTGTGTGCGCAAGTATGGAACGAGTTGGCCTACTCGCTTACTGTACCACATCATCGAATCTGTACACCCAGTAATTCTCAATGCTTTCATTTTGTCAGCTCATCCATGGCTTTGTTCAGAGCCCAAATAATAAACCAGACACCAAGACCAATCAACAGGGATATGATAATGATGTCTAGTATTTGCATGTTAGAGGTTTTCTATAGAGTTCCCATCGGCAATCCACTTCTGCACTCGCTTGCGTTCATCGGAGGTCAGCTTGTGGGCGATGTTCTTGATGTATTTGAGGTCGATGAACATATCGTATGTAGATTCGACTTTTTGTAGATGTTCCATGAATTCGTCCACACGAGATACCTCAACCTGATTGAGCGTTACTGGCATCACGGCACCAAATGTTCCTGCACCAGGACCTGCCTTGAACTCATACCATGCGCCTGTACTCGTTTCGTCTAGTGCCACCGAAAAGAACGGTGCGCCGTGGCTGTACTTGTGAATCATCTTTGCAAGGCGAGCAAAGTAGGTACTTGCTGTATATCCTGGCTTCTGTGTGCTGGATATTGAACCCAGTGGCGATCCCTTGTTCGGTGTTGGCCATCCGTTGGTTACGTCTATTCTTCGTTCTGTCATAATATTCTCCTTAACAATTCTGTAATCTCTTCATCGGTACTGTCGCCGAGGTCTTTCTCTTCTGTGTATACTGCGATGTCTCCAAACTTCGCCAGCCTCTTGCCTGCCTTATCGTTATCACATACTGCAATCACTGTCCTGTTCAAACATCGCAGCCAATTACGCAAGTCATATGGTGGGTCATTGCTGAGTACTGCAATGGCGCTATATCCTCGTTCAGTTAGCCTAGCAGCGTCGAATAGGCCTTCCGTGACAAACAGTATGTCTGGCGTGAGGTAGAGTGATTCTACGCCCCATACAGTATGTGTAGGCTGCTTTCTATACGTGTAGTATTTGCCGAGCTTAGGGTTATTGTTCGGTCGCTTCTCACCTTCTGGTCTGTACTGCTGGAAACCAACTAGCTGGCCACTGAGGTTCCAAAGGTAGAACGTAGCAACCCTTTCCACATCATCGATCAACGGACGGTGTAGTTCAATATTAAGATGCCTCGACCGCAAGTGGTCGATCATCGGCGCCAGGTTAGCTGTACGCTCGGATGTTTGTTCTTCAGTCTCCATAATTTCCAAAGTGCGACGACGAACGAATTCCCTGCCCACACAGTAACGTGAGCGGTCTGGTTTTGCTCAGCAATCCACTTGGATTCCGGCCTACCCCAGTAGGAAACTTCATACGTACAACCCATAATACTCCTTAATGTATCAGTAGTGTAAGGCAACTTTCAACAAAAGGCAACGTCTAAATAGCTACATGAACTTAAAAGAAATGAAAATGTTGGTCAAGATGAAGACCGCCATGGGCGAGTCCGTTGACCAATCTATCCTAGATCAGATTGCTGTTGAAGAGGCAAGGATTGCTGCTGAACAAGAAAAAGAGGCGACAATCATCGAAGAACGCAAGAGCGCTTTCGGTGCAATATTCAACGACCTCGCTAAAGACATCGGTAAGCTGATGGAAGAGGACAAGAAGCGTACAGCTGAGCAGCAAGACGCAGTTGATCGTTTTGCTAGCTTACTGCAGACGATGTCTACAAAGCAACCGCAAATAGTTGAAGAAAAAACTAGCCCAGATCCTGAAATAGTAGAAAAACTTGAGGTGATTGTAGAAAAAACAGCACCTCAACCAGAACCAAAAGAAAAAACACTAGTAGAAGCTGCTGTCAGCAAGGTATCCAAGACGACAGCACCGTCCATGTTTGTTCAACCAGAACCGCCTCTCGTTGACAGAGACATCAAGGCGATTCAACAAAAGCTAAAGTTGTTGGAGGGATGGGTCAGTAAGATTTCCGCATCTGGTCCTGGCGGCGGTGAAGTAAACTTCCGCTACCTAGATGATGTTGCAAGATCGACCATGACGCCCAGTAACGACAATTGGGTTCTTGAGTACGATGCTACAACTAAGAAAGTTCAGTTTACCGAGCACATTGGTCCGATCCGAAGTGCCAAGTTTAACACGACTGGTCCACAGACTGCGCTGGTTCCTGGACAGATAGCATGGAACGAAGATGAAGACTGCTTAGATATCAGACACACAGATGGCACCACTCTCCAAACAGGACTAGAACAACATCTCAGAGTTCACAATCACAATGCCGAAACTATGGTCAACGGCACAGTCGTTATGTTTGCTGGTGTAGAGAATACTAACAGCATCGCTATGCCCATCATTGGGAAATATGTCGCCGACGCCAACGCTTCGCCGCTATTCTTAATTGGTGTGTTGACGAGCGACATAGTGTCGGGTGGCATTGGCAGAGCAACCACATTCGGTTACGTTAGGAATTTGAATACCACAGGTGCAGATGTTGGTGAAACGTGGGTTCAGGGTAATCTGCTATGGGGACACCCAACTATGCCTGGAAAAATGACCAATGTGCGTCCATCAGCACCATATGTGTCTACATCTATAGCCGCCGTTGCTAGAGTTTCGGCGACTGATGGGCAGCTGCTTGTACGACCAACGATATGGCCGCGACTGTGGTATGGTGATTGGTACGACACTACTAACCAAACAGCCGCATCTATTAACACAGCATATGCAGTCAAAATGAACTCAGTCAATGCCGTGTCTGGTTTTGAATTGAATGCTGGGGGTACTGTAATCAAGGCGCTCAATGCGGGACGTTATAACTTCCAATTCTCTCTCCAATTCACCTCCTCCAACTCAGCATCCTCCAAAGTGTATATTTGGTATCGTAAGAATGGTGTGGATGTTCCGCATTCCACTACCGTCCTGACCATTGCGTCCAACGGCGGTAAACTGGCACCGGCGTGGAATTTCCCTGTCTTAATGTCAGCTAATGATACGTTTACATTAATGTGGGCTGTGGACTCAACATCAGTCAGTCTGTCCGCAGAGCCGGCCACAGCGTTCTGTCCCTCCGTCCCCTCTGTCATCTTGTCCGTATCACAGACAAATCTATAATAAGGAATTTAAATGCTTTCATTTAAACAATATCTCAACGAATCCTGCGATTGCTGGAAGGGATACAAGCGCAAGCCTGGTACAAAGCCGTGCGCTGAGGGTTCCTGCGTCAAAGAAGAGTCTGAAATCGACGAAGCTACATACCAAGGCAAGAAAGTTCCATTGAACAAGCCGATGGCCGGTGACGTCAAGAAGTCTAAAGTATACGTCGATCCAGACGGAGACGGCAAAGCTAAAAAGGTCAACTTTGGCGACAAGAATATGACCATCAAAAAGAACATTCCTTCTCGTCGCAGCTCGTTCAGAGCACGTCACAACTGCGATGAGCCAGGACCAAAGGATAAAGCACGCTATTGGTCATGCAAAGCGTGGTAAGAATACACCTACCTTAGGACCGTTTAATTACGTAAGGTGTAAAGGAGGCCCCTGCCTACTACATCCCACTACGCCAGGTGGGAGGACACAAGTGGGGCACTAATTCTGGTCGAATGCAGGGTGTTGCAGATATTATAAATAATAGATCCAACTTACACCCAATCTAACGCACGAGGGCACTCAATGGCAGCCTACACGACCATCGAACTAATAGTTAACCAAAAATCAACGTTTCAAGCGTCTTTCACCGTGATGGATGCTAATAGAAACGTAATTGACCTCACTGGTTACACATCTTCCGCTAAGTTCAAACGCGATTATACTGCTGCAGATAGCACGGCAGTCAGTTTTGATACGTCTATCCCGACTCCAAACAACGGCATTGTGTTCATTTCGCTCAATCCTGAACAAACTGCTGCCCTAGACGTCAATGCAAGGTATGTGTATGACGTCTCTATCACTTCGGGAGCTGGTGTAAAAACTCGCATAGTACAGGGCGTTATACGAGTGAGCGGAGGGGTAAGCTAATGGCATCCCACGATCAGAACCCAACATACATTGTTGCGGTAGAGACGTACCAAGATGGCACAATTGTTGCCAGTCAAGGCAGCTCCAAAGTCATTCAGATCAATGGCCAAGGTATCAAGGGCGACAAGGGTGATCCAGGCCCGACATACACACTACCAAAAGCAAATACCACCACACTGGGTGGCGTTAAGGTTGACGGCGCAAGTATCACAATCGACGACGACGGTGTTATCAGCGCTGCTGTTTCCGGTTCAAACGGAACAATTGACCTATCAGGGTACCAGACCGAAGTCGGCCTTGCATCCAACGTAGCTCAGCTTTCAGCTAATAGTGCTGCTTTTATTGGTAGCATTCCAGCATCCAACGTCGTTTCCAATTCACAACTGCAAGCAAACCTTGCAGGATATGCACAACTTACTGGCGCTACATTCACAGGAAATGTGTCTGTTGGTAAACTGATAGCCAATGGAGGTGTTGGCACGGCTGGTCAAGTATTGACTACTAGCGGCGAAGGAAACGTATATTGGTCAACAGTCACTAGTGCAAGCAACAATGCACCTGACCTCACCGACGTCAGTACACTAACAAACGCTGCATATTCGAATGCTATTGCTGTCGCATCGATCGATGCCCAAAATAAAGCAGCAAATGCATACAGCAACGCAGTATCTACGGCTGCCACCGACGCTTCGAATAAAGCAGCAACAAGCTATTCCAATGCAGTATCTACGGCTGCAACTGATGCATCGAGCAAGGCAGCAACTGCATATAGCAACGCAACGTCATATGCTGATACCAAAGCAGCTGCCGCATACAGCAACGCCACCAGCTACGTCGATGCAAAGATTGCAAATTCGCAACTATACACAGATGCAAAATCCGCAAACGCATATAGCAATGCAGTATCATACGCAGACACAAAAGCAGCTACTGCTTATACTAATGCCGTGTCATATACCGACACCAAGGCGGCCGCAGCATACACGAATGCAACTAGCTATGCTGACACTAAGGCTGCAACTGCATACAGTAACGCAACCTCATATACAGACGCACAAGTAAACAACGCTCTGTCGGTATCTGCAGCGAACACCTACGTCAACAATACATTCGCAACTAAGGTAAACTCCTCACTCTCTGGAAACGTCGCTGTAACTGGCAATGTGTCTATCAGTGGAGTGCTGACTACCAACAACGTCACTATCCAAGGCAACCTCACGGTACTCGGAACAACGACTACAATCAATACCACTGAGCTGAGTATCAGCGACAACATCATCACGTTGAATGCAGATGCCAACGGATCGCCGACCGAGAATGCTGGTATTGAAGTAAACCGCGGTAGCTCTGCCAACGTTGCACTAAGATGGAATGAGACTAGCGATAAGTGGCAGATGTCTGTCGATGCTAGTGGATTCGTGAACATAGCGTCCACTGACGACGTGACCCAAGCATACACTAACGCAGTCAATCTGATTGGCCAGAGCAGTGGTGGTGGAACTGGTGATGCTGGAGTGGCATATGCAAATGCCGTATCCTTTGCGAACACTAGAGCCAATGAAGCATACGCCAACGCTGTAGTCGCAGCAAACACGCTAGCAGCCGCTGCATATTCCAACGCGACGAGCTACGCCGATACAAAGGCCGCTGCTGCGTACAGTAACGCAATCAGCTATGCAAATACGGTAGCTACATCGAGGGCCAATGAGGCATACAGCAACGCAGCTACCCTTGCGGCCGCTGCATACACCAACGCCACGTCATATGCGGACACAAAGGCTGCTACTGCATATTCCAACGCGACCTCATATACCGACACAGCGTATAGCAATGCAGTCAGTTACGCAAATACAATCGCGACATCAAAGGCTGGCGAAGCATATAGCAACTCAATCGGGTTCGCAAACACAATCGCAGCAACTGCGTACGCTAATGCCGTAGCCGTAGCCGCTACTGATGCCTCTGGTAAAGCAACTACCGCATACAGCAATGCTGTGTCCGTTGCTGCTGCAGATGCAACAAGCAAGGCTGCAACTGCATACAGCAACGCAGTATCAAAGGCTGGCGAAGCATATGCCAATGCAATCGTATATGCCAATACAGCGGCAGCAACTGCATATGCCAATGCAATCAGTTTTGCTAACACTGCAGCCAACGCAGCATACACAAATGCAGTCGCATACGCTGCATCCAACGCATATGTCAATCAGACGTTCGCTACATTATCGGGCGCGACGTTTACTGGCAACGTAAGCACAAATGGCACCCTGACTACAGTAGATGCTGTAATCCAAGGAAATCTGACTGTATCCGGCACAACGACATACATCAACACTACGACGTTGAATATTGGTGACAACATCATCACATTGAATGCTGACGCTAGTGGGTCTCCAACAGAGAATGCTGGTATTGAAGTGAAGCGTGGTACGTCTGCTAATGCAACCATCCGATGGAACGAGACTACAGACAAGTGGCAACTATCTGCTAACTCAGCAACATTCTTGGATATCGCAACCACAGAAGATGTGGCCGGTGCAACCACTTCTAGTAACACTGCATATGCGAATGCCGTATCATACGCAAACACGATTGCTGCAACCGCATATAGTAACGCTGTATCACAGGCTGCGCTGACCTACATGCCGCTTTCGGGTGGCACATTCACTGGTAATGTTACGTTCACAGGATCTGCTATTGTCGCTAATGGTTCTGTCGGAACAAACGGACAAGTGCTCACATCGTCCGGCAATGGATTATACTGGACTACTGCTCAAGGCGGTGGATCTAATACAGTATACACTACAGGAAAGCAGACACTTGCGGGTAACGGATCCAATACTGAATTCACGCTCAGTTACAGCGCTGCCGAGGATGACGTGTTCGTGTTCGTGAACGGTATATATTTTCATCCAGGTGAAGATTTCTCTGTATCAAATACCACTCTAACATTCAACTCAGCTCCTGCGAGTGGCTCCCAGATCCGCATTAGATTTATGAACATGACTTCAGGTTCAGCTGCTCTACTGGGCGGAATTGATTTGGGCGCTTGATAAAATACAACTACCAGGAAACACATACACATGCCAACAACACTACAGTTCAAAAGGGGCAACACAGCAGTCGCTAGTGCATTCACTGGGGAGATTGGTGAGATTTATATCAACACCACGACAAAAGCTATTCACACCCACGATGGAGTTACTGCTGGAGGAGCTGCAATGCAGACCGCGGCAGGCCTATCCGCCAACGTTGCTACCCTAACTGCTAACAACACATCATATGTTGGATCGGTCACGGCCGCTAACGTCGTATCCAATAGCCAGCTCAGCTCGAACCTAGCTAACTACCAGACAACCGCTGGCTTATCTGCCAACGTTGCAAAGCTGACGGCTAATAACACCTTGTACCTCGGTGGCATTGCTGCTAACCAATACGCATACGCTAATCAGGTTGGTGGCAGTAGCGGTCCTACTAATTATTTCAAAGGTCTACAGATCCTCGAGGACGTATACGAGGCAGTTGGTGCACAGAACATCATTTTCGAGAGTAGCGACGACAGTGTGTTAATCACTAGAGGCAACAATGTGTTGAATTTCAGAGTCGTTAGCAGTAACGGCAGTAGTACCGGATGGTACTCGAAGGCCAACACAAACGCGGGGGCGACGAGTTTGTCTGTTCCTGCGGATACTTTGATAGATGGCGCAAACTACGCGCTACCACAGTTGATCGTTTTTGGCGATGATATGTCAAACTCATATGGATCTCAGCCAACAACAGACTCTATGAGCTGGGAGCAAGTATTGAACAGCGGGACCATATACGTATGGAAGTGGACTAACCCATCAGTCGCGCCTGCAGGTATCAATTTCGAAACTGGTGGGGGTGGTGTACGGTTTGCTATGGCTCCAAGTTGGGATGCTACTCATATAGGCGAAACCCAATTCTCGCCTAACCAGACATTTATGAGCTCAGTGGTCAATAAGTTGAACGGGGTCAACTCTTTGCCGTATTATCTGGCAGCGACATCAGAGGTGCACGGCATCACTGTTATTACGCAGTTGGGCGTTACAGCAACTGCAGTTAATTGCACTATACACGAAACAGTAACTGGATACAGTGACACGTATGTTGTGTGGTCAATGACTAAGGCCCAAAGCGACCTAGTGTTCGATATGGCCGATATGATTACGTTCGACTCTACCGTGGCGCACTCGACGTACTATTGGTGGAAGCAGACGGTATAAGGAGATATAAATGACAGCAGAAATAGATCCAGCAGTGCTGGCAGTGAGGACACGCAACGCTAGTATGTCGGTCCGCAGAGACCGTGATATGAGAATCAAAGACGTCCAGTGGCGAATTGAACGCCATCAGCGCGAACTGCGTCTTGGCATTCCTACTACAGAGTCTGATGAAACAATGCAGGCTATAGATCAGTATGTCGCTGATCTATGCAGCGTACCAGACCAACCTGGATTTCCTATGGAAGTTCAGTGGCCAGTAAAGCCAACATAACCAATAGACTACTATGACAATAGCATCACAATTAGCTGACTTCATATCAGCAGCAAACGTAGCTTCTGTAGCCAACGTTGCTACGTTCACGAACGACACATCATTCGGGGCCGACGTTACGTTTTCGAATGGAGCGATTGCGGCGAATGGAAGTATCGGCACCGCAGGCCAAGTGCTAGCATCTACCGGCAACGGGACGATGTATTGGACTGATATGTCGGCAGGCGGAAACTCCAACTTCTCTGGTTCGTATAACAATCTCACGGACACACCAAACATCATTAGCCCATTCTTGTTGATGGGCGCATAAGGAATTATAATGGCAGTAACATACAAAGTTTTAGGACAGGTATCTCCTAGCGCCGACACAAGCACAACTCTCTACACAGCTCCTGCAAACACATCAGCTGTGATTAGTACGATAAATATATGCAATCAGGGCGCCAATGATGCTTCTTTCAGAGTTGCAGTTCGTCCTGGTGGCGAAAGTATCGCTTCGAAGCACTACATCGCATACGGAACTACTGTTGGCGCAAGCGATGCAATTAGTTTGACTATCGGTATCACGCTAGCCGCAACGGATGTAGTGACGGTATATGCAAATGCAACTTCGGTGAGCTTCAACGCATTCGGTTCAGAATTATCATAAGGTTACCATGGCTTTAAAATCGTTTTCCAGACAAAATCTTAGAAACAAATCCGCTGTTGCGGCAGTTGTAGGAAGTGCCTCGCTTCCTGTAATCAATGCGATCGTCATTTGCGATTCAAACTATAACGATCTCGACGACTCTGCTTTGAACCCTGCAGGTGGTTATGCTAAGATTGTAGGAAACAACTTTGAAGCTGGCACCATTGCTTACTTTAACGGCACAGTACTGACAACTACGTTTGTGTCGTCTCGCGAGCTGCGCATCCAGACGCCTGTGATTACAACAGGATCATATAACCTCATGTTGTTCAACTTGAGCAACGGCCAGGGCGCAATCTTCTTGAACCTCAGTGTATCGAACTTCCCAACGATCACCACGTCCGCTAATACAGTGCTCGACGAAGAGTATGAGACGAAAGCAATCAGCGCGTCTATTGCTGCTACTGGCGACACTCCAATCACATTCAGTATCGTTCCAGGCGAAGGCAGCTTGCCAGAAGGCGTTACTCTATCCGCTAACGGAACACTGTCAGGAATTGCCCCTGTAGTTGGATCCACTACAACGTATTCGTTTGTTGTTCAGGCAAAGGATGCTCAGAAGCAAGACTCCACACGTCAATTCTCATTGACCGTTAAGACAGACGTCGTCGATTGGGTTTCACCAAACGCCGGGGCAACTGTTAGTGCATATGAGTACACACCTTTTGCTAACATCGGCCTATCTGCAACGAGCAGAGCAGGATACGGTGTATCATTCTCGTCCAACAATCTTCCAAGTGGTCTGACTGTAACAGGAAACACTATTGTAGGTACGTCCAATACAGCTGGGTCAACGAACGTATCAATCGTAGCTACATCGAGCAACACAAACAAGACCGCAACACGTAATATCAATGTAGTTGTCAATCCAGACGTCGTGTCATGGAGTTCTCCAGCGAATAACGCTGTGATCAGTGCGTATGAATACACTGCGTTCTCCCCAACATCGCTGAGCGCTACCAGCGCTGCAGGATTTGATGTCACATACGATGTTGATCAGCTACCTGCTGGATTGTCTGTGGACGGCGACTTCATTACCGGCACATCGAACGTTGTTGGCAACACAGCAACCACGCTCACTGCAACTGCTAATACCACAAACAGGAACGCTACTCGCAACGTCCAATTTGTAGTCAATCCCGATGCTGTTACATTCAGCAGCCCTACTCCAGGATCTGTGTTTACAGCTTATGAATATACGCCATTTGCTAACGTCACTTTATCAGCCACCAGTGCTGCTGGGTTCAACGTAAGCTATGATGTAGGAACGCTGCCTGCGGGACTGTCCGTCACAGGGAATACAATTTCCGGAACGTCGAACGTAGCTGGTAATACCACTACAACTATCACAGCCACAGCGAACACCACAGGACGAACAGCGACAAGCAACGTTGAATTTGTAGTTGCTGAAGACGTTGTTACTTGGAGTTCGCCTGCCAATGGCGCAACAATCAGCACAACAACCAATCAGCCTATATCTAACGTAGCGCTAGTTGCCAACAGTGCAGCAGGGTTCGGGGTTACATACACGGCTAACGGACTACCTACAGGAGTCACACTAGCCAATGGCGTAATCTCCGGTACCCCTACCGTGTCTGGCGAGAACCCCAACACAACTCTTGTCGCCACTGCTAGCACTACTGGCAGAACTGCGACCAGGTATATCTACTGGACTATTAATATCTCAGGCGATTCGTTCTGGAAAAATGTGGGGTTGTTGCTAGGAGGCACAGATAGCACATCAGCCAAACCATTCATCCACGACGATAGTGTAAACAACACAACATTAATGGTTGCAGGTGATATAAAACCAAGTAATTTTAGTCCTTACGAAGGCAATGGCTACTACAGCGTCAGCCACTCTGGCACACCAGATTATATCAGCGTACCTCATAACTCTAACTTCAGCCTGACGAGCGGCCAGACGGATACGCTCATCGTAGAAGGATGGTTCTACTTTAATGCAGTGACTGCACAAACGTCTCTGTTTGACAAGTCGGGAGTATCTGGAACATCGTTTGCTAACTGGACGGTCTTCTTGAATGCAAGCAAACAAGTTACTTTACAGTGGGGTGTATCAGGTAGCCCAGGAACGAGCACCGTCGGACTGCTCAATTCCACAACCGTTCCGGTTGTCGGAAAGTGGTATCATATTGCGTTTGTAAAATCGAATGCGGATTGGGCAGTGTTTGTTGACGGCACAAGAGTCATTACTTACAACGGACTGAATACAGCTGGGGATGCAAACCCATCTGCACTGAGAATCGGATATGGTATCCAAGGTGGATCCAATGGCGCACACTTCAACGGTCATATCTCCAATGTCCGTGCATGGAGAGGAACAAGCGGCGCTCCATATTCCGCAACATCGGCGACACTAGCTGTACCAACTAGTCCATTGACTGCGATTGCAGGCACAATTTTGCTTTCACACCAGAGCGCAAGATTGGTGGATGTGTCCAGTGCGCCTGCAACACTGACATTGACCGGCGCAAACCTCAAGGTTTCACAAGCAATACCATTCACAAGTAACCCATCAACGTCCACACTAGGCTCAGCATATTTCGATGGTAGTGGGGATTATCTAAGTGTACCCAGCTCTTCTTCTCCTGCATTTGGTACTGGGGATTTTACAGTGCAATTTTGGGTGTATCCAACTGTAAATGCAAGGCAAGATTGGTTCGACTGTAACACCAATTCGCCTAGATTATTGATTTATTACAATGGTACTAACATTGTATACTATTCCACTTCCAATAGAATAACAGGCGGTGCAATGGTTTTAAATACCTGGCAACATATTGCTCTTTCGAGAGCATCAGGCTCCACTAGACTGTTTATTAATGGCCAACAGACCGGTAATACTTTTCCAGATACTATAAATTATACATCTTCCGAGATTGTGTTGGGTAAAGACTCCGCCGGTTCGACTCACATCACTGGGTTCATGTCTGATGTGCATGTGGTTAAAGGTACAGCCCTATACACTGCAGGGTTCCCAGTGCCAACGAGCCCATTAACAGCAGTATCAAACACAAGTCTGCTAACATTACAATACAACGGCGGCGCGACCAATAATGGTTTTGTGGATCAGAGCGGGTTCAACAATATCATTACTAGAAATGGTAACCCTACACAAGGTACGTTTAGTCCATATAGCCAAACTGGATGGAGTAATTATTATCCTGCGCTGGCGCACAGCACATACGCAGCAAACCCAATAACGAGTTTTGGCACTGGCGCGACTTTCACAGTAGAAGGTTGGGTGAACATGGCCGTATATCCAGCAACTAACTATCACTTCAGTCTACTAGCAAGTTGCGACCAAGGTACTGCGACATATTGGGCAATTGGCATCGGATCGACCGGACTCGCAACAGTGTACTGGTATGACGGCAACGCCAAACAATGTACAGGATCAACAACGCTGGTCCGAGGAGAGTGGTATCATGTTGCTGTGGTAGTAACATCCGGAGTCGTTAAAATATTCGTCAATGGTAATGTAGAGACACTGAGTGGTACTACGACACTCACTAACCCGACTGGTAACGCATCATATACGACTGGAACTGAACGTGGCGCCAGCAACGGTGGTTCTGCTGGCCACATCTCGAATCTGAGAATGTGTACTGCTGCAGCTTATAGCGTTGCATTTACGCCAAGTACATCTCCACTAACATCGCTGATCAATGGTTCTATCAACTCAACATTGTTAACCGCACAGAGTAACAGATTTGTCGATAACTCGAATAGCGCACGCACCATAACCTTAGGATCTACAAGACCAACTGTTCAGGCATATAGTCCATTCGGCGGTATAGGATACGATTTGAGTGTGAATGGAGGTTCGGTGTACTTCGACGGTACGGGAGATTATCTAAGTACCGCAACCGGACTGACCCACACCGACCTAACACAAGGCGACTTCACAATTGAGGCTTGGGTATACAACATGGGCGCTGGCGCAGAGCGTTACATATACAGCCAACGTGGTGCAAGTTCCGGCTGGGAAATGCGTATCAACTCTACTAATACCTTATCGTTCTTCTATGTGACTGGTACGACTTTCACGAGTGCCAAAACAATTCCTCCTAACGCATGGACGCACGTCGCTGCGGTTAGAATTGGAACAGCATTGTCGATGTATATTAATGGCGAGAAAGATAACACAGGATCGGGTACTATATCGAACGGCACAGTTGCGTCGGGATCCTATGGCGTTTGGCTGGGTAACAGTACATCAGCAGGTGGTGGGCTAATGCTAGGACACATCGCCGATGCTCGCTTGATCAAAGGTACCGGAATATACACATCGAACTTCCCACCACCTACATCTGCACTTTCCGCAGTCCCAGGAACAACGTATCTGGTGAACGGCACCAGTGGTGGTATCATTGACTATCACGGCAGCAACAACTTAGAAACGGTAGGCAACACACAACTCAGCTCGAGAAGTCCATATTCAGGTGCATCAGCAGGAAAGAGTTTGTATTTTGATGGTACTGGTGATAGTTTGAAAATAATTGATAATCCAATCATAAATTTTGGCTCAGGTGATTTTACAATAGAGTGCTGGGTTTATTTTAATGTGGTAAATGCACAGATGACTATTATCAATAAGGGTTGGAATAGTTCATCACCATATGCATCATATTTGATTTGGATGACTAGTGCTGGCTCGTTGAACTTCTTAGCAAGTTCTAACGGCAGCGCTTGGAATATTGCTAATGAAAGAGTAATAGGTACGATGACCGCCGGTGTTTGGACACACATTGCAGTGACTAGAACCGGAACAACATTCAGAGCATTTGTCAATGGAGTAATTAATGATGCATTTACATTTACTTCTTCGGCATCTTTGGCCAATATACCAGCACAAACTTTGTTTATAGGTGACAGGACAAATGGTGATACTAGTATGAATGGATATATCAAAGACCTAAGAATCACTAAAGGCGTTGCAAGGACAATTACAGTACCCAATGCGCCACTTCCATTGAAGTAAAAAAAAAGGGGGCCTAGGCCCCCTTTATTCGTTCCGGCTATTATCTCGATCCATACCTACCCTCGTTTCGAAGAATTGTACCGAGCATCATCAGAGTGTTCTGAACATCCTTATGATGAATTGCGTGACCGCCAGCCGCAATAAATGACTGTATCACGTCATACGTATCATCGATCAGGATAGTTTCTGGTGAGGCAAAACCAGCCTTCAGCTTACGACCAGCAACGATGTTTGCTTTGTATGGAAGGTCCTTCTTACGCAACCATTCCATCTTCTGCGACGTTACCATATCGTGGAAGTCAGATCCGCCAGATGAAGACAGGATCTCGATCTTGTAGTACCCATCAAGAGTAGCCATTGTGTCGATCAGCTTCTGAGCCTCTGGCCACAAATCAAGATCAGCAAAGTTACGACCCTCAACGAAGTTCTTCCAGTTTGAGCGGAAGTCTCTGCGGTCACGCATTGATCCTGGCAGCACGCCATACAGTTCAAAATAACGGCGATCGAAGTTTGTCAATACGCCGTCCATATCAAAATAAATTGTCTTAATCATTTCCAAAAGGCCATTTCTTGGACGTAGCGATCGGCTGCTCCTCTTCAGGCTCAGACGAATCATCATCGTCTAGTTGTTCAATTTCAAGCGGTCCGGCGAATACAATTTCTGTATCTGTATGCTGCCAACCAATGGCGCCTAGACCCTCATACCAATCATCTTCCCATTGCTGTAAGAAGAGACCGATCTCATCCTCTGAAAGAGAGCCGAAGTCCCACTCTTCCCAGCAACTATCCTCATAGCACTGATCTTCAATATCGAAGTCAGTGACGACCAGACTATCGTTTTTCTCGGGCTCCTCAATTTCAGGATCCTCACCAACAACGACCCAGCCCCAACGGAAGCTCGTTGTATGAGTGATTGTATTGCCATCTTTTGAGAAGGTTTCAGTCTCGCGGACATTCTTCTTCTCGTTCGTTGAAATTTTCCAGCTCATATTAGACATCCATAAACTTTAATTCAAACTTGTCTGCACGGTCTTCGTATTGAATGTATCCACGCGGATTACACACCACTCGGCATGAACCAATCACATAGTCGTATACGTCGTGTGTATGGCCGTGTGTCCACAGTTTAATCTGTGGGTGGTCGAGCATAAACTCAGACAGATCTGAACTGTATGCACCATTGACGATTACATCTCGTTCATATTGTGGTTTCGTTGACAGCTTGCTTGGAGCATGGTGTCCAACAACAACGAACTTATTGAACGGATTGGTTGCAATGGTGGATTCCAGGAACGCCATCATCTTCTTGTGATCTTCCACCGACTTCTCTGGTGAGAACTTGGCAGGACGAGTCTTGAATTCAACATACACTCGGTCTTCTGGTGGAAGAGCGATCCATTCTTCATCAGTCATGCCGACAGTTTTCATTCTGTCGTGGTACACTCTGTAGTTCACAACCTCAGATGTGTCTTCAATGATTTTGTAGTCATTCATGTAACCCTTGATCCCATGGATCGTGACGGGGTCTTCTTTGTTCATGTTGGTCCACAACGTACCACCAACAAATGTAACGTCTTGCAGCTGGATCACTTCCTTGTCGAGGATGTGCAGGTTCTTCAAGTACCCGAGCTTTTCCTTCATGCGAGGGATCGTCTTCGTGTAGTCGCCATGATAGTGTTCATGGTTGCCAGCAATGTAGATCACATGAGGAAAGCGTGCACTACACTCTTGGAAGAATGTGTGGTACATGTCGCTACGCTTATGTGAGACAACACCGTACAGATCACGATCCATCAAATCATTAACGACACAGATGTCGCCCGACAAGATCAACACGTCAGCGTTCTCTGTATTCTCCAGCGAGATTGTTCCGAACTCTAAGTGAAGGTCCGAACATAGTGCAATTTTCATTTCACGCTCCAGTTATTCCAAATGTACTTGATCTGCCACCACGCCATGCGTGTGAATTGATAGATTGGCGCTCCGAAGAAGCCAATAGCAACGCCGATTATAAAGTATTCCAAACCAATAGTAAACTCATGCATATCAATATTTCTTTCTCTTATAATTTTTAGCCAGCATCATATCATGGGTGGACTCTGGCGAACGTCCTGAATAGTATCCAGCAGGTGGCTTAATTCCTGCAGGCAGAAGCACCTCGTCTCCAGTGTATGGATCATGGTGCCATTTGTGGTTTAGTTTTGACTGAATCCCTTTGCGGGCCATTGCAGTCTGCAAGTTGGCGATGATCGATCGCTTCTTGCCCTTGTTGTTTGACGGCTTGCGTCTCTTTGCTGCAGCCATCTTTGCACGAGTCTCTTCGGACAGCTTGCGGCCACTTAATGTGTTGGATGTTCGCTGATGACTCAGCTTGCGTGCATCTTCGGACAGTATATGAATCCCGAACGGCTTATGTGGTTCAGGGACAGGTTCCGTTTCATCTACAACAGACGTGACGTTGTATTGTTTGAGTGCTCGCTCGAACTGTTTGCTCTGTAACGCCTCTCGAGCAGAGTACGATGCAATCAGTTCCATATCCTGCGAACGTAGGTTGTGCTTCTTGCGGAAAGCGACGTCGCTTTCTTCAGATATATGAGCGACACCCTTTACAACAAACACACGGAACATATTACTCCGTCAGCATTAACTCGAAGTCATCGAGCAAATCATAATCTGTTGATTGCTGGATCTCGAGAAAGTAATCTCGCATTTCGTCTTCGGTTGGATTGGTCGCTCTAAAGTTATGGATCAATCGCTCAATAATAATTTCACGTATCGTTTTCATTTTGCCATTATATGTTTGAGTAGGATTTTAGACTCTTTCATTTGCGGATATCTGTCGAGCACTTGTTCGATCAGATCATAAGACTTACAGATAAAAATCGCACGAATGTACATCATCTCGTGCGGTTCAAGAGAATCGAACAGAGATAGATCTGCGGCGTACGCCTCAAGAGGCATACCATAAATTTCGTGTGGTAGTTCATCCATACGCATATTTATTGGCCCACATCTATCCCTAATTCTTCACACACAATGATGGCTAGGATATCTTGGCGTTCATATGCTTCGATCTCCCACGGTTGTTTCAGGTAGCTGTTGAGTGTCTTGCCTTTATTAGCAATCAACTCACCATCCCACTGATGCAACCAATTCTTTTTCTTCTTCTCATACACTGCCTGCAGACGACCTTGGTAGTATTGCTCAGCGTGTACCATCTCGTGTGCTAATGTTCCCAACAATGGAAACACACAACGACGAGGGTCGATAATTGCCATCTCCTCGTCGCTATCGTATAGTCCGGCAATCGACTTGGCCCGGATAGGCTTCATCATCACACGAAAGCTAAGCGGAACGTCTAGCTCTTTTCTCAAGATCGGTACAGCAGATGCTAACAACCTTGCCATCTTATCAAAATCATAGACCTGATAAGCCTTGTTGTAAAACAAGTAATCTGGAGCTAAGACGTCCATGCCATAAAGGCGGTGACGTGCTCGCATTACTTAGTGAATACGCGCTTGGTGTAGTAGTAGCTGTTCGGGTATGTCAGGCCGAGCTGCTCTTGCAACGCCTTCAACACTTCAGTCTCCGTCTTGTTCGCACTACGCATTGTAGTGATCAAATCCAAAGCACGTTGCTTCTTTGTGTTGTCACGCTTCTTGACAGCTTTGACTTCTGGAGTTGCGATGGTATCCATAATAAATTTCCTAATGTTTAACAATTAAAAATGGTTATACTGTGATATGAGTATAACCGATCAAGATTAGCTAGTCAACGGACTGTTACTTGGCCAATCACAGCATCAGGTTTAGCCAATGCCTCATCACGACGACGTTTGTAATCTTCGTTATCGACGTTCATCAAGCTGATCGTGTCGCCGCTTTTGGCGGAAGGCTCTGGCTTGATGGTTTCACCTTTCAGTTCGCTCTCAAACTTATCGAGGCGGCGATCTGTAGTCATGCGGCGCTTAGCAGCTTCTTGAGCTTGCAGCAAGTTGTTGTCGTATGCATAACGAACCAGCACGTATGCTCGGAACTTGTTGCCTTCACGGTATACCTCTGACTTCACTCGAGTGACGCCCACGAGGTTGACGTTCTTCGATGTAGCGATTGTCAGTCGTTCGAACTGCTTGTTGCCTGTGTCCGACTTGGCATAGTTCGTTTCGGTAGCAGACTCACGAACCTTTTGATTGATATCGTTGTTGACCTTGAACGCGATCTCACGTTTGGCGGAGAATGCTGCTTTGTCTAAAGCAAGCTGAAGGTCTGTTGAGGACTCAGTAGCAGCTGCGTACATTGCATTTTCCTCGGAAGGAATATCAACATACCATGCAGGGAACTCTACTTTGTCTTGTCGAGCTACCTCTGCTGTTGCAGTACCGGTTGCTACCTTCGGCAACTCCGTCTTGCCGACACGAGTTGTACTGCAAGCGGTCAGGGCCAATGCAGCAATCAAAATCAATACGCGTTTCATAAATCACCTTTCATAACAATAAAACCCTTTTTCAGGATCCGTTTCTTTACAACTAAATTATCTGACAATTTGTTAAACTCTGCAACATGGTAAACTTGGTTAAAGTTTTGTGGTTGTTGCACACCAACAAATACAAGTTGCTGTGTTGACTTGGTCATGTTGTTTGATGTAGATACGCGGAAGCGATATCCAGGACGAGGAAACGTACTCTCTGCTGCTGCATCGATTGCGTTCTCTGGATCGCGTGCGTTAGGAACAATGCGCGTGTATTGATTTGTCGTGGGGTCGAAGTGAAACACATACAAATACATCTGCGCATTCGGCTGGACAGCGAATGACAATTCATCACCAGAGATGAATGCAGTCTTATTGAGTGTAGTATTGAAGTCGAATGCAGGATCGATCTTCTGCTTGCGTTCAGAGTCTTGTTTGACTGACGCTTTGATTCTCACGTAGCATGTCCAGTCTTGGACGACCTCTTCGCGGTCTGCTACTTTACTAATGAAGCCATTGTCTGCCTCGTTAGTGAATGTATGAGTGTCGCAACTTGCGTTTCCGCTAATGTCAGAGCATTGGGATGATTGCTCAGTAGCAAAAGTTTGGCCAAGTGCTGCTCTTACGATTAGCTGCTTGGCCTTTGACTCTGCATGTTGACATGCCTCGTACTGCGACATACGAGGACTGAATCGATGCTCGCCAACAGCTTCATACATGCCGCCAGAATTAACAGCGGCCTGCATTGCAAGCGAGACAAGAGATGATGCTAATAGTTCCATGAGTCCATTATATGAACAAATGGATCATTAGGTCAACTAGTCTTTTTTGGTGGCTTTGGAGGAAAGTCTGGAAACGCTCCCCATGGCTGTTTCAATTCGTCTGCGAGTTCTTCTGGAGGTCCAGAGTCGACCCACATCTTCGATAGCACAGTAGTGGCATTACCGCCAACAACCACATACCGACACAAGTATTCTTGGTAATCATAGGTTCCGTCTGGAACCCATGCAAATTGTTTGAATGCCATTATTCGAACAAGTCCTCGTTCCATTCACGGTGACCTTCGCGGTACGCCATGTTTGCTTGTGTCTCACGAACTTCAACGCGGTAGCACCACAGACGGTCAGCTTCTGCAGGACCCCAGTAATCTGGAATGTATACGCCGTTGACAAATTTGTACAGCTGATCGGCAAGGCCTTCGCAACCAAGCTTCGGCAAGATAGTCAGCTTAGCCATTTTCTTCTCTTGCAGCTTCAAGTATGTGTCCAATTCTGGATCATCTTCTGCCACCAACAATGTGTGGTCGAATTGGTCTTGCAATACGCCCTTCAATTCCTTCAGGCCACCATAATCAGCAGCCCAGTTACGAACGTCGAGATCGTTGGTGCCGAAGTAGAACTTCATGCTGAATGAATATCCATGAATCAGATTGCAATGAGAATCTGCACGCCACTGACGGTATGCTACTGGAAACGCATCAACGTATTCCTTCGTGCTTGTGTATTTGTACTGGACTGTTGGTAGGCTCATCTTTTATCCTCGTGTTTCTGTAATTGTTTTTGATAGATTCTATCTCTCAATTCCGTCGTGCTGAAACTATGACGACGTGTGTTAAAGTAGCATTCGATTGGAAGGTCGGACCCCGTAAAGCTGCGGCCTTGGTATTCCTCGCCTAGTATTCTAATATCAATCGGGTAAGATTGCAACAGATCAAGTAGGTCTTTTTCGGTATCGTATACTACAACCTCGTCAACATACTTACACGCCTGTACCTGTGTCATCCGCTCGAATATAGATTGTACTGGCTTATTCTTCGTGTCTGGACGGTCTATGGTGGGGTCTGTTTGTATTCCGACGATCAGCCAGTCGCATAGTCCCTTTGCTTCTTTCAGCATCAGGACATGACCTGCATGGAACAGGTCAAATGTGCTGCAAGTGAACCCCACCTTCAATGTGAAGGGATGTTGTTTACTCACCACGTGTCTCCCACCAGAACGTCACCCATTCTGTGTTGTCATCTCGGTTGATTGTACGGCCGTAGTAATTTGGAGTAACACCTTGGCTGGTATTCCAAATCATCGCAGCGATATCGAACGTACTGCGATCAACTGACCAGTCCTCAATCAACTCTGATATTGTCTTACCAGAGTCGAGGATGTCGTCGACTACCAGTACCTTCTTGCCGTCTCGAATATCTTCAGCAATATCCTGAGCAGACTCTTTCATTTGGTCTTGGTGATATGTCGACCACGACACACACTTCATCGGAATGTTCAGCTGGTGAGAAAGACAGACAGCAGGGATTGCACCGCCTCGAACGATCCCCACCACGTAATCATACTTCGCTCCAACGTAGTTGATCTCGTCAACAATCTTGTTGATGTCGGTGCGGAAGTCGTTATAGGCGTAGTACATATTATTTTCCAATTACGTTACCGAAAACGTAACAGTGGTTGCGAGTGGCTACATTGAACCCGCGCTTCATTGCTTCCATAGCGATGGTCGCAACCTGCTCATCTTCTTGTTGATCTTTCGTGGCACCAACTGGCATCACCCAGAGCTCCAACGGTGTGTCTGTTTGATCACGGATAGCTGCAACGGCTGCATCCAATTCATCCCAGCATGCTTGAGTGCCGTTGACAACAAACTTCAGCACGTGGCTGTGTCCAAGACCAATGTAGCTAGCGATCACGTCTGGCTTCACTGCATCCTTTTCACCAGATACATTGAACAGCTTTGGCGACATTGCAAAGTGAATGTGTGTGCCGCGGAAGTTGCGGAACGTGAAGTCGATGAACGAAGGCAATGCTTTTTGAGTTGCATTGGTTTCAATCGTGATCGTCTTTGCGTTGTTGCCGCGTGCCTCGAACTCATCGATGATTGAGATCATTGCCTTTTGCCACATCATTGGCTCACCGCCAGTGAAGCACAACATCGCGTCTTGCTTTGTTACTGGATGGACGAACTTGCCTTCTGGGTTAGAAGGATGCTTCATCTCGTCTTCCATCTTCTGGCAAATCTCTGCAGCAGTGTTGTCGTGGACGAGGTGCTTGTATTTGGTAGACCACGAGTACGACGAATCGCAGCCATGCTTCCATACTGGCAAGTCTTCAAGACGAGTGATATTGGACACATCGAATGTTGCGTATGGCAATACGTATGTCTCTGGATTGGTAGGATCTTCCTGACCGAAGCCACTACACTCTAGGTTGCAACCATAGAAGCGCAGCCACACGCTCGGCTTGCCTGCATACAAAGCTTCGCCCTGGAAGCTATAGAAAATTTCACTGTATCTGAATGTCTTACTCATACGAGACTCCATTAAATTGTTTGAACGCAATCTCACCACGCTTAGCGGCGCGCTGGATTTGTTTTTGTTGCTTGACTGCTTGCTCAAGGTGAATAGGGTTTGCCTGACGGCGATAGTCTACTCCGCGCAAGTGATCCATCTCATGTAAGAACCCTCTCGCTGTCATCCCAGTGAACTTCTCGTTGTACATATCACCGTACACGTTCTGGAATCGAACTTTGATTAGCTTGTTGCGTTTGACTTTGACGAACAGATGAGGATGCGTGAGGCAGCTCTCTTCAAGAGTAACGACCTCCGATCCAACGTCGACTACACGAGGATTGAAACATACGAGCGGCTGCTCGGAGTATAAAGCAAAGACATTATACGGCAGACCACATTGGTTGGCCGAGAGGCCAAGCCCTTGGTAATGGTGCATCGTTTCAATTAGACTGTTTGCAAGCTCGATCGGGTCGCATGGAGGGTTCTTGAAATCAAACTCTTCCATCTTTTCTTTGAGCAGCGGATGGTCGGCTGATACTAATTCTAAGATCATAGCAACTTCCCGCGTGCATTAACAGACTCATCTGTCCAGCTCTTGCCACATGCGGCGCAGCGCTTATGCGTTCTGGTGGTGGAGTTGTTGGGGCCTTTGAATGTCAGGCCATTGTCGGTGACGACAGGAGGAGTGTACAACGAAGTTGTTTCGCCACCAATCACCTCAACCATACAATCATCACGGCCACAACCTGGGCCGCCATCTACGAATTCATTTAAAAATTGTTGTGTCATTCCACTTTCCTCGAAAAATTCTTTACCTTCTCAAACCGAACCACGTGATCAAACTTGTCGATCATCTGATCGGTCTTGTGACTAATCACGATGATGTTTGAATCGCCAACGATTCCCTGCATAATCTTAATCAATTCATCTCCGCCCTGTGTATCCAACGAACTGTCAAAGATCTCATCCATGATCAGCAGGTTAGTACTTGCACTGTTGCGCAACTTAGCAATTGTTCTCCAAGTAAACAACAGCGCCAAGTCAATTCGGCACTTCTCACCTTCACTGAAGCTCTCGTAGCTAAAGTCGTCACGGAAACGTGACTTGATCTTTTCCTCGAAGCTCTCGTTCAACTCAAAGCTAACGAAGAAGTCCATCGCTGCAAGGTATTTGTTGATCAGCTTATTGATCACGGGTACGTACTGTTTGATGATCTTGGTTTTGATTCCACTATCTTTCAACAGCGCCGATGCAATCTCAAACGTCTGCTTATCCTTCAACAATTCTTCCTTGCTGCTGATATGAGACTTCAGTGAAGCCTTGTGTTCAGCAATCGCTGCAGTATTAACATCGATCTGCGTCGTGTTCTTGTTGAGCGATGTGATTTCAGATCGTAGATCAGCAATCGACGACTGTGATGCACGAATCTCTATCTTGGCTGACGTGATGTCCTGCCTAATAGCAGACATCTGTTGATTGACTGCTTGGATCTCTGCTTGTCGGGCGCGGACTTTATCTAGCTCTGCTTTTAGAAGCACTTCTCCCTGCTCAATGTCCGTGACATCAGCCTGGTTCTTACCAACGATTGCTTGTTTGTGATCGTGTGCGATGCCTTGGCGACAGGTAGGACAGTCGTTGTTGTCATCAAAGAACTCATTGTCCTTAATGATCTTGCTCTTCTTTGTACTCAGTACGCGCTGGAAGTCAATCAGCTTATTGATCTTGGCAGTGACCTTGGGTTCGTCAGCAATAGACTCAGCCAACGTAGCCTGCTCAGCCTCAGCATCCGCGATCGTCTGATTGTGTTGTTCGATCTTAGCTTCGATCGAGGCAATGCGGTCTTGCTTTTGCTTAATCAACTCATCGTTGTTTTGCTTCAGAGACTCCACATGCTTCTTGTAGATTTCAATCTTATCAGCAACGGATGATATCGAATGATCGACGCTCAGAATGCTTGTCTTGTTTGTACTGATCTTGTCCTTGAGGATCGAATTCATTACAGAGAAGATCTGGATGTCCAGCAAGTCCTCAACAATCTCTCTACGGTTAGCAGCAGTCAGTTGCATGAACGGAACAAACGATGCGCTTCCCAACACAACAATCTGCGAGAATGATTTGTGGTTCAGTTTGAGGATCTGCGTCTCAAAGTATTCCTGATACTCTTTTGCATCAGCATTCTGATCGATCAGATTGCCATCTACGTGGATCTCAAAGATGTTCGGCTTGATACCACGGCGGATGAGGTATTCTTTCTTACCGATCGAGAATTCAATCTCCACCAGCGTACCTTTGCCGTTCACTGTATTGATCAGCTGCGCTTTGTTGATCTTTCGGAACGGCTTATTGTATAGACCAAAGCACAGAGCGTCCAGGATAGTAGACTTGCCTGCACCATTTGATCCAACGATCAGCGTAGTCGCGTATTGGTTGAGCGCGATCTCAGTAAATGTATTACCCGAACTAAGGATGTTCTTGTATCGGATGGTCTTAAAAACTATCAACTATTACTCCATATTGACTGCATCATGGTACAGATTTCTCAACAAAGAGTCAAGACGGTTACGGTCTGTTTGAACATTCAGCTGGTCAACGTACTTACTCATAATCGTTAGTGTGTCCTCAGCCTGGTCGATGATCTCTTCATCACCCTCTAGACCGAGGTTAAAATGGTCTTCCACTACTTGGATGTCTGCTGCTCCGGCCTGCTCGAGTTTATCGATTAATACATCGAACCAAATGGGATTCTCACGGTTAGTTACGATCACCTTGACGTAAGTACCCTTAACGTGACTGAAGTCTTCGTTGGTAATGTCCTCTACGGAGTCCAACTTAGTCTCGTCGTAGTGGATCTTATTGAACATCACGAACGGATTCGGAACAAACTCCATCTCCATTGTGTCAGTATCGAACACATGGAAACCTTTTTGATCGCCATAGTCAGACCAAGTCATTTCATATGGCGTACCGAGGTAGTTGATCTTGCCAACATTAGACCTGTGGTGGAAGTGTCCAGACAGAACAATCTTATCACCGAATATGGAAGTCTCCATACCATCTTCACAAACAGAACCACGGTACATCTCAAACCCCTTCAGTTCGAAGTGGCCGAGGATTACCTTTGCAGTTGTGTTCTTGATTGCTTCAGTGATTTCCTTTTCGTTCTCTGGACAGATCCAAGGAACGAGTAGCATCTTGCAATCTTCATAATCAATCTCGAGCGGACTGTTGACGATGTTGATGCTGTGGTATGGTTCAAGCAACAGATTGGGCGAATTAACGTCGTTCGTGTTCTTGTGATACGTGTCGTGGTTACCAACTAGCATGTTGGTATCGCAGTGTTGATTCAGAGGGTCAAAGAAGTACTCTCGTGCCTGCGAAAGAGAAACGAAGTTGATATACTTGCGACGATCGAACACATCACCCATCTGGATGACATGCAGGATGTTGTTGTCTTTAAGATACGGAAAGAACACCTCAGTATAGAACTTACGGAAGTGTTCGTGAAAGATTAAACTATCGTTCCGTGCTCCAAAGTGAGTATCTCCCAGAAGCGCAATTTTCATATGTGAGTATTAGGTAGTAGGATTAGTACTATCTTCTGGCTCTTCAATTAATTCAACAGGAGCATCTTCTTCAATGAACTGATCGATCCCCTTCTTCTTGCTTTTCTTGCGCTTAACTTTTTGTTCATCCAGGCCATCTTCAAAGCTCTTGATGAAGTCGTACATATTGTCGTTCGTGATGTCGATCAACGATGATGCGATGTCTCTATCCTCGCCTTGGCTTTGTGTAACCAAGTCGTTGAAGATCATTGAGTTCTCAAGCGTCTTGTGTTTGATATACAACTGCTTCTTTTCCTTCTGAATCCTACGAAGGAAAGCGTAGTAGATGATTTGTGTGAAGTATGCGAACGGGTTGTCTGATTTCAGCGGATCGAAGTTGTCGATGTAGCAAATGCAGTTCTCGATACCGTCGCTGACCATCTCTTCACGGAAAGGATAGTTGACGAAGTTTGGCTTCGTTGATAATCGGTTTGCAATTAGCAGAACACATTCACCGATGTACTCTGGAATCTTTGGCTTGGGTGTGGAGTTCTTCTTTGATTCCAGCACGCCTGTTCTATACTCTACGATACAGGCATACAGCTGCTTATTGTCAACATAATGTACGGTCATTCTCAATCCTCTTATTGTAATGGGCCACTCGGCTCAATCTTCTTCAGTAGCTCAGCATATGTCTCATTCAAGTCTACTGGGTCCATCTCTTCAATGTCGTCGGTAGACGATCGCTTCATCTCTTGGTCTATCCTTAGGTCAAGATCGTAGATGTATGACTCCATTGTGTACTCGTAGTATTGAGCAACAGAATCTCTTGCCCTGACTACTTCTAATACATCCTTGGTGTCAAACATGAATGTTGGGTCTGCTGCGAACGGCATGAACCTGCTCATACTGACAGAAGGTGCGGACTGTCCCGCAACCATTCTGTAGTGAATCTGAAGTGGGTCCTGAACGATGATATACTTGGCTGTCTTCTCGACCACCACAGCTAGCATCTCAGTACCTTCCTTCAATCTGAGTAATGAAATCAATGATTACTCCTTGAGTTGAATAGTATAAATTTTATATGGAAACTTCTCGCTACCGTATATCTTCATACGCTCTTCAAAGTGCTTGAGTGTATGATTCTTGTACGTCTTCCAAGACAAATCGTCAGCGATGTCGTACAGGGTAGCTCGTTGCTTCCCTTCGCTTCTCCTCAAACCACGACCAACCGATTGCAGGTTACGTACTCGTGACTTTGATGGGCTCGCGAAGATGATGTTATGGATGTTCTTAATATTAACACCAGTAGAGAATGTGCCGCTAGAAGCGATGATGATTACGTTATCGTTGCTCTCTGCAACTACACGAACGTCCTCTCTCAACTCCCCATCAACGTTTCCGTCAACGTACAGCATAATCTTGTCTTCTGGACTGCCGAACATCTCCTGTAGTACTTTACCATGCTTTTCGACAAATTGGAACAGGATTAACGTATTACCTTTAAGAGAAAGTGCAAGATTTTTGATGAATCTGTTTCTATGTTCGTTCATAACGATCCATTCGATCTCATCCTTGTACAGCGCCTTCTTCATTAGATTGCGGTTTATGTCGGTGTGTTGCAAGATGATACACTTGACGGTAAAGTCTGCAAGGTGCTTTTGCTCGATCAATTCTGCAGTGGTCGTCACTTTCTTCACAGGGCCAAAGATACCTTCCAGTACCAGCTTGTTTGTGTGAGTACCATCAAGGGTACCAGTGAAGCCGAAACGATATTCGCAATCTGGCATCTTTGCCATGATGTCGGTCAGGCTGTTTGCCTTAAACAGATGCGCCTCGTCTCCGATCACAACATCGAACTGATCGAACCATTGCTTTGGCATCTTGTAGATTGACTGCCAAGTGGAGATCACAACTCGGTGATTCGTTTCCTTTTCGACGCCAGCTGTAATCTTATGAGCGATTCCTTTTGCATACTTGGAGTATGATTCGAAGTCCGATGCCATCTGATGAACGAGAGACGTTGTAGGAACGACGATCAAAGCCTTCTTTTCTACCCTCGTCAATGCGTACATCATCGTGACGAAAATAATAAAACTCTTACCAGACGCGGTAGGGGATAGCATCAACGCGCGTTTATTCCGTATAGCGTGGATAATCGCGGCCAATTGGTAGTCTCTAGGTGGAAGAGTAAGCTCTAATTTATCACAGAACGTCAATGCATCCTGTTGTGAGAATTCTTCGCCGGAGAAATCCGAGCGATACCCAACGCTGTATCCACGATCAGCAGCGAACTGCTCGATGTATCCACGCAATCCAGCATAGATGTATCTTGTGTTGAGGTTATACAGTCTGATCTTTCCGTCCCACATCTTGGCTTTGACCTTGGGATGGAACTTGGCTCCAGGAACCGTGAATGTAAAGTATTCACTCAGCTCGTACGCTGTTCCCTTGTCCTCGGTGTGTACTTTAATGTATACACTATTGATCTTCTCTATCTCTATGTCCGCCATTATGCTCCGTTCTGGAACTTCGCCCAATCGATCGCAGCTTTGATCTGGAATCCTCTATTAGTGAGACTCTTGATGGCTGACTCCAAGAACGTAATCTTTTCCTCTTGGATATCGATCTTCATCTGAATCAGTTGCAGTTCCTTATCACCATCGATGTGGACAGGAATATCGGTTCGCAAGATCTTCAGTGGGTTTGGTTCCCATTGGCGTTCACGAAGGGTCTCTTCGTCGAGTGTGCCGTTGTAGTACTGGAACTTGTCCTTGTACAGTTGCTTGTAATCGGCCTGGTACTTCTTCAATACCAGGCGTTCGTTTGAGTAGAGTTTGAAATACTTTGAATGCAACTGAGGGATGCGTAGACTCTCTTCGCCTAGTTCAGTGCGATCAATATCAGAGTCAGTTTCCCAGAGTTGTTGGATGTCTTCCAGTTTCATGTGTTTTCCATAACAAATAAGAGCCAATTATCACCGAAAGTGATACAAAAGTCAACAGTTACGCTGCAATTATTTCGTATTTCTGCAGGGCAAAAGTAGCAGTAGCTTCGACGTAGCTGACGTCGGTCTGACGCGAGTCGAATGTGATTGGTGACAAATCGACTGGGAATATGTTTTTGAACGTCACTTGCTTGAGTGGGTTCATTGAGCTGCTCATAATAACGAGTGTTGCATCGGACACCAGACCTTTACCAGTCGACGTGCCATTACTAGCGAGCGACTTATATTGATCGAAGTTGTCTGGGAATCCAATACCCATCATCCAATCGTAGATGTCCATGTAGTTTCTCATCTTCTCGTCCACCTTAAATGTAACGGAGAATGAAGAGAATTCAAGATGATCGCCAGGAAGTGGCAATCGGATGAATGGCGTAGGCATTGCACTTTGGCCAAGCGTAATTGAAGGCAACGTGACTGATTGCACGAAGTAATTGATATCAGGTGAACGTCGGATGTTGAACCTGAATCCCAACGGGGACAGGAAGTTCATCGATTCTGTTTGTCTGTCTAGTACGCTCAATTGTTATCTCCAAAGTTGTGTTCTATTTATCCAATAAAAAAGGGCCCCGAAGGGCCCTTGAAATTACCTGTCTTCGCAGGCTTATTTTTTAGAGGATGTTATCCACCATCACACGGCGGTAGTAGCCGTTGCTGTCCTTAGTAAGAACGCCAAGTTGTTCTGCAGGTGTGAATGCACCGTTAGACTCTGTCACGCCAGCGAATGGGTTTGCAACCATGCCGTAACGTGTCTTGAAGCCGATCTTAGGTTGGAAAGTCGATTGATCGACTGCGCGAACCATTTGCAATGGAACGTATGGGCAGTAGAACAAACCAGCGTCGAATGCCGATGCACCCTTGTAACCAACAGTCAAGTAGTTACCGGTTGTGTATGGATCGATGTACACGCGGATACGACCGTTCAACACGCCAGCGAATGTAGCGCCAGTGTCATCAACGTTCAAGTTGTTGCTGTTCAAAGCAGGAGCGTAGTCAAGAACGCCAGCCATTTGAAGTGCCGAAGCGACGTCAGACGAGCAGATCAAGATGTTACCCTTACCACGACGAGTTGCCTTAGCAATCGCGTTAGCTTCACGTTCGATTTGGAACATCAAGCCCTTGAACTTTTCAACAGACCAACGACCGTTAGCGTCAACGTCCAAGTCGAAACGACCAGCAGTTGTAGTACCGGTAGAAGCGCCGCGCAAAGCAGTCACGTTAACCGAGCGAACAACTTCGCGGTTGATTTCAGCCAAGATTTCAGTTGTCAAGATGTTTGACAATTCTGTTTCTGCGTCAAGACCGTGGATAGCCTTCAAGTCTTGAGCGAGTTCCATTGTGTACTCGGCCTTTAGAGCGCGTGTACCAGCAGTAACGGAAACTTTCTCGATCGAGAATGCCATTTCTGGGAATGTAACAGAGCTATTACCCAAGCCTTCAGCAGTAGCGGTAGCCATGCCTGTGCCGTAGTTATAGATGCCAGTCTCAGCCAAGTTAGCAGTACCGGTAGTAGTGTTACCAGGAACAGTACCAACGTGCTTCAAGCCGATTGTGTTAGCGCCAGAAACGCTTGTAGCGAATGCAGTATCAGCTTCGTTGTAGAAAGCCTCAGTGCCGCCTTGTGTGCTATAGCGAGCGCGCATAGCGAAGATCAAGCCTGTTGGGCCAGTCATCGGTTGTACGCCAGCGATGTCGTAAGCGATCAAGTTAGGCATTGCACGACGAACCAAGCTAATCAAAACTGGGTCGAAGTTGTCAACGGCAGAACCTGTTGCGTTTACGTGGTTTGCTTCTGTCAAGAACTGACCACCCATTTGGCCAGATTCACGCAGAGCGCGTTCAGTGTTTTCCAAGAGAACAGCAGTTACACCACGCTTGTGAGCATCTTTGATCTGTGGAAGATCTTCGTGCTCAATAACAGGTGCCCACTTTTTTTGGACGTCTTCAGATAGGTACATAGTTTCCCCTTCTTTCTAGTTAAATAATTGGGTTAATGATATTTATAAACTTTTATTTCTTGACCGTACGAGAAATAGCTGACACGTAGTTGGCAACTGGACCTGCGGTCTTAGTTGGTGCAACTTCTTCTGTCAAATCTACCATCTCACGCTCTTCGATCAATTGTGCTGGAGCAGCTTTCTTCTCACCGAAGTATTGCTCTTTAACCATTTGCAACTTAGCTGCATATGTATCAGCATCTGAAAACTCTACGCCTTCAGCCAATGTACGGAACTTCTCTACTTGGGTCATTGCGAGACCTTCAGCGACGTCACCGAACACGTCTTCTTTGACGCTTTCTTCTAGAGCAGCAGTCAGAGTGATGTTCTCGTCGAGGACAGCATTCAATTGCGCTTCTACTTCTTCCAACTGAGCTGCGAGTTCTTCAACTACGCTAACTTGTTCGTCTGGAAGGTTGATGTGGGATTCTTCGAACACACGCTTGATGTTACCGATCAAGTCTTCTGTCAATTCGGTGCGGAGCGATTGCTCTACAGCGACGCGGTTTTCTTCCAACCACTCTTTGACAACGTAAGAAAGATAGTCGTCTACTTTAGCAGACACTTCTTCGATCAACTCTGCCTTAGCAGCTTCGAAGCTTTCTTGTAGTTCGGTTTCCTTAGCTTGGAATTCTTCTTCCAAGGTTGTACGCTCTTCAGCGATACGGGATGCAACAGCTGCCTCGAATAGAGTAGATGCTTGCACCTTGAAGTCTTCAGACAATTCAAAGCCGTCAAGCATTGCTGCCACATCTTCTTTTACAGTAGATGAAGCTGCGCTTGGCTTAGTAGCGATCGATGCTTTGTTCGATGCTGCTTTGTCGCCTGTAGGCTTAGTGTTGTTTTCGCTATCTGTATCTTCGATAGCTGTGTTGGAAGGGTCTTCGACTTTTTGCATCGCGTCGCCTTGCTTCTTCGAATTTGGCAGCGTAGCGGTTCCACCAGTTGCATCAGCAGCTTTTGAAACGCCAGTAGCGCCTCCGCCGACAGCAACAGCTTCATCGATAGTAGCCAGTAGGTCTTTCTTTGCCATTTGGTTCTCCTAAAAAGATTTACTTTTATTTATATGACCGTGATTTACAGTTGTGTTAGGAAGCGTCTAAACAACTCAGACTTAACTTCGTCGAGACGAATTGCTGGGGTTGCTTCGATGGTCTTCTTCATCTCGTCGATGTGCTGAGCCTTAATGAGACCGTTGTCCCATACCCACTCAACACCTTCCATAATTCCCTGAACGAATGCGTCAGGTGCTGATGGTTCTGCTACAATGTCTGCAGCAGTGGCGAGATAGAAGTCGTCCTGTACTTCCATGATTCCGTTTACTTCTTTCAGAGATCCCATGCCGCGTGTAGAGACACCAAGGCAAACTCCGCTTTCAATCAACTTACGAGCAATGTTGCCCATAGGAGTATCTAGTACGAGTGCTTTGCCGTAGAAGTCGTTGCCGTTTTGCTTTAGCTCGACAATCTTGTGTGATACGCGGTCTAGGTTAATCGATGGACCATTAGGATGGCCGAGTTCGCCTAGAGCTCTGTTTTCGTTAATGTACTTCTTCGTGTAGCGGTCGATCTCGCGTTCCAGAGTTTCCACTCTGTACTTGCGGCCGTTGCCGTTTACACGTTCTGCTTGCAAGAAGATACCTTCGATGTAGAGGTTCTTCTTACCTGATTTTTCTTCGACAATAAATTTAATGTCTGAGACTTCTTCTGTGAACAGTTTCATGTTCGAGTCCTTATGTGAACGAGATTGGAGTTGCGACTGCAGAGCTCGATGTGTTGACTGCGATCAGGTCAGTCGGAGACTTGACGAGAACGATAGCGGAGTCACCTGTACCAAGGAAGATGGTACCAATCGTTGTGCCGTTTGCGTACTGACGTGATACCAATACGTTAGCCGCTGCAATCAACGACACACGAACACAAGAGGCAGAACCAACTGTATTACCAGTGCTGGTGAGGGCGACTTGTTCACCTACAATCTTGATTGTATCTGCCATGATTATTCCTCTGCAGATGCTTCAGCGATTGCTTCGTCGATCATAGCGAGTACTTCCGCGCATCCTTCTTCTGACTCGATCAACGACAGGAACTCTTCACGCTCTTCTTCGGTTTCGAATCCTTCGAGGATTACATTGAGGAAGTCAGCAGCATCGACATCTTCTGTCAATTCAACTTCTTCTCTCATCGCAGCGTACTTCTTTTGCATAGCAGCATCTGCCTTAGCATATTCGCCTGTCTCTGCAAGACGGTCGTGGATGTCGCGCAATTGATCGTGCACACCACGAACGTCGCCTACATGGCCCCAGTGAATGTTGTCACCTCTAGCCTTGCTGCTTGTGTCTAGGTGCTTACCGATACTGTCGAGCAAGCCTTTAGCTTGAGCGTGGTATTCGTGGTAGCGCTTCTGTGCGTCTTCACCTTCGTCGATTTGTTCGACGTCTTCAGCAACGCGCTTAGCAGTCGCAGTGGCGATTGCCATCTTCTTGCTCTTGTCCATGCCTGGAGTCTCGCGTTCCATTGCCTTAGCAATTTGCTCGCGCTTCTTCAGCTCAGCTGGAGTAAGAGTCTTCTCATCGACTTGTTGTACGTCTTCGTATACAGCTTCGTCATTGCCAGTACTGTGGCCATGATTCTCGCCTTCGCGTTCAACAGACTTGATGTTGGTGGCTTTGAATAGTTTGTCGTCTTCAGATGGCTTGTCGAGCTTCTTTGTGTCTACGGCATGCTTCTTGACAAAACGCTCTGTGTCGTTTGTCATATACATCTTAGACTGTTCTAGAATGTTATTGAGCGATTTCATCTTTTTCCTCTTCGTTGTCGGTAACCTGTTCGGTATCGGACTGCTCGTCGTCTTGAGTTGCTTCGTCCGATTGCGCTACAGGCTCAACTTCTGGCTTACCGAAGTAGTTCTGAGCGACTTCATGTTTCGTTGCATCGATGGTGTCCACCAATTTAGGGGCCATCAGCTGGTTGAAAATTTCTTTGGCCTTAACTGCATCACCTGCAATAGAAGCTCTTACGTAATCTTGGGTTGTGTATTCTGTAGTCATATTAACTCCGCATTATTTATGTCATTGTTTATTCGGCTGTGCTGGCGAACCTTGTTGGTCTTGCTCTAGCTCAGGAGGGTAATAAATTTGATTGCTCTGTTCTTTTTTGATCAGTGCATCTTCTTTCTTGATATCGTCGTCCGTCTGCAACAAGATTTTTCTACGTACCCAGTCATGCGAATAGTACTTGCCAATCACTTCGCTGGCTTGTAGTTGTTGTAGAGTTGTAAGACGCTCTCTCAAGATCTCAGACTCTTTCAGTTCAGCAAAGAAGTTATCTCTTGCGAATACGAACTTAATCAGAGGTGCAATTGTTTTCCACTCTTCGGCAGTAGTCACTTGCTTGAGGACCAGTTGCTTCTCGAGTGCTTTAATAAACAAGTGGCTGAATCGACTGCGCAGGCGGTCAATCATTTTAGAGAACTTAACTTCGTCTCTTGTAATCTCAGACGCACGTCCCATATTGAACGCGTTGTCAGATTGGAGGCGAGATGAAGGTACGTTCAATGACTCGTAAAGTTTTCGTTGGAAGTATTCGACGTCTGTCATCTCGCCAAGGTTTTGACCACCAGCTAGTGTAGAGATCTCAGTGCCTCTACCACCCTCACGACGAGGGAGCCAGTAATCTTCAAGCATCGTCATAAACTTACGATCGTCTCTGATTTCACCAGTTGCCGAATCGTATACGACTTTGTTCTTGTGACGGACCATCATATCACGTAGATATTGTTCCGCCTTCATCTTTGGCAAGTTACCCACGTCGATGTAGAACACACGACGTTCTGGAGCACGCGCAATGCGATAGATGACGCTTGCGTCTTCTAGTGATCTCAGATTGTTTAGGGGCTTGATTGCTGAGTGCAGGTTCGACAACACGAGTGTGTTTGTCTTATCGAGGATACCTGACGTGCAATGAATGATACTATCTTTTGTGATCTTCATTCCTGTAGTAGCGCTCGTTTGCGCACCAGCTACGGAAGATCCAGTAGTATTGAAGCCACGCTCGTTGTACACAAAGTACTCGGCGGCCTTTTCAGTGATGGTGGCAGAATTATTATTGTTGCCAACCTTCTTTTTCTTGGTCTCTTTGACCTTCTTGATCTTTCTAGGATCAATGTATCGTAGTTCTTGAATGCCATCATTCGGGGCATTCTTATCAATAACTACTTGGTAGTACAATCTACCATCAACGTACCAGCGTCTGAAGATGTCATAAGCCTGGTTGTTGAAATCAAGCATCGTGAGAATGTTTTGAAATTCTTCATCGATTACTTTTTTGATGTTGTCCGGTAAGTCTTTTACTTTATCAAGGTCGATCTTTACAGTATCTTCCTCTTCGTCAGTTACAATAGATTCTTGCACGACGTCGTCAACTGCACGTTCCACTTCTGGATGCATTGACATTTCACGGTACTTAGTTACAAGTTCTGCTTCATTTTTCGCTGATCCTTCAAGATCAACCACCGTGCCCATCGTGCCGCCACTAGCGACAACTAACGCACCATCATCATCTAATTGAGGGACGATCGCATCCAGCTCCTGCACGGGAGCAGCTGCACCAGCTCTCTTAATCTCAAAGCCTAAAAAATTTGCCAATTGATAACTCCATAGGGAAAGCCGGCGCGGGCGCCGGCCTTCGGTTTAATTAGGCGCCGCCGGCGTTGCCAGTGATGCCCCCAGAAACTTCCCACCAGTCGTAGGCGAAAGTAACTGAGAATTCTTCAATAGTATCAGTTGAGTTCCAATCGAGGTCGATTGTTGATACTTCAGTTGGGAAGATACCACGGAACGCATACTCGCGGATTGGCAAGCCAGTCTTTGAGAATTGTGTTACAGTAGCGTCTGATTTATACTGCAAGGGGCTTGCAGATCCGAACGCGCGAATGTTTCCTTCGAACGTGTTGATCTGGTTGGACCACTCTTCCAGTGCGTTTCTAATCAAGAAGTCTTCGTCGTTGATAACTTGCACAGACCACGTAGCGTATGTACGATCGCCAGCCAAGCGAACCTTACGACCGAAGTATGGAACTTCGATAACACCCAAGGTTGCAGCTGGGATTGTTGTAGCACGTGCCATGAAAGGCAACTTCAAGTCGCCCGACGCGTTGGTCGGGTTGCTGAACTGTACTTGGAAAAGGGAGTTACGAGCTCCCCCCAAGACGAGTTGACTTCTGATCTCATTTACATTAAAGGCCATTTGTTTTCTCCTCTACCTATTTAGATCAGAATTTTCCGACGACTTCAGTGAAATCTACGCCAGTACGGACTGCAACGAAGTTCAACTGGATAAAGTTGATCGACTTAGCAGGCTTGATGTAGATATCGCCAACGAATTCGTTGCGGTCAATTACTTCGCCAGTGTTGTTTGTAGTATCGCAAACGACCTTGAAGTCGTAGATACCACGACGACCCTGTACGTCGCGTAGGAATGGTTCAACCAATGCACGGAACTGAGCACGTGTGAAGTCATCGTTGAATTCGAACAATGTGAACTTAGCTGCTGTTGCAACTGCCTTCTCAAGCACGATGAACAAACGACGTACGTTAATACGATCGAATGCGCTTGGCTTGTTGAGCAATGTCTTGTCACCAAACAAGATCACGCCTTGACCAGGGAAAGCAACAACTGGGTTGACGCCTGCCTTGTAAAGGATATCGCGCTCAGCCTTATCAGGGTTGAAAGCGAGCTTAACAACGTTCTTGATCTGACCGCGGTTGAAACCAGCTGGAGACCACCATGGATCACGCAAGTCATCAGTACGTACGCACAAACCACCAGTATCGCCGTTCAACGGGATCCAACGGTATACGTCGTTGTACTTGTCGTATTGGTACTTGTAACCGGAGTCAAGCACAGCATAAGAAGTGCTACGCAACGAGTTACGGAAGTTCACTACGTTTGTTTCTTCAGATCCATCTGACACACGAACGACGTCGTCTTTGTCTGGAGAAATGAATACCACGCAATCTTTACGCTTTTCGGCAACGTTGTCGATCAGGTAGTTAGCCAATTGACCGAAGTTGTCGTTCGATGTACCACGAGCCTTACCAGCAAGGAGCAACGAAACGTCAACATCTTCAGCAGAAGCGAACAAGTCATATGCACGAGTCAAGTCACCGATAGCGATAGTCGATTCGTCGGAACCGTCTTGGCCTTGAGTAAATGATAGCGACAATGGCTTTGTATTGGTGGAAGAAGCGATTGTACGAGCGTTTGCAGAAGCTGCGCCGGCACGATCGTTAGCAAACCATACGTATTGCGATGCGTCGTTGATTACAGTCTTGTAGTAGTTTACAGCGCCGTCTTTGGTCTTAGCATCAGTTGCACGTGAAAGTCCAGAGAACACTTCAACAACTGTACCTGGGATACCAGAAACTTCACCATCTTCGTCTACAACCACAACGTGAACTTCATCAACAGCGGCGGTGTTACCGAAGCTGGTTACATATTCGCTGGTGCCTGGAGCAACAGAAACGTTGTTGTAGTATTCCCACTTACGGGTCAACTTGTTAGTAGCTTCAACAGAAGTGTCGAAAGCTGTAGCAAGTGTGTATTGGTTATCTGTAGTGATTGTGAAAGAAGCAGCTGTCGAGTTGACAGTCAATCCGCTAACAGCAGTAACTTTCAGATATTGCTTACCGATAGACGAGTTACCAACTTCAACCACATCACCGATAGTGAGCGAGTTGAGGGTAGTGTTAGCTGTCGTGGTTGGCAAACCATCAACAAAACGTCCTGCGATACGAGCAGTAGCAGCGCTGGTTGCACCAACGATGTTGTAGCTACCTGCAGTGTACAATGCCCAAGCAGTGTTCTGACCTGTGGTAGACGACACGGTGATTGCAGTGGAGTTTACAGCAGAAACTGTACCCATAGCCACGTTAGCAGTACCGTTAGATTGGTATACTGTTTCAGCAACTTGCCATGTACCGCTGATGTTTGTAACAGTCAATACGCCGTTTTGTGCGTTTGCCTGAACAACAACGTTCAATTGAGTAGCGCCAACAGCCATGCTTGCTTTAGTAGCAGTGCCGTCGATGAAAGAGTTACCAGCTAGGATTTGGTCGGAAGAGTATGCTGCTGCAGAGTCGCAAACAGAAATCTTCAACGAGTTACCAATGCTTCCTGGATACTTAGCGATGTACTGGACATCAGTATCGTCATCCAATGTCGCACCAAACTCTTTATAATCATAGTCGTCAGTATTCTTGACGGTGTAGTTATAGATGTTTGTGACGATACCGGAGTTAGCAACAGCCGACTTAACGATTGTTGTATCTTCTGTAACCAACGTAACTGCAGTGTTAGTGCTTGCGTTGATCAAGTTTGCGGAAGTGTTGAACACACCTTGAGTGCTTGTCGAGTTGATGGTAACTGCAGTTGCGTTAACAGTAAGAACTGTACCGACAGCGGAGTTAGCACCAGACGCAAAGCGCTGATATGCTGGTTGACCAACAGTAAAGCCTGTATTAGAAGCGATATTGATAGTGATCACACCAGGATTGGTGGTTTTAGCTGCACGTGCGACGTACAACTTATTACCGTAAGCCAAGAAGTTGGCAGCGGTAAAGAATGTTTCAGCGTTAAATGTTGTCGGCTTACCGAAACGAGCAGCAAGCTCAGACTCGGTACTGACTAACGAACGGGTATCTACAGGACCCCAACGGAACGCGCCAGCGATGGCACCTTCCGTAGAAGAGACTGCAGGGACAACCGTAGTTAGGTCAATTTCGGACACATTTACGCCAGGACTGACTTGAAATGGCATATTGATCTCCCTATAGTAAAGGTTATACTTTTAGACTTGTGTATATTTATAAAATACCCGTTTACTACTTATTGCAGTGTGTAAGCGCGCTCACCAGGATCGCCATCGAATAGCAACCATCTGTCATCATTGACCGACATGATTATGTCGTCACCTAGTGGCTGCTTATCGTCGATAATGCCAAATGGTGTCAAGTCGTCTTCGAGCATTTTCTGATTTGTCTCAGAGAATGATCTGCGGAAATCGTTATTGATTACCTCTTTTATATAGGGTTGGTTAATCATCCAGGATAACAACACCAAAGTCATTACCAAGTCATCGTTGCCATCTTCAGCTTCGAATGACTCGCCCTTTGCAGAGAATCTATAGAGTTCTTGCAGAATTTCGTGATCGTTGATGAACAGTCTATCCGACTCAATCAACGTTTTAAGGACACTGCAGCCAATCTTCTTCACGGTCTTCGATGTCTTTACACCGATCTGCATTTGCTGTCCAGCAAAGCCGCCCGAGATGGTTTGGCTTCCTCTCTCATTCGATGTGAATAGAGTGTTCTCATATTCCAGATCGTAATAAAGAATGTCCGCTACCTGTTTACCAATGTCGTTTGATTCAACGAGTACCAACGCATTGTTGTAATGTCTCGCGAACTTGTATACGATATCTGGATACAATAGAGACGAAATCCTGTTGTTCCTATACCGAGCAACCACCTGATATGGGAAGCTCGTTATGTCAGTTACTGTGAAGGCTGAATAATCTTGTCCAAGTGCTCTTGACGAGTCAACTACAATAGCATATAATCGCTCTGCGGCTGGTTCAGAATATACTTTAATATCTGAGTTCTGATGAATAGGATTGTTGTAAGTTAGCCTCATCAACACGTTAGCGTCGATCAGCGTATTAGAAGAACCCAAGAATTCACATTCGTATTCCTGACGGAACTGCTCCGCAGATGTGTTGCGGATCGTTTCTTCTTTCCATCTTTCATCACGGCCAGGCACGCCAGACCAATGAACACTAACTCTCTTGTAGTCGTTTCGGCCTTCCTCACTATCCTTCCAAATCTTATGAAACATATTCATACCGTTTGGCGTAGATGTGATCAATACCTTAGATGTCTTACCAGAAGAGATTGTTGGGTACACAGAAGCGAAGAACTCGTCCTGCAGAGTGTTCTGCACGAAAGCAAATTCGTCAAGGTAGATCAGGTTCTGAGACGTACCACGAATAGCACTGGATGATGTAGCAGATGCAATGATCGAAGACTTGTTCGCCAATTCGATGTTGCCCTTGTTCCATTCGACGATGCCTTGCTGAATCCATTTAGGTAGATTCTCATAAGCGAATTGCAGACGGCTAAGAATTTCACGAGCCTGTGATAGCTTGTTAGCCAAGATAGCGATCGAGAAGCCTTCGTTAAACAGCACATACCATAATAGCAGACCAACAATAGCCGTTGTCTTACCACACTGACGTGGCATCTTACACACAACGAAACGATTAGCGATTGCTGTGTTGAAGATTTCCTTCTGAAACTCATATGGGCGGAACGGAACCACACCATCATCAACGCTGATGATCTTTACATAGTTTGTGATGAAGTACTCAGCATCCTCTGCACACTTTGCATACTCGACAATTTGTTCGGCAGAGAATTCAAGAACGTCTCTGCTAGAGGAGAGGTTCTGGTTACCATTATAAGACATAGATTAGGAGTTGTTCTTTTCTTTGAGCATCTTTAGGAGCTCAGCAGTAGAACCAACAAACATATTATTATTGGTCACTTGTTTGTTAGGCCCACTCTCGTCTTGCTTGAGTAGGTCCTTCTTGCGCTTCTGCAATTCCATCAAGTCTTTGTTTGCAGCAACGAGTGAGTTCATTAGTGTAGCCACAACTTCGTAGCTACGGGGATGCTGAGACTGTGCTGCAACATCTAGGATACCAGTCAGAGCTTCTTGACCCTTTTCGATCGTGCTCACTAAGTTGCCACGGGCATACTCAAAGTCATCTGAGATCTGTGTTGGATCTACTTGAGTTATATTGACCGCAGGCAGAACTTCTTGCATCGGAGCAAGATCCAGTGTTCTGCTAATTGGGTCATCTTTCGGTTCACTCATCACGTATTCCTTATCACAATATGTCCATAATCTGTACTTGGGTCAATCGCAGAAGGGTCGATTGTTATTGCCACGTTCGATGTCGCGGTACCATTAGCCGTCTGCCCAGGCTCAAATGCCATAGAAGATAGCAGCTCAACTTCGCTTGTGGTATCATCGAAGAAGTTGGTCGTAGCAAGATGAATGAGACCGCTCTTCTTAACAGGACCGTAAAAGTAACCTTTGACGATGAAGTCTAGCGTCCAGATAATAGCCTGACGCTCGAGGAAGTTGCCTTCGTATGTATCTTGCGAAGTAACGTTGATTAATACGATCGGGATGTCCATCGTGATCCCCATTTCAGGAATCAGATTAACAGTCGGTGTGAATTCTGGTGTAAAGTACGGAAGGATTTGTTCAACGATCTTCGATCCGTCCTCTGCGTTCTTCACTGCAATATACAGAGTGAACGACATATCATACGGTACAGGAACGTATTGTGAATTGAATTGTGTCGGCGAAGCTTGCTTAAACACCTTGGTTGGTGTTGTTAGTTTGCGGTCAGGTGCGTAGTTCAGAGTGTTTAGCTCAAACCCCATACGCGGCATTCTGATAGCAGTAGCGGTATCCAAACGAAGGTCATTCGTGATACGAGCGAGCATCTTTTCTTTTGGTCCGTATGCAATAGGAACCTTCAACGTCTCGATCGGATTATTAGACGCGTCTGTGCGAGTAATGTAGATGTCGTTGAATAGGGTACCGAATAGCGTAACATACTTACGCATCGTGCCGTGGTAAAAGTCGCTTCCGAACATTAGAATCTCGTTTCGCTGAATGGGTTGATCTCAGAGAAGTCTAAGAAGTCGTCTGATTCAGATTGGATTACGTCATTGTCGGCACTAGTATCGATCGACTCGATATCGAATACTTCTTGTACAAGCTGTCCACCATCTTCGTTTAGAAGTTCGAACCCATCTTCCTGCAATAGCAGGTCGTACGTAATATCCGTGGAGTACTCTTCTGTAAATGCGTCGATCTCGTCTACGCCAGTGTTGAAGAATTCGTTGCTGTATTCCATCAGTTCGCATGTCAAGTCAAATGCTTGCAGTGAACCCATTTGATAGAACACACCTTCGTGCTCTACAAACTTGATCTGATATAGCTTGTGAGTGAGCGGGAAGTAGATCACATCGCCTTCACGTGGGCGCGGAATAGCAAGCTCACTACCAACCTCATCAGCAAACACTCTACGTGCTACTGTGAATGTGATCTGGTCTCTGATTTGGATGTTGAATTTAGACAAGAAATCACCATCGCCACCAAACCCTTCCACGTTCTTGATATACATCTCGATCGGGAATGCTGAATCGAACGTAGACGCTTGTGCGTCTTCGCCGTATATTTGATCGTACCTGGTGATCGATCGTGGAAGGTAATACAGGTCGTGGCCGTATATTCTGATCGACTCAATGACGAGATCCTCGATAAGCCCTTGCTCCATCGAGGATACGAAATTGTTGAAGAAGAAATTAGTTGCCACGAATTATCCGATCATGTCCATTACTGGAAGGCTGTAGCTGTTGATCATCTCAGCTTCCATAGCCTTGATCTCTTCAGCAGCGTCGTCCAGGATCTTCTGACCGTTGAACTGAACGCCACCAGGCAGCTGCATGCCGATAAACTTAGTGAGGTTTGCACCCCATTGATATTTGATTTTCGCGGTTGCGTAGTTCTGCAACCAACGGTCGCCCCATGCATCAGTGTAGATGTCTGGATCTACTACTTGATATGCATCAACGATGATGAAGGAACCTTCTTTGAGGGTATTCCAATCCATGTCGATGTTCAATCTGTTCATGTGGCGGTTGTAACGGATAGGCTGTTTGCCTACCAACAACTCTTGAATGATACCAAGATGCTGCATCGTCATGTAGTACGGGATCATCGAAACAGACGTCAGTGTATACAGGTCGTTCAGAGCAATCTGGTACCTAATGTTGAACAAGTCATCTGCTTTGACCGCAGGATCGCCAATGTTAAAAATACTAACAGCGCCAATGATGTTCTCTGGCAACATGATGTATTTGTCGATCTTATTCTGGGCTGTAATCTGGTGCTTGTAGTAAACACGCTCGGATCCATCGAAGTGGTAGTCCCAATAGTAACGCAAAGCTTCATCCACGCGGTCATCCACTTGATCGTCATCCACGTTGATTTCGATCACAGGTTTGCCTAGCTTGCGCAAGCAATACTCTTTGAATTCGTCTTTTGTTGTTGGGACTGCCATATTTGCTCCTGGTTATCGGGTATTTAGTTTAGTTAAATTCCCAGCCCTCATACCCCCACAGATGTGTCCGTCACGCCGATGTAGTGATTTCCAGATGCAGCAAACTGCATCCATTGGGATCCTGCTACAGGGGGAAGTATAGACCTATCCGATTGGGACGTGTTGTTGCTCGTCCACTGTGTTATCTGTCCCGTCACATCGCGCGCATATGTCTTTCCGAGCCACGCCCCCGACCCATATACACTCACCCATCTATTATGAGACATGATTTGTACTGGACTAGAACCATAAGATACGGTCTGTGTCTGACCTTTGCCCCAAGCCCACATAGTTCCATCGGTCTTGAGCGCTATCATGCTTCCTCCGGTTGGGGCAAGCTCAGCAGAACATACAATCTGCTTCCAGTTGTTGCCACCAGCGATGGTTTGTACTGGACTCGATTTGTCGGTAGTAGTGTTGTCGCCAAGTTCGCCGTTGGCGTTATAACCCCACCCCCATAGTGTACCGTCGGTTTTGATTGCGGCCATGCCGCCGTTTCGTGCTAGCGCAAACTTCCAGTTCGTACCTCCCCCAGTAATTTGAGCAGGCTGCGACACGTTGGTGGTGGCGTTCTGACCGAGGTTTCCGTAGGTACCACTACCCCATGTCCACAATGTGCCGTCAGTCTTAATGGCAGCGGCCCCTGAAGTTCCTGCAGACACAAATCTCCACCCTGTGGATGCAACCACTTGCACAGGGCTAGATCTTCTCTCTGCAAAGCTGGAGAGACCTAGTACATAGTTGCCATTCGACCCCCACGCCCACAATGTGCTATCGGACTTGAGACCCACAGTGTGGTTTTGGCCTGCGCATATGGTTATCCACCTTCCGGTACTAATCACCTTTACTGGAAATGAGTTGGCCACAGTTGTCCCATCACCAAGCTCGCCAAATGAGTTGGACCCCCAAATCCAAGCCGTCCCGTCTGTCTTGATGTATGCCCCATTCCTCCATCCGCTGAACACACTATCAACTGTAGTCTGTGTAGTAGTACTAACATTACTATGGACGATTGTGATAGATTGGCGTTTGGCACCACCAGCTAGTTCTGGGTAGTATGCAGTTAATGCCTCATATGTCAGATACACATCCGAGAGATCTGCGTTTGCTATTTTAAACCCTGTATTTGCCATTATTGTTCCGTTCTAATCATTCGTTTGGCAGCTCGATCCAACTCAGACTATCCTCATCCCAGTTGTAGATCTTGCCATCATCTGGCATTGGAATTGGAGCTTCCCACAAGCAGGTAGTGTCATTCAGCATCCAGCTAGCGAATGGCTTAGCGAATATGAAAGCATCTCTGACTTGATCATATGTCCCGCCGATCGATGCATAGTTCATTCTCAGTGCTTCGCCACCGTCGGGTACTCTGTCTGGGCCATAGTGGACCCCGCCCAATGTATTATATGATGTCTGAATCCACTGATGTCTATCAGGAAAGGTATCTATAATCGACTGATCAGCAACGATAATCTGCGTCACGATGTTGTTTTCAACTTTTGCAAAATGTGCCATATTATTCCTTATGCTGAGAATGGATATCTGATAATAACGATTCCGGAACCACCTGCGCCGCCAACAAATCCTGCGTTATCATCAGCGCCGTTGCCGCCATCACCAGTGTTACCTGCCGCTGCTGCACCACTCGTGCCACCATATGCATCACCACCTTGGCCTCCAGTCGAGAATGTACTAGATGCTCCAACAACAGAGCTCCAAGAGCTATACGAGGAATTTCCAGTTCCGCCAGCACCACCAGCACCTGCCACGCCGTTAGTTACAGCACCACCACCACCGGAACCACCTAAGCCAGGTGTTGCGCCACCGTTCTTGCCAGTACCTGTACCGAGGCCTGGCGAAGTGCCACCACCACCACCAGGACCAACTTGGCCACCACCACCACCTGAACCGTTTGGTGCCACGCCGTATCCAGCTGTACCAGACCAACCGCCAGATCCACCACCACCGCCAGATGATCCTAGTGCACCAACAGACGTTGTGCCTCCTGTGGATCCCATCGATGTCTGACCTGGAGCTCCTGCACCGCCTGCGCCAATAGTAACAAGATACGTAGTAGCTGTAATAGGAGTTGTTATGAAACTGAATCCTCCAGCACCACCACCGCCGCCACGCTTAGCACCACCACCTCCGCCACCACCAACGATCACAGCTTCAATGGTCGTGCCGCCAGCAGCAACTTGTGTTACAACGAAGTTAGTAGTTGACGTGAACATGTGGTACTTGTATCCACCAAATGTTGCAGTTGTTCCGCCCGTAGCAATAGTTATAGGAGCAGTTACGTCTGGATAATTAACAGCAAAGAACCCTTGCTCAGTGGCTTGCACCTGCGACCACATTGCGCCATATGCGCCACCGATCTGAACCGGGCTAGATCTCGATACTCCACCAGTGCCTAGTCCGAGCTGGCCTTCATTGTTGTATCCCCAAGCCCACAAAGTGCCGTCCGACTTACATGCTGCGGTGATCACTTTTCCAGCAGATACCTGCTTCCAGTTGGTGCTACCAGACACAGTTTGTACAGGACTCGATCTATTAGTTGTGCTATTGTCACCTAAGTTTCCTTGGAGATTGAATCCCCATGTCCATAGTGTACCGTCGGTCTTAATAGCAGCAGTGTGTCCGAAACCACACGACACCTGTCTCCAAGATCCTCCAGATACTGTTTGTACCGGGCTAGACGTACTTGTAGTAGAACTGTTACCCAACTGTCCAAATACGTTCCATCCCCAACTCCACAACGTGTTGTCGGACTTGATGGCGGCCATATGGTATGCACCAACAGACATGGTTCGCCATGTTGTGCTACTACCCGTAACTTGGCCTGGCACTGAACCAGACTCATCACCAGCAGTACCTCTTCCGAGTTGGCCATAATCATTAGGTCCCCATGTCCACAATGTGCCATCGTCAAGAAGGCCTGCAGAGTTGGTCCAACCGCTATAGCTCATCACAGCGATACTCTTCCAGTTAGCAGAAGATGGTGACGGAGTGAGAGTAGGGGATCGGTTTGTTCCATATCCACCAAGTGGCGAGATACCCACACCTAACCATCCAGTTAATCCGCCACTATACATCTTCGTTACTGGAACACCAGTAGAATAATCACGAACGATGTAGTATGATGCATCACGCGTACTAGCTGCGCTAACAATATACGGTTGAGTGTAGTTGATAGTGTTTGTATTGACGCTACCTGTTATGGTCGGATCAGAAAATAACGCACCGTTTTGGTATGTTGTGTCGTTAGTGTCTGGACCGAGGGTCATCTTATCATTCAACCCAACAGCAAATAAAGTACCGTCGTTGCGAGGGATAAGGTCAGCGCCAGACACCAAACCATATTGATATGCCTGGCTTACGCCACCCTGGTGAAGTGCCCAATTACCAATGTTGGATATCCTTGCAGGAGCAGCGGGTGCGCCAGGGTCCGGCCCAGTGAGCACACTCTTTCCGAACCTCCACAATTCGCTACCAACGTCTTGTGGCTTAGCCAACATGGACAATCCCGCACGACGGACGAACAGATCCGCAACGTCAATTGAGGTGTTGGATACTGGGTCGTAAATTTTAAAGTTGGACATCTGTAGTGTTCCACTCTACGAGGACAGGATCTTGTTCTACATCTTGCAGGTCTTGGTGAGTCGTTGCTTGATCTACTAATCCCAGCAAACGGCGCTCGTTGTCGTACGCGTCTTGCACATGAGTATGAACTGCATCAGCAATGGTCTTAAAATCTTCCTTGGTTAGATCTATCCAACCCTCGCTGAATTTCCATGCTTTGTCGTTACCAAGAGCATAAAGGATAGCCCACTGATCACGATCTTCGCGCTTCGTTGAAACTCCGACATTGGTTCCTGATATCGCAACGGTAGTCCCTGAACGCTCACGGTTCCAACGAGCATTAGCAATATGAGCTTTGTAGTTTGGTTTAGCGGCTTCCAACGGTAGCTCTGAAACTTCAAACCAATATTCAGCTACGTCGCTTGAGAAGTTCCAAAACGGGCCGGTGAGGGTTTCTGATAGTGGGTGGTACGATGGACGTGCGCGCTCAATGGCCGCCATAATCTTTGCGGAAGACCCAATATTGATAGGATCATTGTCGAATTTGCTCTGTGGAAGTACTGCCACTATATTCAACTCTTGTTGAATCTCTGACTGAAATACGTTGCGGTTCCATGACGATGGCCCCCATATCACTTGGCCATTATTTACTAGAATGTATTGCATGTTTATTTCCTAAATTATTTTACGTATTCGAGCGCAAATGTGGTGCCGCTGGAGCCTAGACTTACTTGTCTCCAGTTTGTTCCACCAGCTACTGTTTGAACAGGGCTAGATCTGTTTGTTATGGTGTTGTCGCCAAGTTGGCCAAGATTATTAGCCCCCCACATCCACATTGTACCATCGATCTTAACTGCGCCTGTAGTACCGCTGATTGTCGATACCTGCTTCCAGTTAGTGCCTCCAGTTATAGTTTGGACAGGGCTCGATCTACTTATTGTGGTGTTGTCGCCAAGTTGTCCGAATGCATTCCAACCCCATGTCCAAAGCGTGCCGTCTGTTTTAATAGCAGCTATGCTCGAGCCAGATGATACCTGTTTCCAGTTATTGCCGCCAGCTATTGTTTGGTTCGGACTTGATCTATTTATTGTTGTGCCGTCGCCGAGCGCACCATTTGTGTTGTACCCCCATGTCCAAAGCGTGCCGTCTGTTTTAATGGCTGCTGTGTTGTATTCAGACATACTCACCACCATCCAGTTTGTTCCACCAGCTACTGTTTGAATAGGGCTAGATTTGTGTGTTATGGTGTTGTCGCCAAGTTGGCCATATGCATTATACCCCCATATCCATAGAGTACCGTTAGTCTTAATTGCTGCTGTTGATCCGCCACTACAACTAACTTGCTTCCAGTCAGTGCCACCAGCTATGGTCTGAACAGGACTAGACTTTCTGGCAACTGTACCATCACCAATTCCCCCAAAGAAGTTGTATCCCCAACACCACAACGTGCCGTCCCCCTTGATCGCTGCAGACGCCCAGCCAGAGGAGCTCGCTCGCTTCCAGTCGTTGCCCGCAGCAATCGTTTGTATGGGGCTAGACTTGTTGACGACTGTATTGTCAGCAAGTTGGCCGTCGGAGTTCAACCCCCAATTCCACAGAGTGCCGTCTGATTTAATTGCGAGCGTTGAGTGTAACCCACCTTCTACTCGCCTCCAGTTTGTTCCACCAGCTACTGTTTGAACAGGGCTAGATCTGTGTGTTATGGTGTTATCACCCGCAGCGCCACGGTCGTTGGCCCCCCAGGCCCACAATCTACACTCATTACTCAGCGGGTAGCTGTAGTATTGCTCGAATTCGGTAACAGGAATGAATTCTTCGTTCGGATTGAATCCGAGAGGATTAGAAGTATTCCACCATCCCTTTGCATCATTGGTCATTGTGCCTGCTCGCAATGCAATTGTGGTTTCGAACCCTACAGCGACTTCGGCCCACCCAGCTCCCGCCGCAACGTTTTGCTGCGGGCTTGTTTTTGACGTCGTTGTTCCGTCGCCGTGCTGACCATTACTATTGGATCCCCATGCCCATAGTGTACCGTCGGTTTTAACCGCAGCGAAGAAACTGCTACCCGTAGCAACCTGCTTCCAATTAGTACCCTTGGCGATTGTCTGAACAGGACTCGATTTGGAAACGAATGAGCCGTCACCGAGGTATCCACTATCGTTGTATCCCCATACCCATAGTGTGCCATCTGTCTTAACAGCTGCAGCCCTATATGATCCGTGAGCCGATACTTGTTTCCAGTTCGTACCACCCGCGACGGTCTGTGTAGGTGATGATTCATATGTAGTAGAATTGGTGCCGAGTTGGCCATATGTGTTATTACCCCATACCCACAACGTACCATCAGTCTTGATCGCTGTGGCCCAGCCGTCAGCAAGAGATATTTGCTTCCAGGTAGTGCCTCCGCCTGTAACTTGAATTGGACTAGATGCTAATCCTTGTCCAACAGTTGACCCCCAAGTCCACAGTGTACCATCAGTCTTGATCGCTGCTGTTGCTAGTGTGGCAACAGATACGCTGCTCCACGTTCCGCCTGATACAATCTGCACTGGACTCAGTCGAGTGGAGGTTGTGTTGTCTCCCAACTCACCATACTCGTTGCGGCCCCATAACCACAACGTACCATCAGTCTTGATAGCGGCAGCATGATCTCGTGCTAAGTCGACACTTCTCCAGTTATATCCCTTAGAGATGGTCTGGATAGGGCTGGATCGGTTGGTAGGCGATCCGTCGCCGGTAATGCCAAAGTCACCTGACCCCCACAACCACAATGTACCATCAGCTTTGATGCCTGCGTGCGTACGTCCAGTACCAGCAACAGAAACCCAATTGGCGCCGCCTGCAATCGTCTGGACAGGGCTAGATTTCTCTATTGTTGTACCGTCACCGAGTTGTCCAAGGTTATTGCGGCCCGCCACCCAAATTCTCGAATCGATCGGTGACGCGGTAGTTCCATACGGCCCAAATCCATCTGGCCTCGACGCAGGTGTTATGGATTTGCTCGTTGTAGGGTAAGCGTTGGTTGTTAGGTTAAACGGAACTATCGATTGTCCAATAACGGCCGTTGATACTGCCGTGGAAGGATATAGGTTCGCCTGATAGTGTAGTCTGATATCCCATTTATCGCCGCTACTAGAAGTAGCAATATATGTATCACCGATGGCAGTAAACACTCCATCGTTCCACACAACACTCTTCCATGTATCTGCATACAGTTGGATAGGATTCTGATTGACAATGGATTGGATGTATTGGTTAGGGTGGGCAGTATCGACCTCCACTAATCCGTCCGCTCTCAATATTACAACAGGGTACGGTGCTTCAGCCGGCACAGCAACACCAACGATTTGATTATTGGATGATGCGCTCACTCGAGCTAGATTGGTAGTCGTGCTTATTCCGACGTTTGCGTCTACGGTAGCACACCACCTGATCATATCTCCAGTCGACTTACCGACTGTGACAAACCAACCGCCGCCGCCAACGGGCTTCGTGAATCCAACGGCCTCTGTGGTATCTACAATATCACCAAGAGTGTCTTGGGCTAGTGGTTTACCTTGATCGCTCACTGCGGTACCGAGGTAGTAGTTGCTGATACTGACCTCGGACCCTGGTACAACTTTGCACCTAGTAACAATCGTATCTGTTGTTGATGTTGTATCCCATGGGCGTGTAGCGGAGATAGTACCCACGCCTGATTGATACCCGACCGTGTTGGCTGAAATGCTGCTTACCAGATTTGCTGCAAGCTTTTCTGTCATTCCCAAGAATGTTTGAGGAAGTAGCTGATTGCGCCACAACCCGTTAGCTGGATTTTCAGAATAGATGACACCAACTTTACCGCTAGTATCGTATACCAGATGGAAAAATCCTGTTCCTGGCATCGACGCCATAGGCTTGTTTGACTGGACCGAGAATATGTTATACGATGTAGGTAGATGCGATACACCTCTATTCCATGCAGTATTTGGGGTAGGCAAGGTCATTACCCCACCTTGGTTGCTTGGAATTAACAACACAGATGAAGTCGTAGCGTTTGCTCCTATAGCAACACTAGAGATGTTGGCGGTATTAGCGGGTCTGTCGATGAATCCATCGGACGGACGCGATGTATGAGAAAACACCCTCGACCACCATGGTCCGGATGAAGGCAGCAGTCCGTCTCTCCTGGTCCATGTCGCTGTTGTATTGGCCGTGCATGTGTAGAATGACGTAGAGAAGTTTCCAGCAATTGCAACAAACTCATCTGTAGGGGCGTGGTACACAACATCACTCCAATATAGTGCTGTGGTTGTGTTGCCCACTGCCACAGAGGCCCACGTCTGTCCTCCATCTACGGATCTAGCAAAAATGGCCGAGTTGGTGGCCGGGTCATTAGACTTAGATACAGCAATGACGACGTTTGCGTTTTGTGGAGTGTATCCTGGAACAGTTGATACTGTAACCAACTTGTCCCAATAGTGTTTGGATGTATTCGCCAATGCTGGAAGTGCTACTGGTGAACTCCATGTACCATATGTGTTGTTTGACCCATATGGTTTTGTTATAACATATCCTGGCACGACTGTTGGAAAGCTCGGATTAGGAGTGCGCATCATTGCGATACTTCTGCGCGTACCAGCATTGTATACAGCAGACGCGAACGATGTTGCGTTCGCAGTGTTTGGTATAGAAACTGTGCTGAAGGTGCTGAGTTTGTTGTTCGCAAAATCATACTTAGCATACGCCAATATGTGTGCATTAGCGCCCTGGAACGTACCTGTAGACGGAAACATCGTCATCCACAAATCTGTTCCCGTCCCGTCATATTCGTCTGTAATCATATCCACAAATCCAGCAACGTGGGTGGATTGATCTACTGGGATAGTGTAACCTGTACCTGGTCGCAACCAATTGCTCGATCCGATATTGTTGCTGCTGATTCCTGTATACGCATACATTATGGAAAGAGGGTACGAGCTGGACGCACGAACAATATACAACTCACCTACGATCGGAGATGGAAAAATATTAACGTTGTATTTAATGCTATCGATAACTGCGCCACTTAGCGCCCCGTTAGCATTAATGCCAGAGTAACTGATAGAGTATGGAGGAGACACGTGCAGCTCATTAGCTCCCGTGTTACTATTATATCCTAGGATTACTACTGTATTTTGAGTGGCCGTGTTTACTGTCGAGTTGCCAACTGCCCCGAATGTGACACATGCGTCGATCGGAATGAACCCATCAGGAACGCTCGATTCCCTATTCATTAAAGACAGATACCCCTGTTCAAACGTGAACTTTGGATCTGACGCCCCGCCAGGTACAAACCCAGCGCTCATGCCAACATAGTTTACTCGAGGAGCCTTACCGTCTACTTGGTAGTCATATGCAACGCCGAGTGTGGAAGTTCCATACAGAAGAGGAGCTGGACCGACTGTATTGGAAGCTGCTGCTACAGATCCAAACAACGAGGTGAACGATTGAGGGATGTCCACATTATAGCTTACACCCACACCACCAACTACCGAAATTCCTGAGTTAGGAAACGGGGTTGGTGTATTGGAAATAGTGAAGCCACCAGTTGAGATTCTTGCCATATGTCGGTTTCAGGAAAAGTTTAATCTGTGTATTTATATTTCCTGAAACCGTATAATCACTGGGTCAGCTTGGTCAACTCCGCAAGTGGCTCTGCCCAGGTACGTGGCTTTTGTTGGCGCAGGATGGTCACATGATCGCCATACCACGGACTAACACTTCCGGAATGCGACCACACATAGTATGCTGAGATCGGAATCATTGCATATGTTTTCTTGCCAATTGCAGCAGCAGCGTGCAATACAGACGTGCAAGACGTGATTACGAAATCCATATTCTCGATTGCGCCAAGCGTGTCTTCCCATGAGTTGAGTTGGCCGGACATATCAATAATGCCAGGAAAATCTTTCAACTCATCGAGTCCTGTGTCTTTTTGAATCGAGTAGAAGTCAGCATCGATGTGCTTCACCGCTTCGTATAGGTCCTTGAGACGGAACGACCTATGCAGATCATGGTCATATGCTGGATTGCCCTGCCAACGGATAGCAATCTTTTTGCGACCATTGCTCTTCTGAACGTTGATGGCTTGGCCTTTCACATATTCAGGATCAGCTTTCAAATACGGACCGTGCCATAGATCCTCATACTCCAACCCCATCACGATAGGGATGTGCATCGACTGAGCGTAGAATACTTCACCGGATTCTTCTATCTGCGTCAGAGACGTGATGGTATCGACGCCGTTACGAGCAAACACTTCCAGCAGATCTTTGCGTTCGTTGTATGAATTGAACCAGTATGGACGCATTCCCAATTTGCGAATGTGGTCAACGAATCTGACGTTGATAATCTCATCACCGATTCCAGCTTCTGCGTGCAAGATAACAGGACGGCCAGGATATGCCTTACCATCCCATTTGGTGTATGTGTTCTTTCCTTTGCGGTTGTTTTCTGCATCAAACTTCAACGCATTGTCTCGTGCAAAGATGGACTCGGTGTTCCAGATCTTCATCTTAGCACCCTCTTCTAAGAAGAGTCGCATTCCTTCTTGGAATTTGTCGCGATAGAGAAAGTATGTACCTAAGTTGAATTTAATCTTGTTGGTCGTCTCGTCACTGAGATCGGGAGCGGTGGTTAGCACATGAGTCAAGATAGATTCAGCGTTATCCTTCTCATTCAATAAGAAGTACGAGTAGGCTTTTTCCAATTGATTGTCAACATCGTTTGGAATTACCTTCTCGTTTTGGAGAATGTATCTCATTGCCTTCTCAGGATAGTTGGCGTGGTTGTAGACGTTGATTAGGTTAGTCCTTGCGACGTACGCCATTTGAGGACTGCCAGCAAGAGTCAGAGTATGTTCGCTGTACTTCATTGCTTTGTCGTAGTGCTTCAGGTCGAAGTAGCACTTGGCTACATTATCATATTGGGCATAATTCTGAGCACGCTTGGCGAATTCATCAACAACTTCGAGAGCAAGGTCTTTACGACCAAAATGATTGAGCGTAGCGACGAACGGTGATAGGTCGTTCATTCCTTGTGGTTCTTTGGTACTCATGGCTTCACCACCACCAATTTAATACGAAGGTCGCTGTATACGTTGTTGATCTGCTTGGACATTTGGTGTAGTTGCTCGTACTTGCCTTGCGCAGCTAGTTCAGCATAGTCCTGATCTACTACAAAGTCGTACTCAAGAATCTCAAAGTCAACATCACAGAACAATCCAAACCCAGATGATGAGTTGTGATGTTCGATGTGCCACTCGTTATACTTCTTGCTGAACTTGCGCAACATCTCGATAGTGATCGGACGGCGGTGAGTAGGATCACCGAAGAAGTTTTCGTGGCGGTGGTGTGGGACTTCGATGTCAATGATTGCACCATCTTTACAGATACGGTACAGCTCTTTCATAAAGTCCAAGAACCCTTCACCAATGTGCTCAAAAATATGATGAGCCTTTACCTCATCCACCGAAGAGTCTTCGAGCGGAAACTTATCCGTCTCTATATTCATCACGATATCAGGATTCGTTGATGCGTCTAGGTCGACGTTCAGGAACCCCTCGAATTTTTTAAAGCCGCCACCAATATTAATTTTCATACTTTATCACCGTATACATTGTGTTATTTTGTTTTACCCATTCGTCTAGGTATTCTTTAACATCAGGTCTCATTGGACCGTCAATCTCTATCACTTTCAAGAACTGCCCCTGCGGAGAATTCTCTACTGATATCATCACGCCACTCTCTGTTGGCTTCAACCATTCCTCAATGATTCCCTGCGACCATGCGCATTGATACTTCCTACATGTTTCAGGGCGTGTCTCGTATGTAGTACACTTCTTTTCCTGCAAATAGAAACACTTCTGCTTGTTGCCGAATGGTTTGCCAAACGCTTCGCCTATCAGATGACCTTCGCAACACAGAGTGCAATCGCCGCATGGCCTCATTTTGATCGGTGTGTTGTCTTTTGCAGTAAGTCTGTATACCTGTATCATACCATCATTCACAGAATGGAACAACCAGGGCCTGAAGATGATTCCTTCGTTTGGGCCAAGCTGGATATTGGTAGTCAGGTCCCAATCGAATAGGTTGTTGTAGTTGAGTCGGTACTCATCTAATGCGCTCCTGGCGCCACTCTTATGATTGAAGAAATTGACTGTTGTGCTTCTTGGGTCTAGGTTTATTAAGAAGATCCAGTCACCAGGTGTGCTGAAACTTTCAAAATGAATTCCGTATCTTGGGCGTCTGAAAACTCCAGACAGGTCATCTACAACAACCACGTCCTGAGCAAGCATCTTGCTGAATATCGGGTCGAGTCCTTGGATCACGTGGTTAAAGTTATCTACTTCGTCGCCATGCTCTTTGGGGACAAAGGGAAGACTGAGCGCTAAGTTGTATAGCGTGTCTACATCTTGCGGTGCAAAGAAGTCATCTGCATGCAATAGTTTAATCATTCATCACTCCATAAAAAAAGGTGCTGTCCTTTCGGAGCAGCACCTGTATTTATAACAAGCTGATTAAGCTTGAGCTTCCGTCCACGATACGCGAGCCAGAATGTTTCTTGTTACACCTTCGAGGTTAGTAACAACCAAACTCACAACGTCAGGACCATCTGGATACATGTTCAGTGTACCAGCAGATGATGCAGAGTTCGATGTAACGTTTGTTGTACCGCCACCCAAGATACTGTTACCCAAGTCACGAACCAAATCCAAGTTACGCAATGTGTTGGTGTAAGTGTTGTTACCTGGACCGTCGGTGTAGAACGAGTAGATCGACTCACCACCGGACATTGTAACGCCTGCTGGGAATACTGCTACTTGAGCCAACGAAGCTGGGTTGTTGTTAGCTTGAACGAATGTGTTGCTGACAGATGTTGCACCGTTAACAATCAACTCACACAAGAAACGGCCATCAGACAAGAAGTCCAAGTTACGCAAAGTCAACTGCATGCGGTTGATAACTTCTTTGATACCGAGCACGCCAGACACGCCGTTATCAACGGTTGGTGCAATGCGCAAGCTCAACAACGTAGCACGTTGGCCAGTTGTAACAGCAGTAGCGGTTGGCATACCGACCGAGAACACGAACGACTTATCGTCATCGTAACGACCGTCCATAATGACCGAAGAACCCCAGTGGCTAACCAATGGTGAGAACTGTGGTGCGTGACCTTGGACAGCGATAGGAGCAGTTTCGCTGTATGTGTGAGTGGTAGAAGCACCAGCTGCACCCATTGCGAAGAATGTCATCGTTACGCCAGTACCGGTCAGCAAAGCACCTTGGTTCAACGTGATCGTTGTTGGTCCAAGAGACACAATCCACGAACCTGTCGCGATACCGTTACCTTGCACGTACATACCTGGTTGCAATGTTGCAGTAGAAGCAGCAGACATCACAGCGCTACCAGTGGTAGTGTTAACAGCCAATGTGCCGCCAGCCTTACCACGAGTCAGACCAGTAAACTCCGTTGCAGTCTTACCTGTGTAGTAGCAGTATTCGTATGCTGTTGGGTTAGCGATCAACAACGAACCAGCGGTTGGGAAGCCATCTGTACTAGCAACAGTCAGCGTAGTTCCACCAGCAGTAGCAGTATTCATATGCTGTTGGGTTAGCGATCAACAACGAACCAGCAGTTGGGAAGCCATCTGTGCTAGCAACAGTCAGCGTAGTTCCACCAGCAGCCAACGTTGCCATCATGCGAGTGGTGTATCCGTTTGTGTTGGTTTCGTAACGAGCTGGCAAGTTACCAGAGCGCATGTATGCTTCGAGGTTGATGTTGTTGTTAACCAAGCGGTGAGCGTATGTAACTTCACCACGACCGTCTTTAAAGCCGTAACGAATTGCGCCAGCACCGTACCATGAGTAGTCCATGTACAACATCTGGATACGACGTAGGTCGATGTTGTAACCAGTTGGGCCTGTGCCATCAACACGATCGATGTTCCACGCACTTTGTGGGATCTTAGTATCGATTGTCTTGCTGAAGATAGACTTCATACCACCAGTCATAGAGACGCCACGGTATTCTGGCAGGATAGTCATCGACGTATCGCTCAGAATGTTTTCAACACGGTACGACATACCACGGATCACAATATAGTCGCCAGTATTCAATTGGCGGGCAAATTGTGTGTTGGTACCAGTTACTACAGCAGAGTTCTGAGTACACACGACGGTACCAAGCATTTGCTGTGTGGAGTTTCTACGAACAGCCCACAGTGTTTGGCCATCATACTCGTAGAAGAAGCCGTTTTGTTGGTCGAACATACCAACACGAACAGAAGCGTGGTACCAGTTGTTGACGATAACAGTAGGAACGCTACCAGAAGCCAATGCAGGTGGCTCGCTTAGTGCGCTGTAACGGAATGTATATGGATCTGGAACTTCCGAAATCACGAATGTGCCATTGAACGCCGAACCGGCTGGCAAGCAACCTTCGATGGAAATGCTGACGCCTGGCACCAATTGGTGGGCGGCCTTTGTAACAACAGTGACGGTGAACACAGAAGCTGTGATCGACTCGATGTTGAAGTTAGGCTTGATAACAGCACCAGTAGAGAACTGGATACCCTTACCGGATTGGTAACGGAAGTAACGACGGGTCTGACGAGCCATTGTTAGGTTGTGCGAAGCTGCTGTGGTGCTATATTGTACGCCGCCGTCGAATGGACGGTGGTAGAATGTACCTTCTGGACGAACGTGGATTGAACCGCCAGTCAAAGCACCTGTAGGCGTTGTTGTAGACAAGAATGTGAACGCGGTTGAGTTAATAACCCCAGACACAGGCCAGGTTCCGATAGGGTTACCAGAAGTAGCAATCGATGTGTTACGAACCATCACATAGTTACCAACACGCAATCCATGGACAGTGTTAGCAGTGATCGTAACAGCATTACCAGAAATTGTGTTAGCGGTGACGCCGAATGAGTTACTTGTGTAAGCGCCAGGTGATGTTGTAACAGTTGCGCTGCCGTTAGCAAACACAAGAGTTTGACCCATGCTGTAAATGTTGGCAGTAGCAGGAGCTTCACGCTTCATATCGTATGTGAACGACGCACCAGCAGACACACCGCTAACAACATAGAAGCCATCAGCAGGAGCATATGTGGATCCGTTGATGTATACTGGGTGGCTAGCAATAATGTTGGTGGTTGTTGGTGTTCTTACTGTAACGGTACGGCTGTTAGCAGTAGTATCCATAGCAGTAATCGTCGCGTTTGGTGCCTGTGGCAACACATAGAACGATGAACGGTTATTGACCAGCTGGACGTTTTCCCACTTCGTTGGTTGTAGACCATATTCAAAGTCGGTATCGATCAACGATTGTGGTTGCGACGTACGGAACTTACCAACTGGGTCCATCAGCTGCTCAGAAGGAGCAAAACGTTGATACAGCTCATCCCAGATAATCTGGAGAGTGTCAGTCGAGCTCATCGATGTAGTGTCAAAGTTCAACACAATGGTTGTAGTGTTGTTTGATGTATCGAGTGTGTATGATGTTGCCTTCAGAGCTGGGTCTGAGAAGTTAAGAATAGGTGTGCCTGAGGTAACGTTGGTGATCAACACCATGCGTTCTTGTTGTACGAGACGCGGCAACACGACCGTTCTCGTAGATGGCGTAAATGTGTAATTAGTTTCAAGTAGTACTCTACGTGACATGTTTTAATTCTCCGGTTATTTTAGAAAGTGTCTAATGCAATAGCAAGGGGGTGGAACGGGTATGTAGTCGGCGCTGGAAGGTTAGCTGCTGATGTAGTCTGCGTGCTGTTCAACAGACGACCAGTAAAATCAGCTGTTGTTGCTGGTGCCTTCGAGAACTGTACTGTTCCGTTTGCGTTGACTTGGATATCTCCAGTCTCTAACACAACAGGGATACCATTGCAGTACATGTACCCAGTGTAGTATACCTTGCGTTTGTGGACTTTTTGAGCTCTGTTGTTGATGAATATCATCATTTGCTCAGGTGCAACGAGCGCTGGCGTAATAGCTTCGCCATTGTTCACAGTAAACCTAAACACTCTTTGGACGCCATTGAAGATTGGCGCATCGATATCATGCACGTTCATCGCATCGCCACCATTGAAGGTGACGTTGCCGGTAACATTCAAGTCTCCGACATTCAGTGTTTTGGTCGTTGTGTTACCAAACCCAAGCACAGCGTCTATTGTTGGGTTTGGTGAGTCATACCAGAACACAGCTGATCCATTAGAGGTCAGATATGCTCCGTTGGATCCCGTGGTGCCGTTAGCCGAGATTCCGCCACTGAATGTGATGGTGTTCGAGAATGTTAGCTGTGCGTTTGCAGATTCAATTCCAGATCTTGGAATAGCAAAAGCTGTTGCGTTTGTGTATGCAGATACTGCTGCATCATATGCACGCTTAACAGAGTTGGCTGTCGCTGCATGTGTGGAGCTTACGTTAGCGATACCGTCAACGAGCTGCACGATACCAGCCTGTGTGGTATTAGCTGCATTCAGTCGTGCGTTCGGAACGGTTCCGTTAGACAGATTCGAAGCATTGGCAGCGAATGTGACTGCGTTGGTGTACGCAGTGTTAGCTAGCGTGATCGTGTATGCAACAGCGTTAGAGTATGCAGCACCAGCGATTGTGGCAGCATACGATACAGCATTGGAGTACGCAGTGTCAGCTTTTGTGTTAGTGTATGTTACACTGTTCGAATATGCTGCAGCAGCCTTCGTGTCTGCATATGTTGCAGCATTGGAATAAGCAGTAGCAACACCGAGAGCTGCTTGAGCAGCAAGGTCATATGCAGTCTTAACTGCGTTTGCTGTTGGTGCAATTGTGATGCTGGTGTTACCAACATCATCGACTAAACGCAAGATACCAGCAGCGGCAGTAGTACCGGCTGGCAAGCGAGCAACGTCAACTGTACCTGTTGAAAGGTTAGTTGCGTTCGTGTAGAAGTCTGGCGACTGTCCACCTAAATTGTTTGCATTTTCGGCTGAGGTAGTAACGTGTCCGTTCGCATTGATTACGACCACGTCCCCTACCGTCAAGCCTGACTTGACTTTGAATGTCATTTCTCGTCCCTATTTAAATCAGAGAAAATGTTAAATTAGTCTTCTAAACTTGAAGTTGTAACTTGCAGTTCCTGATCCTATGTATGTTCCGGATATTTGAAGTTTAATATATCCGCCGCTCTGACGCAGCGTTCTCAGGAATAGTGACTCGCCGTGAGTTGTGTCACCTGTACTGTGGAGGACAATTTCATCCGCCGTTGTTTCGTTTGTAGTGGCTCCATACCATGAAACCATACCGGTATATATCTGATTGTTACTTCCGCCAACACTACGGTCATCAGCAGTGAGCTGAACCATATACGATCCAGTGGTCATGTCTGAACCGATGATGCCAGTATCAACCCACGATGTGTTGATTGTCAGCGTCTTGGTGAACGACGCTAGACCGAAGATATCAGCTGTTGATGTTGAATCAGAACGTACGAATTGTGTAGAGGTTACACCATCCAACAAGTCAGCGTTCAGGTTCGTTACCTTGGTGGTACTTGTAACGACCAAAGGTGCAGTGCCATCAGCGACTGTAGATACCAAACGCGAACCAACTACGTTGGCTGACGCATTAACAAAACCAGTGATTGTTGTGTTACCAGCAGCGAATGTATTGCTTACGCTAACTGCAGCTGTTGTGGTTGCGCCACGGGCAGTAACAGTGCTGAATGTATCCGTGGAATATATGTTAACCGTTCCGCCAAGGCCAATCACGCCGCTGTTAGAAACAACTACGTTATTACTTGCATTGAAGGTGATTGTGGATGATACCAAAGCACCGACAGGGATAGATGAAAGACCTGCGCCGTTACCGACGAATGCGCTACCAGTATAAACGTTGCCAGCGATACCGACGCCACCTGCAACAACCAAAGCTCCAGTAGTAGAGTTTGTAGCAGATGTTGTAGATGTGATCTGGATATTACCAGATACCAGCGCAGCAGCTTTGAATGAAACGTCAGACGGATCTACAGCGTTCGATGTTACATCGCCGGTATAACCTTCAAACAAGTACCACTTCTTTGTGACAGAATCACGAATGAAACCTGTCTGTGCGTTGCCGGTGCCTGGATCATATTGACCAACCAAGCCCATATCGACTGTGTCGGCAGTGTTGTTTGCAGCAACCTGAACGACGCTATCAAGTACGTTCAGAGTCGCAACGTTGATCGATGTGGTGATACCGGTAACAACCAAGTTGCCTGAAACTACGACGTTGCCGTTGAATGTTGCAGTGCCGTTGACGGTCGCATTCGCACCAACATAAAGCTGTTTAGCGACTCCCAATCCACCAGCAGTGGTAATGGAACCTGTAGTTGTATTTGATGTGTCAGCGGTGTTGCTGACTTTTACGGAACCAGCAACATTTAGGCGTTGGGCTTCATCAACAGACAGAGCCAACGTAGAAGCGCCGTCATCTTTCTTGGTGTATAGTTTTGCTACGCCGCCGAGGCTAGATGTCGAACCATTGGCAGTAAACTTCCAGCCAGCCATCTCTGCATATGCAGGTGTGCCGCCAGTATATGCGTATCCGGTATACTGACCAATGAAGTCGCCGCTTTGGCTAACGGATGGGCTTGCTTCTGTACCACGCGATGTGGATACAGTAAAGCCAGATGTCTTGCCGATCGTTGAATCGTCTGTTCCGCTGTTTGGAACATACGAGTCGATCTGGTATGTAATGTTGATCGTGTCAGTCGAAGTAGTGTCTGCACGAGGACCGACAGTGAACTTAGTATTCGAGAAGGTATCGGATACACCATCAAGGTATCTGAAGTTGGTCGAGTTGCCCGAAACAACTTTGCCACCGCCATTCAAGAACAACACAGAGCCGTTGCTCAGCGCGTTCATGGTCAACGCACCAGTCACTGAGAAGTTATTAGCTCCTGTGATTACTGCATTGAAGGTGTTGCCGTCCGAAGCAGTTACAGATAGTGTGTTGTTAGTGATTGCATAAGATGCACCATTGACAACAGCGAATGGGACACTTTCAGCATTAGTAACTTGGCCTTTGGCATTGACGGTGAGAACAGCAACCGCTGTAGTGTTTCCGTATGTGTTAGCTACAACACCAGTATCAGCAATCGTTAAGGTAGCATCGCCCGCTGAGCTGGTAACATCTCCATCAAATGACGGCAAGCGGCCTGCTGGAAGAGTGCCAGAATCAAAGTTAGAGGCGTTAGCTGCAAAGATCAACGCGTTGGCGTATGCTGCATCAGCAACTGTGTTTGCGTAGATGATAGCGTTAGCGTATGCATCTGCTGCAAACGATGTTGCATTAGTGACTGCGTTTGCAGCCAGATCATATGCACGCTTAACTGAGTTTGCAGTAGCAGCGACAGTGATGCTTGTGTTAGTTACGGAGTCTACCAACTGAACAGCACCAGCGGCTGTTGTGTTTGCGGCTGGCAGATATGTTGCAGCAACTGTACCAGAGGTTACAAAGTCGCCGCTGATGTTGCCGTAGAAGTTAGTTGCAGTGACTGTACCATTGACAATAAGCGTATTCGAGCCACTGGAGGTCAATGTCATCTTGCGGTCGGTATTTGCTACGCCACCAACAAAGAATCTAACTTGGCCACTATCACCTTGAACGAAGTCTAGGTTGCCGCCAAGGTTCAGCAAGTATCCATCAAGCTGCTCAGCAAATGAGAAAGCAGGATCACCATATCCGCTACTCGACTTGCCCATGTCGATGTAGTTGGAGATGTCTGTTCCGTTATCAGCAGTGATAACGAAATCAGCAGATGCGCCAGCCTCGTCACTCAAGTTCTGGATAGCGACTTGAATGTATGTGTTTGATGTATCCGTAATCTGAACCAACGGAGTGGTCAGAGTAGCACCACCTTGACCAATAGTCAAAGGAGCTGTAGTTACGTCTGTTGCAATACCGATACGCTTGTTGGTAGTATCAACAAACAACGAGTTGCTAGAGAAGTTGACATTACCATCGATAATATGAGATCCGCCGCCTGTAGGAACAGATACGGTCATTTTACCGTAAATGTTGACGTTCGCGACGTTCGATTGGCCAGTAATGTTTACTGTATTTGCAAACACGACAGCACCATTGACGGTACCGCCGTCTACTTTAGACAGCGCAGTGTTAGCTAGAGTGTTGGCCGCAATGGCCGCATCATATGCAGTCTTGACAGCATTTGCGGTCGGTGCAATCGTGATACTGGTGTTGTTTACTGTATCTGTAAGTCGAACAATACCTGCCAACGTAGTGTTAGCTGCATTCAATAGAGCGTTGTTTACAAGTCCACTAGACAAGTATGTTGCATTGGCTGCAAGATATGCAGCGTTGTTGTATGCTTCTGAAATGCGCAGATCGAGCGTCTTAGCAGTATTAGCAGTCACCGCATACGTGACGCTGCTGTTAGTCACACCATCAAGCAACCCCTCGAATACACCACCTGTTGGTAGCACGAGGCTTGATGCGATCTTTAGATCAGCGACTTGGAATCTGTCAGCCGTCTCGTCCCAAATAAATTGAGCGTTCGTCTGAGCACCACGGTTGATAATGATACCAGCATTTTGTGTTGGTTCAGTCACGCCAGACACATCAGCATTCAACGTGATCAGGTTATCCCCGATGTTCAACTCAGTTGTGTTGATATACGTCGTGTTGCCGGTTACTGTAAGGTTTGCGTTGATTATGACATCAGCATCGAATGTTGTTACAGCTGAAACATCCAGAGTGCCGCCAGTAAACGCGACGTTGCCAGTTGCAGCAATACCGTTAGCGGTTAAGTTGCGGCTAACGACTAAATTGTTGGATGTTGTTGTTCCACCTACCGCCAAGTTGCCGCTTACGGACAAATCAGTGTATGAAAGCGATGCAGCTTGAAGATTCGCAACAGTCAACGTATCAGCAACTACTAGGTTGTTGACACTTACTGTGTTTGCAAGTCTGACTGTGTAATCAAAATTGGTAGTGTTAGCAACCACCACCTGGCCAGTATTTGCGCTGGTAAGTGTGGTAGGGGCACGGTTGATCCATTGGCTAGTAGTATTACTATAGGCAATGATATTGTCGCCGCTAACGTTGGTTAGGGTAACGTCTGTGAGTTGGCCAAGCTGCGATACACCACCGCCAAGGGTGGTTTTAAGCGTGACAGGTGATACGGCTTCAAGAGCGCCGGAACGTTGTCTGACTTTGATTGTTGGACGTAGGGTCGTGAGATTTAAATTTGTGTTCGCCATGGATTCCTCTTAACGGGTCACTTGAGGCGTCACAGTCACAATTCCTTCGACAATTCTTGATACAGTATTTCCAGAACGGAGTTCAACATCATATACGTAGCGCCCACTAGCCAAGCTTGCTGTTTGGGTTGCAGTCATCTCCAAGACGACTGAACTAGATGTTGTATTTATAGAAGCAGTAAACGCAGTAGAAGACGAAGAGGTATAGGTCTTTCTCATCTGCGATGTTGCGGTAAACCCCGTCAAATCAACGGGGGTATCGCTCATATCGGATATATCAAGGTTGATAAGGAACGTGGCTCCTTGATCAATAACGAGGTTTGTTTTTACCGCCATCTGTAATGTCGTCCAATTTTTGTTTTAGTTCTTTGATAGATTCGATAATGACAGGGATCAACATTTGGTAAGATACGCTCTTCATTCCCTGTTCGTTGGTTCCAACAGCTTCTGGGAAAGGCTTCTCAACCTGTTGTGCTGACACACCATACTGTTTCTTATCGTCGCCGATAAAGTTGTACAGATAACCAGTAATTTGCTCAAGTTTGTCGAGCGCATTACTGATAGGCACAAGGTTTTGCTTCAATGTAACGTCAGACGTAGAATAGAAGTTGTTTGCGTATATATCCGCCGTAGAATTGCGCTGTGCAATTGTGTTCGCCACCGCGGCGATGCTTGCTCCGCCTGCAACAGCAGATGTCACGACATACTTCCATGTGGATGTGTTCGCTACTTCTAATTGGTCCAATTCAGTGTTGAATCTCATGTACGCGGTGCGGTTGAGAGTCGGACGGTTGAATGTATTACCAAATGGCATGCCGATTGCAGTATTGCCGTTGAATGTTGCCCAGCCGGATCCGTATATCGTGGTCGTGCCTAGGTTTAATGTACCCATTAGCCCGTCGATACTGACGTTTGCCATACCGATTCCGGTACCATTGAACCATAGGCCGGTTTGGTTGATTGTGGCGTTGGCGGTCGAGTTGCCGGCTGTGAATCCAGCAGTCGATACCGATACGTTTGCATTTGGGCTGACAAATGATACTAACGGGTAGCCAGTAGCGTTAGCAGTAAATGCCGCAGCAATAGTATTGCTTGCCGTAGTACCTGTAATGATTGAGAATGATGTGCTATTTGTAACAGTTCTTGTCGATGTGTTGGCAGCAATCTGAATATCGATTGGGGTAATAACAGTGTTTGTGGTTGCGTGCGAGACGCGCAACATTACGTTTGCATTACCAGCAGCAGACGCGACAATTTGTTGTGTCGCGTTTGCTGCGTTAGTTACTCTAAACGATCCAGTGTTCGCATCGCCCGCAATGACTGCCCATGACGCATTAGCGATCCCATTAGAACTGATGCTGAACGTCCTAGCTCTAAATTCTCCAGCAAAGGTGCTATTAGCCGTTTGCATGCCGAGACTACCCACAGTTGCGTTGCTAACGCCTCCCGAATCCGACATAAACATAGCACTGTATCTACTAATATTCACACCTAGGCTACTACTGCCCAGTTCGATAACTTCCGGGGTAATGTATATGGCGTCAGCGGTCGATGCAACATACACATATCCGTTAGCCACAGTAGTGGCGAAGCCGCCGTTTGCTGTATTACCTGCAACCATGCCGGTCGATGTGATTGTAGTGTTGCTAGTATTGTTACCGACGTAAAATCTGGCTGGAGTTGTGTACGCCATGGACGTGGTATTTGCGACGGTCAGTTGCGTGGCCCTGAGGTCAGCCTGTACAGTTGAATTGCCGATGAAGAAGTATGAACCGACGTTCATAAACGCAGCAACTCCAGATCCAAACACAACATTGCCCTCCGCTGTAGTAATGCCCTTGATTACCAGCGCGTTTGCTGTCAATTGCGAGCCATTAACAACAACGGTGTTTGAGAATGATGCAGCCTTGGTAACAACAAGTTCTGTATTTACAGTAGCCGATGTACGGCCAAACGACAGAGTATCCACCACATCCAGCGCACCATTGGCGGACGTCGTGTTGGCACCAGACGATACAGTCAGCGTGCCAGTGTTCTGGCTATGAGCAATGAGCATCGCATATGGATACGATGTGTTGCTGAGGCTGGTATTTGAAGTCTCGTCCCAGTTGAATGAGATGGCATTAGCGCTGATTCGGACTGGCCCAGAATTTTCAGAGGCCATGCTGATTTCAATAGCATGTACGTCACCAGACGTTTGTTCCATTGTGATGGTGCCACCATCGACGAACAACTTCTTGTCGTTTGAGAAAACAAACTGACCTTCGTTGATGTCTACGTTGCCGCTGATTGCATGCACCGCACCATTGACCGTTAGATCACCAGCAGTCATGCTGAAATTGCCAACCTGGATAGCAACGTTGCTGTTCTGATACGTTGCAACTACATTAGCTACAACCACCTCTGTGGTGTTGGCTGAGATGAACGAATCTGTGTTTCCTACATGAGCGGTACCAGAATCAACCGACGACACAATAACAGCGTTACCGGTCAACGTACCGTCAATTTGCACGTTGGCAACAGCCACAGCTATGTTGCCGATGGTAAGTGGATGTAGTGTCCTTACTACGGTGGAGTTGGCAATGAAGCCACCATCAGTTGTAAACAACACTCCTCCAACCTCAACGTTGGACGTTAGTTGAGCGTCTCCTGCGACCAGTAAGCCATTCTCGGCCTTAAATCTTGTATCTGCCATTCGTTACCTTATTTGATCAAATTGACTAGCAACTTAACCGATGAGTTATCAACAGTTTGCTTGAATCGTAGATTGACTACGCCACCTGTAACGACAGCAGAGAATACTCCCACGTTTGCTGTATTAGGTGCAGCTACTGTACCGTATGATGTAATGTATACGTTTGTGCCGCCATTGTGGGCGACAAGCAGTTTGACAATCTGCGTGCCTACTGTGATGTTCTTTGCGACAGCAGTTACTTCTGCGGCCGAATAAGAGCTCTTTGTGAATGTGTATACGTTCATGGCAGCTGATGTGCCAGTGCCTATGTCAGTATTAGATACCGTGACTTGCTGGAAATCTTCGGTGAAGAATACACCACCATTGAAGTTTACAGTATTAGCGAATGTGGTATTTGCACCAGTAGCATATACGTTAGCTTGAATTTCAGCAGCGGTCGTGCCGATAATCACATTGCCTCCACCAGCGATTGTGGTGCCAGACATATTGATTGTGATGCCCGCTACGTTTGCACGGGTACCTGTGACGTTCAAGTTAGCAGTCACATTCAGTGTGTTACCACCGATCGTAGAAGTCGTACCAACACCATCGTTCACTACACGGACGCCAAAAACACTACTGTTACCGATTGCAGTGTTTGTGCTGAATATAGCAACGTTGCCAGCATTGACAGCAAACCTAGTTACGGCATTGGAGGTAACAGAATTAGCAATCGTGTTCAATGTCTCTACGGTGAAGCTTGCTGCGTTACTTGTAGACACCACGTTGAATAGTTTCGTACCTGTACCAGCGATGTTCCATACGGCAAAGTCACTAACGACGTCGAGTTTGGTTGTATCGATTGTAGCGTTTGTGCCAGAGATGAAGATGTTAGCAACACCGGATCCAACAGCAACGTTTCCGTTGAATGTCGTTGGAATCGCAACGTTCATCGTTTTGTTGGTACCACCAATGGTGACGTTAGCTTGTGTGCTAATGACATTGAGATATGTTCCACGAACATCGATATTTGATGTGCATGTCAGGGTCGCGCTAGTAGTAACATTACCACCACGGATCGTTTCGGTCGCTGTCAGCGTATTTGCGGAGAAGATACCATTGACGTATGCATTACCAGACGTCTGACCCCCCGCCGTATTAGGTGCAGTGGTGACAGCGAGCGTCGAAATGATATCGAGCCCGTAGTTGGTTTTGGTAATCCACGATTCGAATGTATCCGAGATCGCGTAAACGTTGGAAAGGTTAAATGCCATTTATAGTCTCTTGCAAATTTCTTGGAGCATGTTCTTGATATCTTGGACGTCTTGCTTCAATGTGTTAACTTCATCGCTCAGGCTCTCACGAGCTAGACGCTCAGCGCGCTGTTGCTTGTATTGAGCCATGCTTTGTTTGTTTGTATTTATGATGGCCTTTGAACGGGGATCCCGCGCAAAGCCATCAGCATCAGTCTTAAAATATTCCGTCATGTTAGATCATTACAGCAATTGCTCTCATATCACTGACCACCGGAACGGTGATTTGATTGTCAGCTCTCAGCACAATCTTTACAGCAAGATATTTATATCCTGAGTATTGAGCTGTTAGCGTGCCATCGCTTGCGGCACCGTGGTAGACAGCAATGTAGCCCGGAGACGTTCTGTTGTATCGGAACGATCCTCTTGGCTGCGTTACCTTCTCTACCGTTGCACCTGCTAGGGTGAACGAAGGAGCAGAATCAACTGCAAATTGTGAGGAGTTGGATACCGCAGTAACTGTTCTGATGTCGTAGTCGTCGTTAGTAGCAACAACCAAGGTACCGTTTGCTGCTGTGCTATCAGCCTTAACCAATTTCACAAGATCGCCAACCACCAACTCACTATCAACACGAGCTGTGCTATCCATGATAACTGTGGTGCTACCAGTAGAAGTGTTGGCTTTGCCGGTCATTCTCAGAGACGGAAGTGTCTTTGGAAGGACGTACACATACTCTTTGAAGTCGCCAGAATTTCCTGGGTTGCCATATAGACCTGCTGTAGCAGCAGTCTTTTCGAGCAATGTCCATTCCTTATTCGATGCCACTTCAGCATCACCTTCGTGGATTACGCGAGTGTATACGTCAACGTCTGTTCCGAGCGGACGGTATGCAGTGATGTATACCTTCAAATCTTCTGCTTCATATTGATCGGCAAGTTCGATGTACTTGGAGATGTACTTGTTCTTGCTCACACCAAAGCGTTGAGTCTCGTTCGGGTGGAATTCGACAAACGTCTCAACAGGAACACCGCCCGTCGTTGGCTTAGAGATTGTCACGACGTTACCGTTGACCGCTGTCACGACAGCGTCTGTAGGAATACCTAGACCACGAATACCCATACCAGCCACGACACGAGTGCCGTCTGTAATAGCGACTGTAGTAGATGTCGTGCTATATGTGGCGAGCTGTCTGAATGTGGTGTAGTTGTCGATCTGGTTAGCAATCAATTCCAACGAGATAGGCGAAATGTCAACTGCTGGCGATGCCAAGCTGACACCAGTCTGCAAGTTTTCCGACATCTTGAATGATGTCACAACGGACGAGCCATTGATTTCGTTCGAACGGCTCTTCAACACAGATGTGAATGGAAGAGCTGTTGGTCCTGCATCCTCGCCTGTCGTAGCGCTAAGGATAGTCTCGTTTGGCTTAGCAGTCTTGTATGTGCGTGTCAACGATGTACCTTGTGGAGCCATTGTTTCGATCTTTGGTTCAACATATTGGTATGTGATGTCATCGATCGATGCAACGTTAGCCACGCCAGATCCAAGAGCACATACAATTGCACGGCCAGAGTCGGCATTGAGGAGTACGTGTTGTGATTGGACGAACTTGTTAGTCGAATCGCTAGCAGTAGACTTCTTCAAATACAGCTTCTGATCATTGATACGGTAACGGTCAACCTCGCCAGTAATAACCTTCATGTAGTTTACAGCACTGAGTGTGTTAGCAGCTGGAACTGGATTGATCTGGCTGAACTTAGGTCCCTTGCTGATCTTGATCTGGCTATCGTTGGAGATAGAGGATACCTTGACGATATCATAAACGACCGAATTGAGTTTTTGGAACTCTGTAGCAGTCGTGATTGCAGCTGTTACTGGAGCGTCCAATGTTAGGTTAGTTGTGTTGCTGATGTTGATAACTTGGCGCACATGGTTGGAAACCAACACGTGGTCGCCAATCGACAGTTCGCTAGTAAAGTCAGTACCAGTGCCCACTAAGTTGGCAGCGGTTGTAGTAGCCTTAACAGTACCTGTCAAGTTTGCGCTTGGATCAAGACCGTATGTTAGCAACAAGCTATCGCCTGTATTGAGCGTCGATGTGAATGATGTGTTAGTACCAGACACGATGAAGTCGTTCGTTGCATTTGCTGCTGATGTATCCAATGTGCCTGGCTGGTATGATGTGCTCTTCTGAGCAACCACATCGCCACGATCGAATGAACCAGTAGGGTTTGCCAATGTCAAGAATTCATAGTTATCGTGAGTGAACGAAGCGGCGCCAGTAGTAGAACCACTGAAGTCAGCCTGATACATCGTAAACTTCAAGTCTTCGAATGAGTGTGGGTTCCATGCTGTGTTGTTCACAGATGTAAACATTTGTCCTGTACCCCAATCGTTCTTCGCGACCAAGTTAGGGTTAGTGACGTCTGAGTTACCAGCTTCGCCTGTCCACACATAGAAGTCTGGGCAGAGTCCGTCAGGGATCACAACGATACAGTACTCTTCGCCTGATTTCAAGAACACAGGAGAATCGAACGTGAACGTAGTTGGCTTTGATGCATCATCGGATGCATTGATCAATTCGGTTGGCAACCACTTACGGCTGAATGGAATCAACTGTTGTCCTGGATACCCGTTAATGGTACTTCTGATCTGGATGGTCACACCCTTATCATTGCTGACAGACTTTGTAGCGAAGTACAGATCGATCTTGGTGATATACACACCCTCAGTCGATGTCTTCAGTGCGTCAGGCACCTTAAATGTTTGTGCAACAGGATCGCCACCGCATGATGGAATTGTCCAAGATGATGTAGTGGTGAGTACAGTAGTACCAACTTTACCAGTAAACGATGTATACAACTTAGTATCAACGCTCTCCAATTTCTTGGTGGAGATTGTTACTTGTTGGTTGTCGACATCGAGGTTGTATGCAACGTACTTTGCGTTGGTGAACGAAATCGAAGCCTCTTCTGATCCGATGTTGGATACGTCGATGATCTTGATCTTGCGTTCGCCGACGTAGAATGTGTCAGCAGGAATCGAGAAGATACCAGCCAATTGACCACGGTCGTCGGTGCGGAGTTCGCCACCTTTGATGCCTGTTGGCACGATGGTCGCGTTATCTACAGGGCCACCAGACAGGCTGCCGATGTATTTTGCTGGAACGGTGTGAGCATTCACATCCACATCATCAAAGTAGATGTAGTGGCGAGTATTTGGACGCAGGCCAGTAGCCAAGAAGGTTACTGGGTTAGCGCGCATGAATGGTTTGAACTGTACGCTAGACACAGACGAGAAGTTTGCGTCATTGGTTGTAGTGACGGGACCACCAGTGATGTTGGCCTTCTCGATGATGCCCATCTGATCATACGATGTCAGAGTGGTCTGAGTAGCAGTACTACCAGATACAGACACTGAGCTAACAGAACCAGTCTGCTTCAAAGACTGTACTGTTGTCTTGCCATCCATCAGCTTGAACGCAGCGTTGACAGCGTCGATTACTTCGTTCTGAGCTGCAGCAAGGTCGATTGTTACGTTGACAGGAGCGATGTCCTTATCATACTGGCCATCGAACTTAGGATACAAGAACAACTGGCCTTTGAATCTCCACAATTCACCCGCGATGTTTCTCTCGTTTGTTCCATATGTCTGTGACAACAATGGCTTGTGGGTGTATGGGAGAGTAACCAATTCTGAGTGGCCTCTGACGTTGGTTGTTTCAGAACCAATCGTTGTGTCGAACTTCAAGTCGACGTCTTCAGCACGGACACGAGGACGCAGTACGCCGTTCTTTGTATCAACGAAAGCGCTGAATTCAGAGTCGGCCAAATTAGACACACCAAAGTCTTCGAAGGAATCAACCAAGAATCCATTGAGTGCGGTTTGGTTTTGTGTGGAGTCTTTTGTCTTTGACTCTAGACGATTGAGCAACGAATAGTATTCGAGACGTTCAATGCGCTTATCGAAGTTTCCGATTTCCTTCATAGTGTAACGCTTTTGTTGGCGTGACACAGATGCTTTGACAGCTAGGTCAGTTCTATTCACAGCACCAGCGCTGATAGGATCAAGCGACGGATATGGTGGAACGTTGATTGTAGCCAACAGCATTGAGTTTGGCGGAGTGTTCGGTTCTTGTGGGTTCAGTGAAGGCTTACCTTCGATGAATGTCAACGAACCGCCGTTCAATGGGTCGAATTGAGCGCCAAGAACAACCTTATCTACACGCGACTGATATACTTCCAAATCAGCAATCAAGTACTTAGTTGGTGATGGGAAGTAGTTTGGCGACACAGAGATTGTTTCAGTAGCTGACGGATCAACTGTTGCTCCTGCCAATGAGGTAGCCACAGCATTAGCTGTGTTAGCGACTAGAGGACGGAAGTCTATAGAGTTGCGCAAATCATATACAGCGCCGTCTCTGTTCGATACGAACACTTCAATCTCTTCAGTAGTGATAGCGATTGTGTTTGCAGATTGGTTGACGTCATCGATAGGATACGATGCTGGGCCAGCAAAGTATGCGCCACCAGTAACATCAGAGTGGCCGTAGTATGTGTCCAACTTAACAACCAAGCTAGCGCCAGTTGTGTTTACAGTGGATCCTGGCTTCTTCTTCAACGAAGATAGACCATACAAGTTGTCGCGTTGACCGTTATCCAATTCAAATTGGCTTACGTAGTTCGTAGTGTTTGCGGCATAGTTGTTAGCCGATCCAATATACACACCAGTGATTTTGTGTGTATCAGGAATACCCAAGCACCAAGGACCATTCGGCTTAGTAGTTGTAGCTGCAGTAGAGATCTTTACCAGCACATCCTTTTGCAGTTTCTTGGTACGCAATGGTGGGTTGGCAACCTTGGCATTGTAGTATGCGGTTGTTGGCATCGGCGATGCTAGTGTTGCGCCGATGTACGTTAGACCCAAATCAGCAGTTACTGTGTTTGCGCTATTGACGCGAATAGTAGCAGCTGTCCTGTTCAGCAAGTTGATTGGCTGATACTTAGGGAAGTAGATCGCCACGTTACCGGTCATCGCAGCCGCATAGTTAGTATCGGTATACAACTTGAGGTTGGATTCGATCTGCGTGATACGCTTAACGACAGTAGCTGTTGTGTTGGCAATCGCAATGAAGTCGCCGACAGTGAATGCTGTAGTAAACGTGGTACCTGTACCTGTAACAGTGTTGCTACCAAGTGTTACAGCAGCGCTCCAACCAGCAAGGTTGCTTGTTTGGGTGTTTGCTGTTGGGATGAAGATGAAGTCGTTCTCTTCTGTTGTTGACAGCACTGTACCAGGTGTGTATGGGAATGTTGTATCAGAAGATGAGAATGTAATCTGGACATTGCCAGTAGACGCGAAGGTAACACCAGTGTTAACTGTTCTGTATACCAGCGTTGCGTTGTTGGTAGACTTGAGTGCACCTGCACCAACTGGGAACACGAGACCGTCTTTGTTGACGTCGTATAGTTTTGCCTTTTGGACTGAGCTATTACCAGAAGTTACCACGTCAGCTGCAGCTAGACTGGAGATACCAATCGAACGAGCTGATTCAAACGACTTGCCTGGATTCATCTTTACGTCATACAAGTACATGCGGTACTGGCCTTGAGGTGTACCTGGAATACCTGAATCATATTCAAGACCACGCAAACGCGCAGTACCGATACTACCTGTACCGGTTGGAATATTAGCACCATAGTTTGTGCTATTGGCTGCCTGCATTGCAGTGCTGTAGATAACAACGTTTGCAGACGATACAGGATTGAACCCGCTACCGGCTAGGTTATTAACATACACAAAGTTGCCAAAGTTTGTAGAGATGTACTGAGACTCGATCAATTGAGTGTCAGTAGACTTACGCATCGGGAAGCGGTAGTTGTTGAAGATTTCTGTACGGATACCTTGGACATAACCAACACCCGGAGTCACAACAGCGTTCAAGTGCGTTGTGTTAGCAACCAATGCGTCGCCAACCAAATCAAACTTCTCTTCTGCATACACGCCGAATGGGGTAACAACATAGTCGCCGCTCTCTTCGGATGTACGTTTTGCAGCCTCGGTGCTGAACGAGTTGTGAACAGTTTCGAGTTGAGTGCGTACTGGGTATCCATTTTGGAATTCAACCAACGTGAGGAACTCTGTATCAGCACGGGCTTCGTCTGGAGACAACACAACCAATTTTGGGATCAGTTGCAAGCGGTCTGCGCCAGGAGCCATTTCGTTTGTGGATCCAGCAGAGTTATCAAGGAGCGTGTCGTCCGAGTAGCTATTGATAACAGCTTCGGTGGTACTGAAACCCACGAATGCGTTGTTTGGTTGGCCATCTGCGATTGAACCATACTTGGACACCACCAATGTTTGTGGTGACACGTGCAGGAAGTGACCCTTCTGGAAGATCGTACCGTCGCTAACAGTAGCGGCGTAAGCTACGCCAACTGGATCAAAAGATGAATTCGCTACAACGAGTTGACCCAAGTAGTTGATGGCTGCGAGTTGAGCATCGATACCTGTGGTCGTATTGATCAGTACAGTAGGTGGGTTAACATAACCAGCACCCTTGTTAGTCACCGTAACTGTGCGGACTGTACCGTTAGCGTGCGTTGTTAGTGTGGCTTTAGCGCCTGCACCGCTATCGTTGTTTGCAACGAATTCGATAGTGTCTGTGTTAGAATATCCTACACCACCCGCAACCACTTGCACAGACTCAACTGTACGGATACGGTTGTATGCTGTGAGGGTGTTGTTAGCCGAGTATGACTTCACATCGAACGGCTCGCCGTTGGTGTATGTCGATGTTCCAGTGTTGATATACTTAACGTATAGCGTGTTCAAGTCTGGAGCCAATGCTGTCAAGCCGCCCGCTTGATTAACAACTACAGACTGAAGTCCATTGGTCGAGATTAGCAAAGAGTTTGCGAACGCATCTACGTCCACAGAGGTGCCGTTTAGTTGCTGATCTGCTAACTTGACGTAGTTGTAATACGAGTCAAATGTGATGTTACATCCACGCAGAATGGTACCGCGGCGATATACACCATCACCAAAGCGTTCAACCTGGCTCTGCAACATTGCTTGGAGCTGGTTCAACTCACGCGCCTGGACAGCTACGCTAGGCTTAAAGAGCACTCGATGATAGTTATTCGCTTCTGCATTAGAAAAATCATCAAAATATGGAGCACCAGCAAGTGTGGTGTTCTGGATAGCTAATGGCATTTATGTCCTCTTTAAAACTCTAAAATAACTTTGATTGTTTCTGTCTGGCCGTCGTTCTTTGCGACTGGAGATTTATTGTCTATGTATAACACTTCTCCAGACCCGACTACGAGGTCACCGGCTGTTACTGCGCCAGCAATTGCGGTCACGCCACTAGACTCACCACGAATTGTGATGTTGGCTCCTGGTGCTGCTGTACCTATGTTAACAAACTTACCACGGATATCTGTCACATTCAATACAGTACTGTTGGCTGTATAGATGTATGCATTTGCAGGAGAACCTGATTGAATCACCTTCTCATCTTGGTCAAATGATCCTGAAGCAATGGCAAATTCGAGTTTGGATGTCTGATCAAAGTATGTTTCTTGGCCACTCACCGATGACACAACGGCGTTTGCGTTCGGCGCCGTTTGACCAACCACTGAGTAACCGCTTCTGAAATAACCGAGCACATCTGTCAAACGTAGCACCGTGGTTCCAGTAGAGACAGTAACAATGCCGGTTGCACCAGTAGTATCTTGTGTTACCACGTCGCCTTCAATGAAGTCGGCCGTAGCGTCCAACGTCAATTGTACGTCAGCAAATAATGGGCTCCTGAGGACACCAACTGTTCTGAAGTCGTTGACGTCTCTAACCTTGCCACCAGAATCAACTGAGCTGAATTTGGTGGAGATGCAGATGGAATTGCTTCCCAGCTCAATAGCTGGGTTGCTTCCGTGACCAGTATATGGCCCAACGATAGGGCGGATGGTGGCCGTGTTAGATAGACCACCCGTATTACCGACCACAGTTGCTGTGGCCCAAGTATACGATTCGCCGTGCGTGGTGATTTCAATAGACGATATTGTGTTGCCCGCTGCTGCATTCACTAAAGCACGCCCCGTGAATCCACTTCCGTCACCGACAAGAACTACAGCTGGTGTAATTTCATACCTCGATGATGTATTTGGTGTCAAGTCGAATGCAGAATCGATCTTAATGCGACGTGCTGCGCCGACTGCATAATAAGTATCAATCGTCCTGATCTGTCCTTGGCCTTTGCCTTCAACAATCTTAACGGCACAACCGTCGTAGTAGTGTGCGTTAGATGATGCTGTAGTTTCAATTGCAAATAACAGTGGATCGTTATCTACTGAGATTGCTTGGATCAGACCGCTGTTGTATGATCCATAATCCGATCCACCCTTTGTTAGCGCAATGTAGTCGATACTACCAGACACAGAGTTGCCAGACACATCAGCGTTAGGTACTACAGGAATCGTGCCAACTGTATGGAACTTATTGTACTCTACTTGGCTGACGCTAAACATATACTTCCAAATGTAACCATCTGGGCGTGTTTCATATCCTGCAAATTCCGCTGCCGATGTTGCAGTGAGGCTAGGTGCCACGGTCGAGATGGCACGGCCGTTATTACCAATGCACAAGAATACGTCTCTTGCAGTGCCACGCTTAACGACTACGTAGAATTCCTTGTTGAACAAATCAGCATCGGTGTCGTCGTAAAAATCATACACCTTTCCAGAAGTCCATTCGATATCACGAATCAGATATGCAATGTCGTTACCAGTAACATGCTTACCGCAGATCATATTGCGGTACTGATCATATAACGAACCTGTCAGGCTGAGGTTGACGTCTGGTGGTACCGCATCCCCTGCTTGGTATGGCAAGTGACGTGCGAGGTACACAAAGTGAGGGGAGGTATTGCTAGCAACCGATTGCTTGAATAATTCCGCTTGTCTTACTCGCAGGTTATTGGTAATTTGTTTTGGCATAATCGTTTATAGGGAAGCATCCACGGACACAATATTAGCTGTGTAGGTAATCGATCCGTTTGCGTTTGTTTGTGATATTGTAAGACCTGGCACAATTGAGATGTACGGTGTAACGCTGTTGTTGACGACGTTAGTGATCTTTAGTGTATTTAGGCTACTGTCTTGCAAGGTGTGTCCAGTCTGGTTTGCACCTGCAGTCAACGAAACACGTGGGCCACCGATTGTATTTGCGAGAGCTACCACAGTAGTATTAGCAAATTCCACATAGTATGTTGTGTTGCTCGTTAGACCACCGATAGCTGTGTTGCCAACAGCAACCTTGTATGTGAGTGGTTCACCAATCGTCACAGTAGCACCAAGCGATGTCTTGATATAGCTGTTGTTGCCGGACTGCACCAAGTAGTGTCCGTTACCTTCACCGACAGATGTCAATGCTACACGGCTTCCACCTTGGGTGGATGTAAGAGCAATGTGTGTCGCGTTGGCAAACTGAACGAAGTAGCCTGTGTTATTGGACAATCCCGTAACTGCAGTGTTACCAACATCGGTGATGTAAGTTACCGCATCACCAGTGCTAAACGCGGAAGCATTAGCAGTAGCAATTGTATTACGATCTCCATAAGACGAGAATGTGTGACCACGCTCTGTCTTACCTCTAGCGAGTGGCAAGCGGATACCAACAAATTGCGCAGAAGTTACAGCAGTGTTGGCTGGCGTGACGTTGGTCGAAAATACGTTGGAGCTCGAAACGAAACGTCCAACAGCAGATGCCGCATTGATTGTCAGGTATCCAGTATTGACGTCGATCACTGTACCAACAGCACTGTTTGCAGAACCTTCTTTTCTCTGATACACAACATCATTGACGTTGAAACCAGTAGAGGATGCTACTTGAAGGACGATGTCCATGTTATTAGCAACAGCAAAGAGAGTGTTATTTGCAAATTGGACGTAGTATGTTTCGTCTGGTGTAAGGCCAATCATCGCAGTGTTACCACTACGGACCGTGTACAATACCTTATCACCAACTTCGAATTGTGTCGAAGGCGCGATGAACGTACTGCTTCTTCCAGACGAACTCAACACATGACCAGGGCTATTTGCGCCAGATTGTGTCAGCGTAATACGAGTACCACCAGCAGTATTAGCTAGAGCAATAGCGGTTGAGTTTGCAAACTGGACAAAGTATGATGTATTGGCATCCAGGCCACCGATCGCATTCACATCGAATGACGGTGGGTAGTATACTACCTCATCGCCAGCAGACATGGATCTTGCCAACGGTGTCAGGATAACGCTACGGCTTCCGATAGCTGTAAATGTGTGGCCAGTCTCAGATGAGCCGCTCGTCAAATTGATACGATCGCCATCGACTGTGTTGGCCAATGTGATTACGCTGTTGTTGACAAACTGAACGTAGTACTCGCCGTTTGCTCTTAGTCCGCCAATCGAAGTGTTGCCAGCATCGACTGTGTATAGCACTTTATCGCCAACAGCAAAAGAGTTGGCAGATGCTAGAGTGATGTAGTTGGTGTTACCATCTTGCAAAGAGACTACATGAGCATTACCAGGAGTCAGCGATTGAGCTACTGACAAACGTACACCAGTTGGTGTTGCAGCAAGTGCAATAGATGTAGCGTTAGCGAATTGGACGTAGTATGAAGTACCGTTAGCCAATCCAGATGCTGGTGCGAATCCAGCATTGACATTATATTTAACTAGGTCACCAACATTAAATCCTGAACCAGCCGCAGTAGCGATTATACTCTTGTCGCCGACCTGGGTCAACAGGTGCCCTTGTTGAGTTGAACCTTTTGTTAGAGTAGTACGACGACCGCCACCAACTGACGCGTCGCCCAAATTCAAGCTTAGGTGTGTGTTGTTGGCAAACTGAACTGTGTATACCGATCCACGGTTAACTGCAGCCACAGATGTGTTTGTGGTTGAGTTGGCGAATACGTTTGCGCTAGTAACAAATGTGCCTTGTAGTGTGGAACCAGCCAGAAGGACGGTGGTAGCACCAACGGCAGCTACAGTAGCAACGCCAGTGTTTGCAGATCCGCCAGCGCGTTGCCATACAGGGTTACCGACAACGAATCCTACATTAGAACCAACCGACAGGGACACGGCGTTGATAATCAAATCAGGAATTGGCGTGGTACCAGCGGCCACATCATATACCACTTGATCACCAACAGTAAACTTGTTTGCATCAGCGGTGGCGATAGTAGACTTGAGATCTTCACCAGTGATTGAGTGTCCGTTGGATGTAGTTGCACCACGGACCAGACCGATACGACCACGAGACACAGCAGTCAACTGATGTCCCAATTCACCAACACCAGATGCGGTGATGATGCGTGTACCACCATTAGTAGCTGACAATGACACAGTAGTTGTGTTTGCTGATTCGATGTAATACGTTTCGCCAGACACGAGGTTTGCAAGTGCTGTATTTCCGCCAGCGACTGTGTAGTATACTGCGTCGCCCACATCAAATAGTGAGTTGGCGTTGGCAATAGTAATGGTGCTATTTGCTCCACCACCAGAACCGCCTGTCACAGATGTAGATGCATTGAAGTACACGTTGGTGCCGACTTTACCAGTAAGCATTTGTGTAGCCAATGAGATTCGGTCAGTGTCAATTGTAGAGTGTACATAGTAGATTTGGTTGTTAACCAATCCGCCGATCGCGGTGTTGCCAGCGTCGCTGATGTAGCGCACACGTTCACCTGGATTGAACAGGTACGCGTTTGCTGTTTGGACGGTGCTGATGCCAGACAGATAATGTCCAGTCTCAGTGTTGCCCTTATTAGACAACAACAGACGTGGTCCGCCACGAGTAGCGGACAGAGATACGGCTGTCGAGTTCGCAGTGTCGATGTAGTAAATTGCAGTGGTATTCAAATCCACTAGCGTTGTGTTGCTAATCGATGCAGAGTATTGCACAGGATCGCCTGGCTGGAATCCGGCAGCACCTGATGTAACGATTGTGCTGTTGGCGCCAGTCATAAAGCGAATGACGTGTCCTGATTCTGTCTTACCCTTGGTGAGAGGGATACGTGCAGCTCCTGTCATGTCGACAGACGACAACGCAACGTTTGCTGCAGAGTTGATAATCAGGTTGGCCGTGGTTGTGAACATACCAGACAACCCTCTTGTGGTGACTGTAATGGTATTTCCGTTGACTTGCGATACAGTACCGACAGCCGTATTAGTGTTGTTGCCAGTAGCGCCTGCACGTTGATACACAACGCTACCGTTGGTGATTGCTGTACCGAACGCGGTTGTCAATGTTACAGTGTTACTGGACGACAGAGCAAATGCAGTGGTATTAGCAAACTGAATGTAGTAAACAGTATTCTTAGTCATTCCACCAACAGCAGTGTTACCAGAATTGACGCTGTAGAACAACGGATCGCCTACAGCAAATAATGTATTAGCATTCGTTTTGGTAATAGTGCCCAAGCGCGTTGTCGCTAGGGTATACTGCTGTGTGAAGCTGTATGATACCGATGCGCTATTGGTGAATGGTTGAACCGGTGCAATCAGAGCAACACGACCGCCGCCGTAGTTGTTTGCAAGAGCGAACACCGTCGAGTTAGCAAACTGGACATAATACGTTGATTGTGCTAGTTGTGTGTTGATCAGGGTAGGAATGCCTTTGACAGCAGACGTTGTTATCTTGATCGCTTGTCCTTCAGACAAGTATGTGTTGGCATCAGCGAGCTTGAATACGCTGTTTGCGCCAGTGACGCTCATGCCAGTCAACCCATAGAAATGAGCAGTTCTTGCAGATTTGAGATTATTAAAGGCGACCGGCGATGACCTGAAAATGCTGGACATTGGATCAGGCAGCGTCGATGGAGTAACCGATACGCGGTTATTGAACGAGCGAATAGCAACGTTCGATCCGACTGTTCCGATCATTAGGTTGCTTCCAGGGATCAGAGAACCAAATGCTGTCTGATAGCTGTTAGCGAATTCGCCTTCGATGGTTGATGCGTCTACTATTACAGTCTTATTGCTTGTATTCGCATCGTTAACATAGAGAACCGTTCCTTTAGCTGTGTTTGCTGCGGATAGTCTGTCGGCACGTTGGAATACAGTTGCGCCGTTAGCAATCGACAACGACGAGTTGCCAATTTCAAATATGTAAGGCATCCTTGTAGCAGACATTGTAGTGCTAACAGTTGAGCTTACCACGACATTTGCAGTAGTAATAAAGTTTGCGTACGTCGCGCCCACGATGCCGAACAATGCTGCGTATGATTGGAACGCTTGCTGTTCTGCAGCTGTATATTCGATCGTGACGACGTCGTTGAACACACTTGCAACTCTACCAATTGCAGTGACGTTGTTTAGTGTGATTGCAGTTGAAGGAGGGATTGTGTTTGGTGCGATTACGTTCTTACGGTCCGCGGACAAGTACATTGTGACGCCAGCACCTGGCAGTGTGTCGCCGTTCATTTGATACACATAGTTGCCAACAACGAATCCTGTGTTGGATCCTACTACGATTTCAAACTTATTTGTGAACGCGAGATGGGTAGCATTAGCAGATTGAACTTTGTATGAATATCCATTCACCAGACCCGCGATAGGGTATTTGTCTGTGTTTACATACAGCGCCACATCACCCGCCACAAGCGATTGCGATGCCAATGGAGCGACATTTACAGACAGCTTATTGTTTGTGCTATCTACGCCACCAGCAGTAGATGAAGTGTAGTGCCAAGGAGTAGTAGTACACTGAGACGTTCCGGTCATCGTAGTCGACACAGCGTTTGCTGCAATATCGATAGTCAGGATAGATCCAGTGACGTCTGTATTGGAGTTGAATGTGGTGTTGGTAGACAGACGGACGCCAGTATTGGCATTGAAGTTCAATACGGTCGCTGGGGTCACGCCAGCATTGGCTGTGAAGTATTCCACAGTACCGGACGTGATTTGATTTGGATCGAATGATGCAGTGAAGCCTGGAGTGATATCCGATACGCCATCGAATGTGAATGCCACGCCGTTAGCCACGTCTGCCTGAGCATCGAATGTGTCGACCACACCGGAGACCACGTTGCTGGATCCATCAAACGTGAGATTGATACCCTCGATCACATCGGTGTTTGCGTTGAATGTATATGCGCTACCTGTAGTAACGGATGTTCCACCATCAAACGTAGCCGCTTGCCCACCCACAACATTGGTGCTAGCATTAAACGATACCGATACAGGAGATGTAATCTCGATCAGTGTTCCTGTGATGGTTCCAGATGTGTTTGGTGTATCTTGAATCACTACAGTGTTGCCGCCCACAGTGAAGTTGGCTACATTGGACACCTCAACAGTAAAGAATGCGTTGGATTCTGGGGCCGTGGCCTGGCTGTTTGCTACGCTTTGGCTAACAACAGCACCGAACATACGAGTGCCTGCGACGTGAACGCTTTCCTTGACTTTTGCTTCGTAAATGTCTTTAGACAACGAAGATTGGATTTCGTATGAGTACTCTTGGTAGTAATCGCTGTCCTGCAACTTCTTTTCGCTGCTAACAAATCCGTCAATTGTGTTCCAACGTCCTTCGCCCACGCCTTGGTTGAGCAATTCAACTTGTGCAGTAGCGACGTATGGGTTGCCTTCAGCGCTCAGTGTTACGATTTCGCCGTGTTGGTATGCCACGCCAGAATCAAGAACGGATACGGTGGTGACAGTTCCACGGGCATTACCGGCGTCTGTGCTCACAATAGAGTTGTTGCCCATCACTGGAGAGTTGTCTAGTTCTTGAGCCGACACGACGTTTGCAGTGGCGGTAGATGTAACGCCAGTAATGGTACGGCCAGCAACGAATCCTGTACCGAAGAACTTTCGGCGAACTCTAATACCATCTGTGCCCGACGATACAATGATGCCGCGCATCAGCGAGTCAAATGTCGCGTTAGCGGAGCTGTTGACGTTGCTGGTAACTACACCAGACGTCAATCCAACCACACCATTGCTTGTATCAAACGTTGCGCCAACCACCGCGAGGCCATATTGACCGTTAGTAGCATGGACGGAACCAACTGATACAGTGTATGGGGATAGTGTTACGTCCTGGGTCAACACAGTACCGTATACCCACACACCATCGCTACGCTCTTGCACAACACCTTCGCCTGCAGCAAACGATGTGTTGCCTGTGAATGTGTCGAACTCTACGTTGCTGAATGTGATCGTGTAGTCTTGTGTAATTTCCTCGCCCACAACAAATGATCCAACTGTATCAGTAGGAACAATCAGCTCTTCGCGGATGTCAGCACCAGCAATAGCTTTTTCGATGATAAGCACCACTGGATCAACTGTGTTCAAGTTACCTGGGTTGATGTTAGCGATGGACGCAATGCTGCCAATCAATGTGTTGGTATAAGAGAGCGCGTCGATGATCAAGCTGCTGCTATTAGCAGCCACGTTGCCAGAGAATCCAAATCCAAACTGAACAACTGGGATCAATGATGCGCCAGTTCCACCAGTCGGTGTAGCGAACGGCACACTACTGTAGCCGCTACCTGAGTTGTTGACTACTGCATTGGTGATCGTGCCGGATCCATTTGTAGTGATGGTAATTGTACCATCAGTAGTTGGGTTGCCACCAGTGAGTGTGATGTTGCCGTTTGTGTATCCTGAACCACCGGCCACGATAGAAACAGACGTAACGATACCTGCGTCAGCAGTCACGCCCGGTATGGTCAGAGCAGTCAGCGTGGATGTGCCAGGCGTTACGTTAGCTGAATAAATCAATTCGCCTTGTACCAGTGCGCCTTGCAGTGTAGTGAAGGCTACAGTGGCATTTGCACCAGTGATGCTAACGATTGTTCCTACTGCCGTGTTTGTTGAACCGCCGACGCGTTGATAAACCTTATCATCGACGTTGAAGTTCGTGTTGGAGCTCAGAGTGATTTCAACATCGTGGTTGCGGATCCAAAGATCTGTGAACGGGATTCCGTTGTAGTTGTTTCCACTCAATTCGTCTGTGTTGATGTACACATATTCAGAATCGACGATGTTGCCAACTTGGAAGCCGCCAGGTTCGCCCGAGCTTACTGTAGATACGTTTGCGTATGCATTAGACACGACGCCGATCACATGAGCAGCCTCATTAGGCTTGAATGGATAGCTTGGAGAAACTGCATACAGCCCAGCATATGCTGTGTTTCCGCCGATGTACAATCCAGATGCTGTGCGGTCTTGTTTAGCGCCAGTAGAGGTTGCCAATACTACACTGAGGCTAGATAGAGCGTTCGTTGTGTTGGCCATCCAGTAGTCTGTGATTGACAGGTTAGCTGCTGGCTCATCGTATGTGGCGACACTAACTACGTTTGCGGTAGTTGCACGACTTGTTGTATATACAGTTGCGTTCGATACGAACTCACCGAATCTGCGGTCGATGAAAATGTGTGTTGTATTTGCACCCACAACTTCACCCACGGCTGTATTGGACCCGATGGTGTTCTGATATACCAAGTCACCAGGACTGTATGTGCCTGTTGTTGTGTCTCCAGCAACAACTGTATCCAATTGGATCAAGTCTGTTGTGTGATCAGATAGCAATAGCCATCCAGATGCACCTGCCTGTCCGTATTCAACTATCACGCCCGTAGATACGATTGTATTTGCGACGTCGACACCGATGACATACGATCCAGGAATGAAGCTGGATGTAGCAGAAGCGAATCCTACGTTACTCAGTGGCTGACGAATCTCTTCAAGTTGGTTGAATCCTTCTGAAGGAACGAAACGGTTCCATGGACGCAGGTTAGTGATTCCGAGAACCTTCTCAGACACGTAGATCGAAGGTGTTAGACTGTAGCCATATCCACCATCTACGAGGTCGTAGCTAACTTGACCGGATTGGTTTTGAATGGATGTTACACGAGCCTTGCCGCCATGACCAGACTCAGAAGAGATGACATCGAGCACTTCGCCGACGTTATATTCTCTGCCTTTAGACTTGATGATCAGGTTGGTGACGGATCCAATGATACGAGGAGCATCTTCAAAGGTACCATCGTTCGTGATAACTTCGCCATATTCAAATAAGCCACGCACGCTGGATAGTTGGATCATGTCGAATACAACAGATCCTAACTTGCGGCGGGATACAGATTCAACAATAGCACTAGCACCAGACTGGCTACCTGTGATTTGTTTACCAACTAACGTCTCAGCTTTGGACGTGACCGTAACTTCCAAATATTTTGGAACTTGGTAAATGGCAGATGAAGGTTTGAATACATCGTCGCCGGGCCAATACACCTCGGCTTCTTCGCCGTATACTAGCTTAAACAGCAACTTGATCGCACGCACAGATCCCTTTGATCTGTATATGTCGAGGCTGTGCTTAACAAGGGTTCGTTTGTCTGTCTCGTTAAGTAGAGCGAATCCAGGAAGAAACTTTTCCTTGTAGCTTGGCAGGAACTCTTCCGGTGTAAGATCGATGTCAAAGTACTCAGGAATCTTGCGACTGTGGTACAGAGCGTTACCAGTGGACTCGAGCCACTCATAGTATGTCTTTACGAAACTAACTAAGAATTGTCCCTCTTCGCGATATACAGCAGGAAACTGTTGTTCGACTAGAGGAGCAATTTTACCCTTTGAAATCATTATAGACGCTCCGGCGTGATTGTGATGTAAATGTCTGACGCTTTGATTTTCATAATCTTATTCTGTGTCGCCACAACATCCTTCTGCTCAGGTACGATGTAAAACTGAATTCCATCACCTGCATACTCGCTTACAGTCAAGCTAGGAATAACAATCGTTCCTGTATTGTAATCGATCGTTCCCACATCTTCACGAATGATCGTGTGCGACGTTGGAGTCAATTTGACTAGTCGTAAAACACCCGAACCGTTATCCTCGAAGCTGATACCATCGGTACCTTCGAATGTGAACGTGGAAGAAGTCACAGACTGCTCATCGACATACAAGTGAGTGGTGTTGCGCTCTGCCAAACGTCTGACTGCATTCTTAAACGCGATCGTGATCTTGTTGTCTGCATTGACCGTTGGCACATATGTTATATATGGGCGAATAATCAGATCGTTACTGAGGATTGAGTTGTCAGCCACATCGATTGCGGACGACAATTGACTTCCGCGCAAAGTGACAGCAAAGTCATCAAGGTATTGCGTTGAGTAGTTAATGATTGCAGACTTCGCTACCAATTCGATGTCTTGTTGTGACAATGTAGTTGAGTTGACGTTATATCGAACGTTGCTTCTCACATCGACGTACATGAATTCAGGATCAATGATCACAGGATCGATTGACAACGAGCAGCGGTCACGGAGATACTGCAAGTATTCGTTCTTCTTGTATTCAGGTACACCATCGGCGTCCTGGACGTCGACTGAGACAAGGACCTTGCCGAAACGTGGTGGCTCTGCATCTTCACCACCATACACGTTGACGGAAGTGATTTCTGGATATGTGTTAAACAACAAGGACTTGTAGTCGGCTGTAGTCACAGCACGTTCTTGTGTTTGGAAATACTTCGGAGCGTTGAATCGGATAGACTCAATACTTTCAGTTGTGATTCCTCCGGTGGCGGACTGCACGGTGTTAATGATGACATTGGAGTGTCCGTCGATCGTTGTATCAACAGAGAACACAGATGCGCCGTTTGGCAGTTCGCCTGCGCTTGTTCTATAGGTGGCTGTGATTACAGCACCGTTCTTTGGACGACGTCCCAGATCACCAGAAGAGAACACGATCTCGTACTTCTGAGATTCAGCGGCCTGCAAGAAGCACACTTGGCTTGTTGCAATAAGACCGAACAGTGAAGTACCCACTGTGTATTCTAGAGGATCGTTTGCATCATCTTCCAACACCGTAACGAACAAGCTGCTCGTATCAATAGCAGGGTCGGTAAGAACAAAGCGCTGAGTAGTCTCAGAATAATCCATTACAAACACATCACTAGTGAACGGTCCCTCATAGATAGCGACGTTGGCTGCAACGAATGTGTTGTTGGTAGACGTCAGGATCCTGTTTTCTGGAAGCGTAAACGTGAACGTGTTTGCACCAACCTTGGATGTGAAGCTCAACCCCTTTGGCAGAATGACCGTGTTAGGAGAGTTGGTTGGTGTGATTTGAATGTCGATGTTTGCTCTAGATGAACGGAATGAGCGCGGAACGTAGTTCAGCGACTTCGCGTGCGAGACAACACTGTCACGCGACTGTGCCGTGTCCAAGAACATCTCGGTCGACATCATATTCATGTAGAATGAGTTGATGTACGTGTTGTATGCTAGTAGGTCGATGAGGACGCTGATGTTCGATCCGTCAAAGTCGACATCTTGGAAACGCGCCTGGGAGCGCATATACGTCTTGTAATTTTCTTTGAGTGTATCAAAGTCTAAGTCGATTAGACTTACGGCTGTGTTTGCCATTTATCGGATCCTATCTAAAAACATGGTCATCGTTACTGGAGTCACGCTATTTATCAGCGTGTAAGTCAGCTTGATGTTGTACGTCTGCAATTCAATGTCTGGCTCTACCACGACACTGACTAGTTGAATTCTTTTCTCGTGATTCCTGATCGTATCTTCGATTGCTGTCTGAATCATAATAGCCGTCATCGCTGAAGGATTTTCAAACAGGGCGTATCTGACATTCGATCCGATAGACGGCTGGAATGGACGCTCGTACATATCAGTCAACAAGAGATTTTTGATAGCGGCAGTGATTGCTTGCTCGTTACGGACACGAATCACATCACGTGTGTTTGGATGAATGTCCAAATTAGAGCTGAAGTCGCTAAAGAGATCGTTTGGCTTTGAAACGACCTGATATTTTTCGGCATTGAATGTTGCCATGTTAATCTCCTACGTATACGTTACCTGACCCAGCTTCAGATTTTGGGTTACAGTGTGGTCCGCCCGGAATCGGACATAGCGAGTCAGGGGCGGCGTTGTCACCGACATTGACAACCTTTTTGCCACCGATGTATACATTCTTGGTGGCAGCGATTAAATTACCACCGCCCTCAGAGTTGGGGTCGCCATCTACTGACCACAATAGGCCATTGACGAATACATTTTTAGCTTGTGCAGAAATTGTGGTAGCTCCACAATTCCTTGCGTCGGTGTCTCTGTGTGCGGCTGGCATTATGGGTTCAGGTCTATCTTCGGAGCTTTGAGTGTCATGTTACCCTTAGACTCAAGGGTGTATGTGCCGTCAACCACCATATTCACATTGCCCTTAACATGGACATTCACGTTCCCTTGGATGTATACATCTTCGTTTCCAGCGACGATGTGATAATTGTCGTTCGCGACTTTATCAACTTTGCGGCCATTGGGCGCAACTTCCGTGTAGGTTCCGGCTTTATGGTATATATGGATGCGCTCGGCACCTGGCGTGTCGTCGACCTCAATTATGTGCCCACCTTCAGTCTTAACGACCTTGTTGTATGGATACTTTGCTCCAAAAGCCGATGCTGGTTCGGGACCGATTGTGGTTTTAGCGATGCTGCTTGTTCCGCGGGCCTCACTTGGAACGTCGTGGCCGCTTTTAGGGATACCAGCAAGTGTTCCAAGAACAATCGGCATTTGCGATTCACCGGCATCGGCAAAGAATCCAAATACTGTCGTTCCTACCACCATACCTGTAGGAGATCTTCCAATCTCGGACATGCCAGCACTCGTTGGAGGCATAATAACGGTGGCCCAATGCAGGTCACCGGTACCGACTAATGCTTTTTGTTGGGGGTGGGTGTTGTAGATACGAACTCTTACGCGCCCAAGCATCTTGTCGTCATCTCTGTCCTCTACTACACCAAAGAACCATCTGAATCCATCAGCGCCAGCTTTTGTTGCAATTCCCATATTATAATCTTCCCTTAATGCTCTTGTTGCCGCCCTTTGCGAGCTCACATGCCACTCTCATCACAGGCTCACCTTGAATCGTGATGTGATATGCAAGTTTGGTGATCATGTAGTAGCCAGTTTGTTTGGTGTCGGTCTCTACTTCACCGGTTGTTCCTGTTGGCTTTTGAATATTGAGATACAATACCTTGCCTGCTTCCAGGTTGGTGTCTGCGTGGAATGTTACTTCCACAAGGTTCTGAAACAGCAATGTGGAATAAGCCAACTTCTGTCCCAAGTAATCTATATGAGATTCTGGGCGCGTCGAATCTTGTAGCGCGAAGAAGTTTAGCGATCCGCCCTTTGATTGGTTGGCGATGAATGCTGATGTATTAAACGCACCATCAGTCACCTTATCGATTCGACTCTTAAGTCCGTTCATATTGACGTTGACTTCACTGAACGACTTGGTAATTAAATCAAACTTCTGCATCTTGTTGAAAAATGCACCATTCTCAAGCTTCGTCGCTGAGTCATGGTTTGTAGTAACGGTATATGAAATCAACGACCCCCACGCATCACCCTGATCAACAGAAGCGTCTGGCATCTGATTGTTGCGGTACGTCTTTGTGATCTCATCCACGTTGCCCTTCTTCGCTTCCATGAATCTGGTTGCGATATCTACAAAGTAGAATCCCCTCGACGTCTCATAGAAGAAGAATGGCGAGAATGGATATTCGTTGGACACAGCCTTCTGGCGCACAAAGTCGATTGCACGCAAAGGATTGAGGTTAGGGATGATTGTTTGATGCACACCCTTGGATCCGGTGTACACTAGCTTCTTAGGCGATTTCAAGAAACTGGTCACCATATCCTTCACAACAGCATCGTATGTTGCCATGTAACCTTTTTGCACTGAGATGCTGTAGTTTGTGAACATCTCCATGCTGATACCTTGGAGCGTATATGTTGAGCTTCTGTTCTGATCGCTCATTGCACCATCGCCCATACCGTGCAGGAAGAACTTATACTTCACCTTGCTGGCGTTTGGTGCCTGGATAGTAACGTCGAGAACTTCTTCACCGATGAATGGCATATCATGCGACAACGCCAACGCATCATGGATAACAACTGCACACGTAACAAGCGGCGATGATATATCTTCGAAAATGGACAGAGACATGATCTGATCCTTGATAGGAATCGACACTGTCCCAGAGATGTTGGTGAGTACCACATCAAATGCTACTAGCGTATCTAACGACTGCTTGCTCATATTATTGTTCGGCGCCTAGTTTTTGCTCGAGATCTTCTTGAACGAATCGCGCATACATCTTATCAACCAGTCTGATACTCTTTAGGTTGTCGTTGGCTTCGAGTTCAGAGTCATATGCTTCCACGCCAACCCAATACGTCAGTTCTTCTTCTGGAATACAGCGTGTAACGATGTCGTATGACGTGACGGTGGACGTCACTTCTGTATCAGGGCATGCTACAGTACCACCAACAACAAACGCGCCTGTGATAGACCTAACTTTGAGATGGTCTGCACCGACCATAGCAATCGTGCCACTAGCGACCAATTCGACGCCATCGTACTGATTGATGTAGTCGCCTCTAGCGAATCCTGTAGTAGATGCCACGCCAACCTTCGATACTAAATTTGTGTTGGATGTCCAATCAAGCTCTTTGCGCACATACAACGAGTCGGAGTATGCGTCTTTAGGACGCCAGTATTTGCGCTGCCCGGCGGATAGTGATTGGTACACTTGTGATGTAATAGTACGACCATCAGACTCCCAATTGACTTTGTAGTGATCAATCGTCTCCATTGCCTTCGAGATCGATCCATACTTTTCTGTGATGTATGTGTCGAACTGTCGTGACGGCAGATACCAACCGTAGTAAGGATCTTGGATATTGTTAGCGAAGTAGATCAACCAATCGTAGTACGGAGTCTTGTAGTAGTCATAAGAGATCGTATCTGGACGCTGCCCTTCAGTTACATCAAAGTCATAATACAGCTGCGCTGAGCGTAACGCATCTTGTGTCAGATGCACGGACCTGATGATATCACGGCATACCATGCCGTTTTGATATACGAGAGGAAACGATGTGAAGAATTTAGCCATATGTTATCAGATGCTTTCCGAGTAATTCGATGGGCGCTCTGGAAGAGGAACAACCTCAAAGTCTTCGCGAGTGAAGATCTTGGTTTCTTGTAATGTGACCGAGAAATCCATTTCAGTAGGAGTCTGGCTACCTCTGAAGAATGAAGGAACGCCATTAGGCGCATAGTTGACCTTCATGTCGGTCACTACGCATGTCTTAAACTTAATCATTTCATTTAGGATCGACGGACCCAATTGAATATCACAAAGGTCTGGAAACGTCAGAGCGAATTCTTGTTTTCCTGGAAGCATGCGTTGTTTGAATGCGTTGATAATCTTAATCAACGTCACAGAGTCTGTGTATGTTTCTGGAGCGAATTTCCACGAGAATGTCAGAGTACGTAGAGCAGGGCTTTGGTATGCTACGGCCAAATGTGGGTTTGGTGTAGTACCGGCCATCATGTCAAACCCTGCACCGACGGTTTCGCCAAGGCCACGGAGAGCTGTACTGGCAGTTGATCTTGCCAATGATCCGTCCTGGATACCGCGCTTCACGCGATCGCTGAAGTTGCCGCCAGTTGCAGCAGCGACGTCTTTGAATCCTCCGCCTGCTTGGTATGAATTGATACCCTCATTCAACGAAGTCATTAGCAAGTTGCCCAATTCACCCATTGCCAAGCGGTTGTTGTATACCGATTGGAACCCTTCAGCGAGTCCTGCTGGCATGGGCAACATAATGATTTGTTCATGTGAAAGTTGAACATCCTTCAACGCACTTTCGCGGTCGTACGGTGCAAACTTAAAACAGATGTAGTAGATCTGCTCTTCGGCAGGATACTGCAATCCCGGCTTCATTCCGAGAGTCTTGGATGTGGGCGGCTTTGTTGATGCAGCAGCCGTAGGTTTTGCTGCCACTGTTGGTTTAGCGTACATCTGCCTCGCTTGGGCAGCGGTTGGGCCACCCTGGCCGCCTCGGCCGCCACCGACTGGCGACGGGTCGGGACTGCCTCCAGTGTAACTGCCCATTGCGTCGTATTCTGCCATCTAAATATATCCTATGAGTTTAAAAGGTTACTTCCGCCCACGAAATCCGTCTAAGTACAAAGGCGATCCTAAGAATATTGTCTATCGCAGTTCTTGGGAGTTAAAGCTAATGGGCTATTTAGACAGCCACCCTGACGTATTGGAATGGTCAAGTGAAGAGATCATTGTTCCATACAGATCGCCTTTAGACCGCAAAATACACCGATACTTCCCGGATTTCTGGGTAAAGAGGCGTAGCGCTACTGATGGTTCTGTAGAGGTGATTGTAATAGAGGTGAAGCCACTCAAAGAAACCATGGAGCCCAAACCACAGACAAAGATGACCAAACGATATCTACGAGAGGTCGCCACGTGGGGTGTAAATCAAGCAAAATGGAAAGCAGCAGAAGAATTCTGCAAAGATAGGAACTGGAAGTTCATCAAAATGACAGAGCAACAATTGGGAATTAAATAATGGCTGATATTTTTCAACGCACACTGAAAAAGGCAATCGATACGCGCAATGTGGCCGGAAAGGCCGTAGATGCCACCAACTGGCTGCGCCAAACTGCATCCAAAGCGGCCAGCCGCCACGTTAGCCCAACCCGCATCATGTCTCAAAAACAAATGATGACACGCGCTAGAGGTGGCATCACCATCGGTCAGATGTATCTGTTTGCTTATGATCCGAAGCACAAAAAGACGTTACCGTACTACGATAGATTTCCGTTGATCTTCCCATTCGATTATGCAGACGGCGGGTTCTACGGGATCAACCTCCACTACCTATCACCACAACACAGAGCGCAGTTGATGGATGCCTTATACGGGCTTATCAACAACCTAGACCAGGATGAAACCACACAGCTCCGTCTGTCCTATCAGATTCTCAAGAGATCATCCAAGTTCAAATACTTTGCACCGTGCGTGAAACACTATCTAAATAGCCACGTGCAGTCTCCTTTCTACTATATCAACCCTGACGAATGGGACGCAGCTCTATTCCTGCCGCTACAACGATTCGAAAAAGCAAGCAGCAGCAAAGTCTATGTCGACTCAATAAACAAGGTAAGATAACAAAATGGCAACAAGAGGTGTAAGCGCTATTGGCGCAGTAACTACTGGCGTAGGCGTAGTTGGTACCGCACTCGGTCTGTTTGGAAACAAGTTCGACAGGAAAGGCGAATACGCTTCGCTGTCTAAAAGTGTAGCTGCTGAGATTACAAAAAGAGGCGTGCAGCAATCGAATCTTGGTATTGCTATGATCAGCATGCCAAAGATCATGCAGAAGCGCTACAACTTGCGCCAGACTGTTATGAGCGTAATGAACTACGTCGAGGCGTTCAACGTTCCTGGGCGTGCATTGCAAACGTCCGAACACCGCCGTCAAGGTGTAGGTCCAATGTACAGGATGCCTGTAGGATCAACAACACAGAACACCACAACACTCACGCTGATCAGCGACGGCGAGGGAAAGTTCTATAAATTCTTCTACCTGTGGATGGCTAGCATTGTGCGCACCGAGGGGATGAAGAAGTCCTGGGACACCCCAGACAGCCACGGAACGCTTCCATACGAAGTATCATATTTCAATGAATATGCCTCGACTGTTAAGTTCATCGAAGCAAACACACGTATGGACATTATTACTGAAACGGAATTGCTCGGTGCGTATCCTGTTTCAATTTCCGAAAAACAAATGAATTGGAACAACACTGGTCTGATGCAATTCACTGTTGAGATGGCTTACCGTCATGTGAATGTGGTCGACTTGGAAGAGAAGGTGTTGACATTCAAGAACACAGCTACACCAATTAAAACAGGTCTCGTGGCTACACTAATTAAAGCTGGCAATGCTGTACAGCTCCTCCGCTCGATCAAGAGTTCTGGTGGTAGTACCGTGACAGGCATCGCAGCTGCGGGCGCATCAGCGCTCAGCTCTTTGGGCGGCATTAGTCGTTAATTTTTTTATTTTAAACTGAGGTTATTATGGGCTTACCAAAAATTTCACATCCAACATTCAATGTTGTGATTCCTTCTACAAAAGCAAAGGTCCGCATGAGACCTTTTTTGGTACGTGAAGAAAAGATTCTATTGCTTGCACAAACATCTGAAGATCCAACTGATATCTCAGAAGCAATCAAGCAAGTAATTAACAACTGTGCGATCGATACAGTCGACGTCGATCAGTTTACTACATTCGATTTGGAATACACGTTCTTGAAACTACGTGCGCGTTCTGTTGGTAACATCATCGAATTGAAGTACACAGATCCGATCGATGAGAATGTATACGACATCGCAGTGAACTTGGATGACGTCGAGATTATCAACGACCCTGCTCACACCACTAAGGTCGAATTCACAAAGACGTCTGGTCTGATGTTGCGATATCCAAAAGCAGACATGGCTGGCGATCTGAAGAACATTCAGACTGAGGTCGACTTGCTGTTCAGCATCGTGAAGTATTGCATCGAAAAGGTATACGACGAAGAGGACGTATACAACATCTCTGACTTCAGTGAAGAAGAAGTTGATGATTTCGTCAACGAACTCACAGTGGACACATTCCAGAAGATTCAAAAGTTTTTCGAAACGATGCCCCGTCTCCACTACGAAGCAAAGTATAAGACAAAGAGCGGCGAAGAACGATCCGTAGTACTCAAGACGCTAACTGATTTTTTTACATTGCGCTGAGCCACAACAACATATCGAACTACTATTACTTGATATTCAACTTGGCTCAGCACCATAAGTACTCAATACAAGAAATTGAAGACCTAATACCATTTGAACGTGACATTTATGTTGATATCTTAAAAGATTTCTTAGAAAAAGAAACAGAGAAAGCAAAGAAGTAAAATGGCAAATCCCTTAACAGCGGTCGCAAGAGGCGCAGTAAACACAGTCGGCGATGGCGCAAAGCGCGTCAAAGATAGCCTCGCGGCAACAATGCCGAACCCAGCTAAAATGGCCTACGGGCTAGGGCTCGGTCTTGGACCGTTGATCCAGAACATCGTGAAAGAGATGAAGAAGGATAAGAAGACTGGGGACGACAAGGTCGTTAAGAAACTTGACGAAACAAAGAAGGTAGCAGAGAAGAGTCAGGGCAAGATGGATGGTCAACTATCAAAGATGACTACTCAACTTGCCATGTCTAACGCTCTGTTGAAGGAAATTCGTAACCTTCAAATCAAACAGATCGCAGCGGTAGCTAAACAAACTGGCCTGAACAGCTCAGGACGAATGATCCGCGAGTCGGATGCTAGAATCGAAGCTGCTACGGTTGCATCGATTGCTCCTCCTTCCACATCCGAAAAAGACGGATCGACAGCTAGCGGCATCAAGACGTTACTAGGAATCGGTCTCGGCGGCATGGCCTTAGGTGAGTTGTGGAAGATGATTCCAAGCGACACTAAGGATGAAATAAAGAAGGGCGCATCTAGTCTTGTTACTGGGGTAGCCGATCTGTGGCTAGATTCTCTAAAATCCTCTCCGGCGCTGACTTTGCTAGGCACATACATGGCTGCAAAGATGACGGGACTGGTCGACCTAGCTGTGATCACAGCCAAGACTGGTATCTTGGCCTGGAAGGGCGCGAGCAAGATCGGTGGAGCTATTGTTGGTAGTGGAGGCGGTGGTGCTCTAGCTGCACCCGCTGCCGCTGCTACAGGTAATGCTGCCAAGGTAGAAGGGGTTGGTAATGCAGCTCGTCGTATGTTCGGAATGGAGCAGCGTGTTGGTGGTGTTCCACTTTCAGAAGCGACTGCGGATTACAAAGCAGCATCTAAACAATTCGGCCACGTCCAAGGTGGTGCTCAAGTAGATGCTCAGATGGCCGCTAAGTATGGCGCAGCCAACGTCGATGCAATCAAAGCTGGAGCTGGCGGCGGAGGTGCCGTCGGTAAGGCTGCTGAGGCAGGTGCCGATGTAGGCAAGATGGCTGGCGCACTTGGCAAAGTGGCTAGCGTGGCGAGCAAAGCTCTTGGTGCAATCGGCATTGCTGGAAGTGTATACTCTGGCGTCGAGAACGCGAAAGCAGGAAATACGAAACTAGCAGCATTGGATGCGTTTTCTGCTACTACAGGTGCCGCAGCACTTACTGCTGGTGCTACTGGTATTGGTGCACCTCTTGCAGCAGGACTCGGTGCAGCATCCATCGTTTCTGGATTGGCATCGGCCATTGGATCGCAGTTTGTATCCAAGGATGACAACGGAATTCAACCAAGCAGCACAGCTACTGGACAGGACTCTAAGTCTAGCAATATGCTGGCCGCCAACAAAGAGTTCGATTATGACAAGTACGTCAAACTCGTTGGACAAAATGAATCCAACAACAACTACGGCAGCGACAACCAAATTGGATTCTTAGGCCGATATCAGTTCGGCAGTTCAGCATTGGAGACTCTTGGATTATTGAAACCAGGGGCATCAGCTGCGTTTGGTGACAGAGGCGGAAATGCTGCTGTATACCACGACGAGGCGTGGGCTAATAATTTGTCACGTGAAAAATTCTTGTCCGATCCAGCACTACAAGACGAGATGATGAAGAAGTACACGTCCGCTCATTACCAGGCATTGGAAAAGGCTGGCGTAGTTAAGCAGGGCATGAAGGGAGAAGATCTTGCATCCCGTCTATATGCTGCTCACCACGGCGGCGTTGGTGGTGCAACGAGGCTATTCCAACAAGGAAAAGACACTGGGGACTTCGCATATGCTGGTTCGTCTGTTGGTGGATCTGCTAACAAGATGCTCGCCCAATATTCAGGCAACGCATCTACTACATCACCTTACACGCAAATGGCGAGTGGGCCTACAGGCAGCGGGTTGACGCCTTCGTCACTGACCAGCCAATCCGCAATGATGAGTCAAACGCTAGCTCAAGCCCAGACTGGATTTGATGCATTGGCTAAGCAGATGTTCGGACAATCACTCAACATCGATATGTCGAAGCACATTACTGGTGCACTCAAGGATGCAGGACAATCTGGTGGAGGATTGGCAGGGTTGATGACAAGCAATCCAAACAACCCGATATCGAAGATGGCATTCAACGCAACCGGTATTCAAACCACATAAAAAAAGGCCCCATAAGGGGCCTTCTCTTTTACTCTTCGCTAGCTAGCTTCTTGAAGAATGCGAGACCTTCGTCGTCCTCATCTTCTTCCCATGCTGGCTTTGCAGCAGCTGGTGGCTTAGGAGCAGCAGCCTTCTCTTGACGAGGTGCTTGTGCGCGTGGTGCGTCATCTTCGTCTTCAGCACGTCGGGTAGACTGAGCTGCAGAACCGTCGAGGTTCAACACACGATACAAACGAGCCTTCAAATCGTCGTAGGACTTGAATTCCGAAGGATCCAAGAACGATTGCAAGGAGAACTCTTGCTTCCATGTAGATTCGAGTTCTTGATCAGTATCGAACAATGGAGCAGCTGCTTCGAATTCGGATTTGTCGTAGTTACGATATCCTTCAACGTTGCGGATCTTCAACTTGAAGTTTGCACCTTCCCACAGATCGAATGGGTTGATTGCAGTCTCATCTTCAAACTCAGGGTGCATAGCGAGGTTGATCTTGTCCCAGATCTTCTTGCCGTACTGGTACAGGAATACCTTACCTTCGTTTTCTGGATGTGCAGGGTCCTTGACAACATAGATGTTGCTGATGTAAGCCAAGCGACGCTTTTGCTTACGGACTTGTTCTTGATTCTCTTTAGAACCTGTTGCCCACAACTGGCTGTTGTACTCAGAGACTGGGTCTTTTTGGCCGAGGGTGGTAAGAGATTTTTCGATGAACCATCCGCCTGGACCTTGGAAGCCGTGATCCCAGATTCGTACGAACGGGATGTCTTCATTTGCTGGTGCTGGGAGGAATCGAATAACGGCGTAACCGTTACCTGCTTTATCTACTTCTGGCTTCCAGAAGCGATTGTCTTCTTTAGCGCCCTGTTGCGGGGCGTTGAGTTTTGTCAACTCTTGGTTGAGCTTCGCGAAGCTGTCACCGCGGTTTTTCTTGAGAGATGAAAAGTCTGTCATAGTATTCTCCATATAGACGTAGTATTAAAAATGTATATTTGTATATTTCACCATTGGCGCATAATGTACAAGTATTTATCTTACTCGATATCGCTAAACTTGTCAATGACGATTTGTTTAGCTTTATTTTTGTCAAACTCAATGAAGGGTTTGTACTTCTTGCAAGTTTTGTAGATCGAAGGCCAGATGACCTTGTCCTCAATCCTTTTATTCCAATGACCGAAAAACTTGCAAAGGTCATTGAGGATGATCAGCGTCTCGATTGAGATCTTCTTGTGGATGTAGAGAGTAAGCAGCGTTGGGTGTTGTCCGTTAGTGACAATCACGTTCTGATCAAATGGATCCTCAATATTATTGAGGTCTTCCTTGAACATATACGTCATTGACTCCTGACGGCCGAGCCACTTCTTGTATCGTGTCTCTGCTTCCTGTTCGTTTGCTATATCGCCAACCCAAAGATCTGGTCCTGACTCAACAATGTTGGCTAGGATGTACTTAGTCGGATCTTTATGGCGTGCTAGCTTTTCAAAAAAGTGTCTGTCGTTTCTATTCTGGAACGTCTGCTTGTTTGCTCGCGTCTTTCCTTGATAACGAAAGTAATCGTATGTGTCGCTATTAAAGTGGTTTTTCAAAGCGATGTACGATTTGTATACATCATAACCAGTCATAATTAAATAGGGAGTGTTGCGGTCTTTGGAAGGTAGTTGTTGTCCTCAGCCGACAATCGTACTTTGACCTTGAGCTTGGTGTTGCTCTTGATCAGGTCTGCAGCAGTCTCGATGTCGATACTGTTCTTTTCACAATAGTACACTACTGCGTCAATATAGTCAAGTCGTTTTTCCTTGACTGTGAGTTCGATTTGTTCAGCGAATGCCTTAGAATCGATCAACCCATTTACTTCAATATCATCTGCCATTATTTAAAAACCAAAAAGCCGAGCAATGCAGCCTGGATTACAAACCCGAGACTGATAGTCGTTGTTATAAGAGTATCTCGTGTCACCAATGCTTTGATGTAAAGCAACAGGAGACCGAACCAAAGGAAAGCTACAACGTCAATGGATGGTAAGTGGTCCGACACACCAGTCAACAATCCTACCAAAGGAGGAATCGTCGCACAGTGGATAAACATTACTGCAAGCCAGCCGATCGTGTCAGCTGAAATGTCCTTGACGTACTTCACTACTGTGTCTTTGATTTCTCGATATGAGTTCATGCTTTGTCCTTGTAGAAAATATGACGACCGATCTGAATAACTTTGTCTTTATTCCATCTTGGATTGACATAGTCAGCGTGGTAGTACAACGCATCCTTTACACTCTTGAGTCGAAACCCTTCGAGTAGAACCATCTTAGCCACTTCTTCGCTTTCAGCATATAAGGGCTTATGTATCGGACGAACTAGGTGATTTGACTCACATAACCAAGAAAACTGACACACGACCTTATTATACGTTGTAGTCTTCTGATGGACAACGCCGCAGACGCTGTTCGGAAACTGACCACTCTCCATTCGGTTGATTGTTACTTGCGCAACAGCAACCTTACCTTCAAACGGCTCGGATGCTGCTTCCCAGTAAATGTTACGTGCAAGGCAGTCGAGTTGTTTTTGAATTTGCCTAGCTGACACTGCAGGAGCATCTGTCGGTGCGGATGCTGCAGCTTCTGTTCTTTGTTGAACTGCGAGGTTCAATGATAGGCCGATAATTAGAATTGCCAAAGAGAACATCGTATACTTAACGACGCGCTCTACTACTGTTGTAGTATTCATTGCTTGATTCTCCGTATTGTTTACCAATGGACGCCTAGTATACTACAACATGGTGTAGATGGCGACATGGCATTACGTAGCACGGCATAGTGCCGTATAGAGGCTGATTAGCTACGTGGTTTGTTGTATACCCTACAAAGTGCAGGGTTCAATTGGATTATGATTATTCCATAGAGCTAGTTGATTCTGTTTCCAAGTTCAACTAGCAAAACTCAGATGGGGCCTATTAGGCAGCCATCAAAAAGCTTTCTTCGTTTGCTTTTACTTTAGTTTGCTTGATTAACGGTCATCGCCTACCGTGTTGCCGTCTCTAATATCTACCCCTGTCGAAACCATGACATCCCCATCAGAAACACTTTATAGTGGGATTCGAACCCACACATTGCTACGGTTTTTTCAGGTAGGTTTAAGCATCCTTCCCTAGCCGTCACGGTATTCCAATTCCCATGCACACAAAGTGTTTTTGGTGGAGATGGCGGGAGTCGAACCCGCGTCCAGAAGTCCTTCGCTTTGAA